AAAAAAGAGAAACAAACCGGAAAGTTTGGCATTGTTGTAGCTCTTACACAAAGAGGATTTCAAACAGGTTGTGTTTTACGTTGTGTATATACAGGTATAGGACGTAATCTAATATGTGAAGCATATGATGAACATAAGAATATTACAACACACGGAGTTCTTATAGAACAACAACGTCCATCTAATTTAAACGGACAATATACTCCACCAAATAAAAATCGAAATTCAGACCCCACTGATATACAAGACATCTTAAACAAAATGAATAGTATTACTGCAGATATGTGTTCAGGTTATTATTCACCATCAAATTATACATCAACGACAATAACACAACCTCAAAGAGTTGTAAGAAAAAAGAGAGTTACAAGGAGTAAATAATGGACTGTATAAGAGTTCGAATTTCTGGCAATTCTCCAGATAGGTTATTGGTAACTATGAACGACTATAAAGAAGGATATGCTTCAAAAATCATATATAAGGATGAAGCCATCAGAATCCGAGACCAATTCACTAAAATAATTGAAAAAATAAAGGATTAATTATGACTCGTCAGCTAGCATCAATACAAAAAATCAGTTCACTTGAAGTTATTCCTGGTGCAGATAAAATAGTCTTAGCTAGTATGCATGGTAATGGATGGAAATGTATAACAGCTATAGATAACGGTATTAAAACCGGGGATCTTGTGATCTATTTTGAGATCGATTCAAGATTACCTATAATTCCAGCCTTCTCCTTTATGGAAAAAAGGCATTACAAGGTCAAAACTTTGAAAATGCGTGGTGTGACATCACAAGGTCTTATCATGCCTTTAAAGGACTTTCCTGCAATCGTAGACCCTATTGAGGGAATGGATGTAACAGACATCATAGGTGTAACTAAGATCGATACAGATGAAGCTGGTGAATGTTCACCTACTGCTAAAAGACAACATCCGATTGATCATTTTCTTTGTAAGTTCAAGTTATATCGTAAGATACGACCTCTTATCTTCAGAAAGAAGGATAAAGGTTGGCCTTCTTGCATTCCTCATACAGATGAAACAAGGGTACAAGCTATCTTCCGTGATCTTGAACCTCATCTTAACTCAGATAAAAAGTGGTATGTTACAACTAAAATTGATGGTTGTCTTGATGAAAATACAATACTTCACACAGATAAAGGACTAAAAACAATAAAAGAAATTTGCGACACTAAATATAAAGGTAAAGTATTTGGTGTAAATCCTACAACTAATAAAATACAATTAACTAGAATTAAAAATACTTTTATAAATGAAAATAAACACGAATGGTATGAAATCACCACAAAAAATGGTAAAATCATAAAAGTTACAGGTAATCATAAGATATATTTACCAAATTCTTACTGTTATCGCAAAGTAGAAGATTTGAAAGAAGGAGATATTTTACTAGAAAACTAGAATTCATTCAATCTTTTTAGTATAATATAGATATACTAAGGAGGTTGATGTGATACTTAAATGTCCGTTTTGTTCTAGAGAACTAAAACCACGAGGAGAAACCTCTCATCTAAGAAGATGTAAAGAAAAAACAAGTACAAATGTTACTGAACTAAAGTATTTATGTATTAAACATAATTATCCTACTTTATGTAATAAAGAAAAATTAGAAGATTTATATATTAATAATAAAAAATCTTTACCAGACTTAAAAAAAGAATACGATATTAATTATTCTTTTACATTATTTTTGCTAAAATATTTTAATATTAAAAAAAGAACTATTAAAGAATCCACAAATCTCAAAGAAACAAGAGACAAATATAAAAATACATGTATAAAAAAATATGGAGTTAAAAATACATTTCAACTACCTACAACTAAAAATACATTACATAAAAAGTATGGTAATGATATAGATAATATATTTCAAGTAAAAGAAATTATTGAAAAAATAAAAACAAGTTTAGATAGTAACCTACTAACAAAATATGGAGTGACACGAACAGAATACTTTTCAAAGGTAATGAAAGATAAATGGAAGAACATTACAGACGAAGAAAAAAATGAATGGCTAAATAAATCATTACTAAACGATAAATGTATTGAAGCAAATTGTAAAAGTGGAGGAATTTATAACTCTTCATTAGAATATTCTATTAGAGAGATTTTACTAAAACTTAATATTCCATTCAGTATAAATTTTGTTATTAAAATTTCAAATAAAAAACGAAGAATCTATGATATATTAATCGATAATAAAATTATTATTGAAGTAAATGGAGATTATTGGCACGCTAATCCAAACATATATAAGGCTGATGATCTTATCAAATTCAATTATGGAATTGAATCAGCAAGAGAAATTTGGGACTACGACAAAGAAAAAAAGAAATTAGCAGAATCTAAAGGATTTAAAGTTGTGTATATTTGGGAAGATGAAATTAAAAATTGTTTTAAAGATAAAAAAAAATTAGAACAACTAATCTTAAAAAAAATGGAGAACTAATATGAAAACGGATGAAATTGTATTCATCAAGAAAATAGAAAACAATTCTAAAAAATATGATATAGAAACATCATTTCATAATTATTTTGCTAACGGTATTTTAGTTCATAATTGTTCTGCGACTTACTATTATAAGAAAGGTATCTTCCGCGATTTCTTTGGAATATACTCCCGCGAATTAAAAAAGAAAGAGGATGATAACTCAAACTGGAGTAAAATCGCGATAAAATATAATCTCAAAAAACAACTCAAAAGTTATGGTGAAACACTTTGGATCCAAGGTGAAATAGCAGGTCCAGGTATACAGAAGAACAGATGCAAGCTCAAAGAACTTGAACTGTTTGTTTTTAACGTATATAACGTCAAACAACACAGATATTTAGATCCTGTTGAGATGGGTCTTGTTTGCACCTTCCTAGGACTGAAAACTGTTCCAGTTGTGAATCATGTTATATCTTTAAAAGACACCACGATTGATAAACTCGTGGAGATGTCGAAAGGCTCCTACGAATCAGGTCCTGATGATCTTAGAGAGGGTATAGTAATCCGAGAGCTAAACGATTTTAGTTTAAACCGGATTAGTTTTAAAGTAATATCGCCTGATTACTTATTAAAATATAACATCTAATATAGGATTTGTATGAAACAAGTAACGGTCATGATTGGAGTAGTCATTTTATTTGCTATAGCGTTCATGAGCTTTATAAGTATTACATCTAATACTCCAAGAAGAATAACATCAGCTAGAACTATATCACAACCTATAGTTCTAGCAAAAACTCCTGAAACAACTACCAATATGCAATAAACTGAACAAGTTACAAAACCACAAGTAAAACGAGTTATGATCGCACGCGAAGACATAGATTGGTTCTGGGGTGAGTGGGATAAACATCAATCTGGTGGTCGTCAAACAATCTACCGTTTTTGGGATTCTATGGAAACAAGATACCCTGAAACAATTAAAGGATGTTGGACTGCCATGACAGAAAATCTTTATAGTCCATATCTACAGGAATATGAATGCGAATAAGACCTGACTCGGCTGTCACCCCCTTCTGCACCCTAAATGGCTGGGTGAGACACAGAAGTCTAACTTGGCTAACCGAACAGGCAAAAAGGCGGAGCACGAACGGACATCCGACGGTATCCTTCCTCTCCGCTAGGACCGTCAACGTCGCCCTGTGTTATTGAGTTTTTGTCAAACTCAGAGGTTTGGAGACTTATACCGTAAAGTCTCCTCCGATTTAACGTTTATATTTTTATAAGGAGACAGTATGAGTGTTTTTGCAATTGAACTTGGTTCTAAGGTAAAGAGCAGTATTTCTGGTTTCGAAGGAACTGTTACCTGCCGTTCAGAACATCTTAATGGTTGTAATCGTTATTGGATTACACCCCATGATAGACAAGGAAGGTAAGCTTCCTGAGGGTTATTGGCTAGACGAAAATGAAATTAAAGTTATTGGTAAACCAAAAACCAAACGAGCAAACCAAGACAGAGGTGGATTTCCATCAAGGATTAAATAATTTAAATAAAATTTTAATTAGTTGTTTAATCTGATTCTATGGCGTGAATCTGCAGAGGTTCGTAAGCGGAATCATATAAAGCTACCTGATTAGATATTAATATGCCCTTCGGGGTTAGTGTATTGTCCTATCAGTGTCTCATGGGAAACCCAAAGTAATAGGATATTATGATTGAGTTCATAATAACTGGGGACAGGCTGTCACGGCCACAATATTTTAAATTCGGCGGAAATAACCGCCAATAGAATCCGACTCTTACCTGGTATTGTGGAGGATTAGCTAGACATAGAGACCTAGGGAACGGTCTAGCATGGCAACGCCAAAGAGACAAATCCAGGAAGGTGTTTCGTGTATAATCTACGTGACTTCAGCCAGTAGAACTCGTAGAACGTCTTTAAATTAAAACGGAAGTAACTGGCACAATTTTGTGTCATTTTAAAGTGTCTGATGTTTAATTTTATTCCCGTAGCTCAATTGGATTAGAGCTTTTGCCTACGAAGCAAAATGTTGGGAGTTCAAATCTCTCCGGGAATGTAGATTTTGTCCCCTTAGCTCAGCTAGATAGAGCAAAACACTTCTAATGTTTAGGTCGGGAGTGCAAACCTCTCAGGGGATGTTGAATTTTTAGTCTCATATTTAAACTTAAAAGGAGGACCTAATGGGTCAGTTACACGAACTTATCGCCGTTGAAGGCGATGCAAAGAACACAGCAGTGAAGATTCTCGCCGAAACACAACACACATTCGCAACAAAGAAGGATCACTTTGTTGGATCCGCCAAGACATACAATCCTTTCAATGACGCTGACAGGGACAGACCTGAAGCAGAAGTAAAACCGATTGTTACAACTGTCGGTGCTAAACTCAAGTATACGATGCCATACATTGTCAAACATATGGACATCATTCTGCAAAAGGAACGGACCAATGCTGTTGCCAAGGCCAATCTTTTGGTAGATGATGGCTCTGGTAAAGACGTTGAAATTGCAAAGGATCTTCCTGTTACAGCTCTCGTCCAGTATGAAAAGATCCTCACGTCATTGCGTGGAGTCTTGGAAAACATCCCTACATTAGATCCTCTCCACAAGTGGAAGAAAGACGAACAGGAAGGCATCTACAAGACAGAAGAATTCAAACGTGTCAGAACAAGGAAGATGCAGAAACCGATTACTCTTGCTGAAGCAACTGACAAACATCCAGCCCAAGCCCAACTCATCACTACCGATGAACCTGTAGGTGAGTTCAAGGAGGTTCTTACAGCTGGTTCTCTTTCTCCTTTGGAGAAGTCACAGATGTTGGCTCGATGTGATACTCTTATTGAAGGTGTCAAACGTGCTAGGTCCAGAGCCAATAAGACCGAAACGGATACTTCCAAGATCGGCCAAACTCTGATCAATTTGATAATCAACTAAATTTGGACGTTATTTTATTCAGACTTAGGCTTATAGTCAGATTTAAGCTTAAACACTTGAACGTCCCAGACTCAATCTGAACCGTATACTTCTGACTGGTTAGTAAGGAAAACTATGCCGCACGTCGGTTCGAATCCGACCTTCCCATCAGTGATCATCTATTGGTGGTTATCGATGGGAAGTTGACTAGTGGCAAGTCAGGTATTTTAAACTTTTCCGAACTGAATTGGTTAGATATATATATATGAATTACCGTAAGGTAATAAACATGATTGCCGTTAGCTTATTTTAGGATAAAGATTTGCTGACAATCAGCAGGGGTTCCTCCACCAACATGGGGGGGCCCTTGCCTTTATTTCGAGTATTATGGGGTGAAAGTGGTAAAACATAAATAACTCCACCATTTATAAATAGGATATATCATGATAAATTTCGTTGTCTTTTGTATTTTTGCTATCGCGATATTGTACGAGGCAAAAATACTTGCAAAGCCAGACAGATTAGCATGGATATATAGAATATCCAAACGAAAGAGTTCTGGGGAAGATGTGTTATCATCAATTCAAGTAGGTATATTCAATTTGTTTTATATGTTTGCAACTTTATATGGATTATATCATTACCCCTTTCCCATTAAAAATACCAATGATTATTTTATTAACATTTTCTATATTAGCCGCAATAATTCATAAAAAAGAAAGACTCACTTATATTATGGTTGACGCTCTTTTTTCTTTCCTATCAAATATAGCCATAGTTATTATGTTAAGTTTAAAAATAATGGGCTTGTAACTCAGTTGGATTAGAGTACATTCTTTTTAAGAATGGAGTCGAAAGTTCGAATCTTTCCAGGCCCATAAATTAAGGAGTTCTTATGCCAAGTATAGATTCCAAAAGATCAATCAATGAGTATCTCCAAGCCTTAACTCAATCGAGAAAGACTTGGGATCTCGTACGAATCAACAAAAAATCTTCTCATCTTGGCACTATCAGAACCTTTTGTTTAAAAGATCATCCGAATAAAGCACTTGTCTTTTTCACTGTGAATGACAAATTCACATCAGCTTCAATTATATCAGAAGAAGAACAAATTCGATTTGGCTTAAAAAAACATTTAAACCAAAGAGGATTAAGTCTGATGAGATACAGTTAACGGCGGGTCTATAAAATATTCTTACCTAAAGGTTGGATACATAAACCAAGTATCCTTCGGACCTTTAGTTCAGTCGATTAAAACATTAATATTTAACATAGGAGACAATATGGGCGGAGGAAAAGACGCAAAGTATTCAAGCTTCGAAGAACAAGAAGTAGCGGAAGAAGCAGCAAAAACAAACGACTCAACTGTAGTTGAACCAGTTGCAAATCCAACTGTAACACCAGAACAAACCGATACATGTGAATGTAAAGGTTGTCCCGATTGTGAATCAGAGAAAGGTAAGGTATAACATGGGTGGCGGAAGTTATTCAAGTCTTTCACGTACAGTGAGAGCAACATCTCTCGGTTATGATACAAAATCAGCCAGAGAGATCTTCACAGCGGCAACAATCAACAGTGCAATGAATCCCTATGGGGTCCAGCTTCGCGAAGCAAGAGATTCTATAGAACATCCAGAAAGTTTCGCGATTATTCTAGCTTTAGATCTTACAGGATCGATGGGATCAGTTCCTCACTATTTAGTAAGAGAAGGTCTTCCCAAGATCATGCAGACCATCATTGATGGTGGTATTCTACATCCACAGTTGCTGTTTCTCGGCGTCGGCGACCACGAATGCGATCGTGCACCCTTACAGGTTGGACAGTTCGAGTCCAGTGATGCTCTTTTGGATAAGTGGCTCACTGATGTCTACCTTGAAGGTGGTGGTGGTGGAAATGCTGGTGAAAGTTACCACCTTGCGTGGTATTTCGCGTCGAAACATACAGCCATTGACTGTTTTGAGAAACGAGCCAAGAAGGGTATTCTCTTCACGATAGGTGATGAACCTGTTCTTTCTAACCTTTCAAAAGATGTTATCAAGAAAATCATGGGTGACGGCCAATATGAAGATTATACGGCTGCACAACTTCTTGCAACTGCCCGTGAAAAGTATAACGTCTATCACATCCATAACGAAGATTCCCGTAGTGGACGTGGTGTTGCTGAAAGTTGGAGAGTTCTTATGGGTAACGATAATGTTCTTATTGCTCCAAGACATCAGAATATTGTTGGTCTCATTTCGAGAACGACAATAGCTGTAGCACAGGAATCGGCTATGCCTATTAACATCACAGCAACGATGTAATTGGTCATGAATAAAAAGTTTCTCAAAAGAATAAAAGACTTAAACAAAGATCATTCACCTGAAGGATGGCCTGCTATCCAGATGAAAGATATAAATAGATTAGTAAGAATTATTGAAGAACAACAGATTAATATCAAATACTTAGAAAGCTTAAGATGAAAAACCTAGCCGTAATTGGGGCTGGATTTGGTGACTGTGCGAAAGGTGTCGTAACAGACTACCTTTGCTCTCAGTATCCTGATGCTATCGTTACACGATTTAGTGGTGGTCATCAAGCGGGACATACTGTTGTACATAATGGCATTCGCCATGTTTTCTCCAATTTCGGCTCAGGTAGCTTTCGAGGTAATATTACCTATTGGTCTCGACTATGCACGGTTGATCCAGTAGGTATTACGAACGAATTAAAAGTTCTACGTAAGAAAGGTATTGAACCTACTCTATATCTTGATCCAAGATGTCCTATTACTACTCCGTATGATAAATGGACTAATACTCAAAACTCCTGGAACAGAAAAAATGGTACGTGTGGTGTAGGTTTTGGTAAAACCATTGAACGCGAAGAACAACATTATTCACTTCTTGTAGGTGATCTTCTTTACCCAAAGATCTTCGAAACTAAGTTAGAGTTGATAAGAAAAAAATACTTACAAGAATTCGCTGAATACGACAAAGATTTCCTACCAACTTGTTATCTCTTACTTGAAGAAAAACAGATTCGCATCGAATTAATGAAATGGGATAGAGATATCAATCGAGTTGAATCAGTTAATATCTTTGAAGGATCTCAGGGTTTAATGCTCGATCAAGACATAGGATTCTTTCCACATGTTACTCGTGGTAACTGTGGTATGACAAATTTAAAAAAGCTGGAAGTGACCGATCCAGAAATATATCTTGTAACCCGTTGTTACCAAACACGCCATGGTAATGGTCCTATGACTAATGAAGATCTTAAAGAACATATCATACACGACCCAAATGAAACCAATGTAACTCACAAATACCAAGGTGAATTTCGCGTGTCGATGTTAGATGCAGATCTTCTTAGATACGCAATACAGAAAGATGATATTAAAGATTTTACTTTAGTTATAACCTGTTTCGAACATGTCACGAGTTATGTATATACTTCAGCCGGAAATAAATATGTTTACCCAGATGCAGAAATATTTGCTAAATGCTTAAGTAAGGAACTTGGAGCAAAAAACTTTTTATGTTTCAAAAACCATAAAGTTATAGAGTTTAAATGAAATACCTTTTAATTCTTATTATTCTTTTAATAGGTTGTGTAAAAAACCTACAAGAGAACAGAAACATTATCAGGAACAAAGGATGCAGTGGGACACTACATCTCATTTATGTGTTATTATACAGACTGAGATGTATAAAGCAAGATTTCCTATAGCCTTTGTACGATGTCTAGATGATAATGGTATATATAGAATCAGAAGTTTTCTTGGACAAGAAGATGATACAACATATGTTTCTGGTAACAAGTTAAATAAATACAATCGACAAAATTAACCTCCGGGTGGTGGAACTGGCATACACAACGGACTGATTCTCCACAATTATACTTGAATTGTGTCTTCCAACAAAGTATAATATCTATGGAGGTATTATATGAAGAAGGAAGATAAACTCTGTATTGATTGTGGAAAAAAAGGTGTTCATGAAAGAAAAAGATGTCTAGAACACTCTAGAACCTACAATACAGAAAGAGCAAGAATCAGATACCAGAAAGTAGGAAGACATTACTTTGGTATATCAAAATGTTCTATCTGTAAGAAAGACATGAAGATTTGGAGAATTGGCCAAGTATCTCATGCAAAATGCAGACCAAGTAAGATTCATAAAAATGATCCTATTAGGCAGCATGGAAGATACGAAGCAAGAAAGATTATAGATCAACTTGGTATTACAACTCCAAAAGGATTTGTAACACATCATCTAGACTATAATCCAACAAACAATGAACCAAATAATCTAAGTCTAATGGATCGTAGATCACATGGAGCTCTACATAGACATATCGAACATCATTGGTCGCTATGGTTGAAAAATCATAGTAGTAATTCCGAAAATTGCTGGAATATCCTAAGAGATCACTTAACTACAGCATGGTTTGAAAAAACGAGTGCGAAGGTTATAAAAATAAGTGATATTGGACAATCAGCAGCCGAGCCTCTTTCAAATGAGGAAGGTTCAGAGACTACGCCCGGAAAGCCTAACTCGAAAGATACGGCTAAGATATAGTCCAAACTCAAACTCGTAAGAGGCTTACGAAAGTAAGATGAGTAAGTAAAATCCGTTGCCCTTAAGGGCTTGTGAGTTCAAATCTCACCCCGGAGACTGTTTAAATTATATGAAACCACATCTAAAAATATTAAAGTTTTTATTTCCTAAAGCTTGGAAAGAAGCCACCTATAAAGAAATACGGGACACCAAACGTTTCGTACTTCGATTAAAAGAATTAGGTGCTCCATCATCCTTCATGGATAGATGGGAAAAACATATCAAAACACTTGAGAATGAAGTAAAGGAGTTACGATGAAAACATTTTGTCAAATCTGGGATTTTCTCATGGGTTATACTTTTGCGTGGTTACTATTATGTACAGGTGTTATACTTACAGTATTTACATCTGTATCAATCGCGAAAGTTTTTTTTGTCATTGGTACTGCAATGTTAATAGCAAACTGTATTGGTACTCTCCAAAGATTGGAGATGCTTATACAAGTTCTCAAAACATATAAAATAGAGGTAATTGATGATAAAATACAAAGTGAGGATAAAGATAAGACCAGCAGCAGTACTGGAGAATCCGCGTAACGCTGAGGTTTACGTAGTAACTAGCCTTATGTTCAAACGTCCACTCTCAGAGAAACAAATGAAAGAGTGGAAAGGGAAAATCTTGGGTATGAATACCAATGATTACGCTAGTGTTCATATGACTAGAATAAGGAATAAAAATGAAAAGTAAAATCTTTCCAACACTTTATGGTACAGGTTCAACAGGTCGCACTAAACTTATTAATATACGCGTAGATGAACGTGCTAAAGATGTTCTTATTACCATGGAACACGGTCTTGAAGGTAAGAAACAAGCAGTTAATCACAGAGAGATTACTGTTGGTTTGAATATCGGCAAGAAAAATGAAACAACTCCATTTGATCAAGCCGTATCTGATGCTCAATCTAAGTGGAATAAGAAGAAGGATGAAGGATATACCGAGACTAAGAAGGCTCAGAAGACACAGAAGTTACTGCTTCCTATGCTTGCTCTTAAGTATATTGAACGTAAACATGATATTAAGTTTCCTTGCTACGTGCAGCCAAAGTTTAACGGAGTGCGTTGCATCTATACAGATCACACCTTTAATTCTCGTGGCGGTAAACTTTTTACTACTCTTGATCAATTTGATGAAGAATGTTCAATCTTTGAAGCTGAAGTACAATCACCTTTAGACGGCGAAGTATATTGTCATAATGAAATATCTTTTCAGGATATAGTTGCAGCTGTTAAGAAAACAAGAGAACCTTTCAGACTTAAATATTATATTTATGATTTGGCAAATGAAGGTCTTCCTTTTGAAACTAGAACAAGACTTATAAAAGAATTTTTCGATAAAATGGAAAATCCTCAGTATTTAGTTCGTGTTCCAACATATGAAGTCAAGAATGAAGCTGAGATCATTAAGTATCATGAACAATTTGTTCAAGATGGATACGAAGGAATAATGATAAGAAATAAAGAAGGTGAATACGAATTCAAACACCGTTCAAAAAATCTCCAAAAGTGGAAGAATTTTGATGACGATGAATTTGAAATTATAGGTGGCAAAGAAGCAACCGGAAATGATAAAGGTACAATCGTATTCCAACTTATTACCAAAGAAGGCAAAGAATTTGAAGCAAGGCCAAAAGGATCCCGTCAACAGCGAAAAGAATGGTTTCAAAATTTACAAGAATTAGTGGGAAAAAAAGCCATAATTAGATTTCAACAAAAAACTAATGAAGGTATACCAAGATTTCCAGTTTTAATAGAAATTAGAGATTACGAATAAACTTCTCGTAGATTATAAATCTACGAGAAGTTTTATTTCAATAATAGTATAATATAGGAGAAAGGAAATCCTATATTATGATTAAATTAGACCTAAAAGGACAAAAATTTGGTAAATTAACTGTTATTCGAGAAAACGGGAAAATATCAAATAAGATATCGTGGCTATGCAAATGCGAATGCGGTAATTCAAAAACAATCATTGGAGCATATCTTCAAACAGGAAGCTGTCAAAATTGCGGGTGTGAGAAAAAAAATATACATATACTGAATTAACAACAACATGTAAAATGTGTGGTATATCATTTTCTCATAAAAGAGGTCCTATTCTAAAAACATGTAGTGATAAATGTCATAGAAAATACAATAGAATATATAGACAAGCACATGATAAAAAAAGTTTCGAACACGTTCTAAAATTTCTTGCAAGAAAAATTAGATCAAGATCTAAATATAGACGCAATGAAATATGTGATGTAAAATATGAATTTTTATCAAAATTATTTAAAGAACAAAAAGGAAAGTGTATAATTACAAAAATTCCATTTCAAATAAGTCCAAACGCAAAAGAAATGAGTCCGTGGGCTATATCTATTGATCGAAAAGATAATTCTAAAGGGTATCAGAAAGATAATATACAACTTGTATGCATGATGTATAATTTTTGTAAACATACATGGACGCATGAAGACGTAATAAAATTTAGCAAAACTATCTTAAATAATATTCGTGGAGATAATCAATAATGGAAGTACTAATAACTAAAGGTACAAACGTGTAGGTGAAACTTATAGTGTCCATTATATTAAGGAGATAGAAACAAAATTACCTGTAATCTCATATGCTCCAACAACACATATTCATATAGTTAAAAGTAAATTTTATATAATTATGATTGATAATAAAGAAACTGCTTTAGACCTAGATGATTGTGAGATAGTTCAACCTATAAATATTCTTAACTTAGTCTGAGGATCTATGTCAACAATAACATCTAAACGTCAACTCATTGACCTTATAGAGAAGAACATTATTGAATATAGATCTAAAGGTCCGTGGGTAAGTATTAAACGTAATAAGCATCTTATTGGTTATAAAGATGGAGAAGATGCCTATACACCTATCACTATTGTAGATATGGTATTGGTCGATCTTGTTAACTATATAGCCACTTACCAAGGTCTTGATGAAGCTTTCACTCGTCAAAATTTAATTGATGGTCAGATAACACAACGTAATATACAAACTAAACCAGATAATATAATAGATTTAAACTTATAACGGGCGGGTGGCTGAGTTGGTCGAAAGCAACGGACTGTAAATCCGTCGGCCCTTGTGGTCCTCGAAGGTTCGAGTCCTTCCCTGCCCAAAATTTTATTATGATTACAGATGACAATAACATGAATGCCAACAGACAGATTGGCGAATGTTTGGACAAGGGATATACTCTTGTTAAAATTACTGTAACAAAATATTACGCACTTACAAATGAACCAGATGATCCTCCTTGGTCACAGGGAGATATTTTCGCTTATTTATATAGAAAATACGACGAAAAACGAGACCTTCTATATCAACATTATAATTTTAACACGGCAGAAATAGAAGAAAGTATTGAAGATCCAGTTAAACCATTTGGAGATATATGTCCTTCACCTACGAATTCGAAAGAGCTTCCAACTCAGTCGATATAATTATTATCAACCACAAGTTGGAAGTTCTATTAATAAAACGTGGACATGAACCTGGTAAAGATTTATGGGCTCTTCCAGGTGGGCATATAAACCCTCGAGAAGAACCAATTGAAGCTGCAAGAAGAGAACTTGAAGAGGAGACTGATCTTATTGGAGTTCCACTTACATTATTCGATGTAAGAAATGGTGAGGATTCAAGAGGTTGGTATGTTAAGACTATATATCATAGTAACTTACGTCCACTTCGAGGTCTCTATGCAGGTATAAAAGCAGGAGATGATGCTGTTGATTTTAAATGGGAAGATTTAAAAAAATGCGGATACCCCCAATCAAGAAAGTTCTTGTATGTTGATCATCAGAGGATATTAGCCGATTTCTACATGTGTAAATATATAAATTAGCGGGTATGCTGGAATCGCAGACAATCAAGCCTTAGAAGCTTGTGAGCGTAAGCTCGTACAGGTTCAAGTCCTGTTACCCGCAAAATAAATTTAAAGAAATACATAAATGACAAAAAGACAACAAGAAAAACAAGTCCTTGATAGAATTAAAGAATACAAAGGATTCACTATCTTCTGGGCTACAGAATATCAGCAACGAGCGTTTGCAGTACAAAGACTACAAGATAGAGGTAGGATAATAAGACATCAGAAAGCTAAATGGGATCACTATCCGTGGATGGTATTTACTATAAGGAAATCAAATGAACACTAAAAAACTAAATCAAGGTGAACGACATCTCTTTGAATATAAGTATCAAATGAGTGGCGGATTCTTCACCAAGTTATTTGATTGTATATTTCACGCTGATGTGGGAAATGAAGCTAAGTTATCTTTAGCTTTTCCAGAAGAAGTAGAAGCTGTAAAACGATATCAAAATGAATCTGGATATTGGGACAAATTAGAAAAAACTTATAAAGAAAGCGAAGATCAGTAGTTCAGTTGGTTTAGAGCAGTGTCCTGATAAGGTAAAGGTTCGGAAGTTCAAATTTTCCCCGATCTATTAAATTATGTCAAACATATCAAAAATACTAAATGAGGAGTTTAGAACATGGCTACTGAAACAACCGAAAATAAAAACAATGATCAAGGATACACAGTCAACGATAGACGAGGTATTGAAAAACCAACAGAAGTCTGTCGAGTCTGTGGATCAGGTGAGGTCCATACAACAGAGTATAATAACCCCACTATGAAGTGTGTGGACTTCTTTCGCAAAACCATTTCTGACTTAACTAATCGTCTTCATCAATTGGTGGATAAATGATAGTTTTAATCTGTGATGAATTTGATATGATATCAGACGATGAAGCACATGTAGGATTAAGTATTTTTAGCCATTAATGGTTATATTCGCAATAGCTATGAGTGGTATATCTACTTAAAGGTATATTATATATTTTCACAATATTAAATTAACAAAATAAAGAGTCATATTATAAATTATGCCAAGATCAAAAACTATATTCGATTATACCGTACAATACGGTACTAGGCGTCATACTTATACCATAAAACGATTTGGTACTTTGAAACACTATTGTGAGCGAAGAGCTGTAGAAAGTATTGTAGTTCACGATATAGTTCCTGTTTTTACTGGGGAAACCATTGAAGAAGTAGAAGCATTTTTAAATACTCGTAGTAAGAAAACAAGAGATAAGAAACCATATAAAGCTAATCCAGACTCAGTAGTAAACGTATTTATATAAACAATTTCTACATTCATGAAGTATAATATCTAAAGAATGTAAGAAAACAAACCAAGGAGAAAATAATGGCAAATCATGAGATGATTCAGTATTTCCGAGGCGACGGAAATCACCCAATTGGAGCAATGGTTGCTATCTATGACGAAATAGCTAATACAGTACGTATTGGTTGGAGCAAGTGTAATAAGAAGGATACGTTCGTAAGAGATCGTGCTCTTACTGTAGCACGTAAACGTACCGAAGCTGGATCCATCCTTAACATTCCATCTAGCCGTCAGTTCATAAAACATGAGACAAGACTGATTGAAGATGCAGAGAATATAGGTTTCTTCTTCGATCTTCCAATGGAAGTTGTCATACCTTCTTTACCTGAACAGTACGAAATCTTTGTTAAAAGAGTAGTTACCTACTTCAAATCCGTACCAGTAGAAAACTTCTACGTTTGCGGACCTGAAGATGATATGACTGCTATTGTTATCAAAGATGCTCGAGAAGCTGACATTGAACGTCAGAGTATCAAAGCTGGAAAGTAATCAGTTTGGAGGAATAGCCTAATGGCAAGGCAGTAGATTACTAATCTACCGACGAATTTAAAACTCGTCTTATCGGTTCGAGTCCGGTTTCCTCCTCTATATCATACGGAAGGGTGGCAGAGTCTGATTTATTGCACTAGTCTTGAAAACTAGTAGGGTTAACAGCCCTCGTAGGTTTAAATCCTACTCCTTCCACCAATTTATATGCAAACAGGTGAAATTTATAATTTTGCCCTACATCATTACGAAGGTGGAGAAGATCTTCTCGGAAAAGAAGCTCGCATAAAGAATGTTAGAACCTGCACTATGATTTGTTCGCATAAAGAAAACTGTGATAATCAACGTATAGTTTATTCCGTAGGAGGCTTATGTTATGAGTACGATGAGTGCTGCGTACTCTTTAAGAGAACAACAAGACCTGCAATGATGAATCCAGATAATCTTTTTGAGGTTTTTTAATGTTAGTTCATGACTATCACATCTCTTGAGAATCACTTTGGTCAATACGTATGGGTTCACCGTAAGGGTGCTACCTCGCTCGTAAAGATACAGTTGGTATCATCCCTGGAAGTCAAGGGACCAAATCATATATCGTTTGCGGGAAAGAGAACCCAGACTCTTTCAACTCTTGTTCACATGGAGCAGGAAGAAAAATGGGAAGAAAAGAAGCTTCACGAACCTTGAATCTAGCTGAAGAAATCAAGATACTAGATGATCAGGGTATCATTCATGGGATTCGGAATGTTTCAGACCTTGATGAAGCAGCGGGAGCTTACAAAAACGTGGAAGAAGTTATGGCATCCCAGACTGATTTAGTTGAGATCATAGAAGAACTCATACCCTTAGCCGTTATCAAATCATAATAAGGATAATATATGTGGATTAAAGTAGAAAATCCATCTGATGAATTAGTAGAAGAGATATGGAAGAAAGAGAATGATGATATCGGCATGTGTCCTGATTGTGGTGTTGCAGTTGATGAACAGCACCTAGAAAACTGCGATGTTGCTAGATGTTTAAAATGTGGAGACCAAAGACTTAGTTGTAATTGTGAAGAAGGAGAAGGAGATATTTGGACTGGAATCTGGCCAGGAATCGAGATTGCGTATAAACATAAGTTAGTATGCCAATGGAAAAATTCAGACAGAACACTTGAAAAACCATCTTTCGATTTAAATGAAGTAGCAAGAATGAGAATAACTATATAATGATATTATGTTTGTAGATTCGGCTATATTCACCGAACCGCGTTCAGAATCAGAAAGGAAACCAGTATGCAAGCTTTCCAAGTCGAAATCCAAGCGAAAGATGAAATAGCTCCTATTATCGAGAGAATGGTTAAAAACTATAAGGGTTTGTTACCATTCCAATCTGATTCAGGATCAGGTGAAAAAGGAGAGGCTTGGATTCGTTGTTATACCATTGACGAAAATGAGTTCCAGGTTTTTTTACATACCGAATTCCTAAAACTGATTCCAATCGTAGAAGTCATAAAAGATGGAGATGTAAATCTTCTTGTTTGGCCAACAAAACATACTTCTACTGCTCTTAAAACAATCGAAGCTATAAACGCCATGCCAGCCATATAGGGATGTAGTTCAGCTGGTAGAGCATCACCTTTTGGAAATATCTTTTATATCTAATATACCATGATCAAATTCCCAGTGATGATTTAGACACAAAACAAGATTATTTTCAGGAGAATTAATTTCTCCAAGTGTTGTATCCAATGAAAAACTACGAATAGGTTTAATATGACAAAGATCAATATGTTTGTCATAATTACATTTTTGACATGGTAATTTAGTTAGATTTTTATTCCAACTACGATTGTATGTATTAACGTATGTACTTTTATAAGCTGAATAACCATACTTTCTTCCTTTAACTTGAGCTTCTCTAAGAGTCATCTTCTTTGTACGTTCAGTCATAGAAGACCAAAATTTTCGACATATTGGACATATTCTTGATTTTTGATTGAGTTCATTAGAGTTAAGGACTATGACGTTCAGACTGTTGACGGTTCAACATTACAGCACGACGAAGTAGGTCCTTATGTCTTACATGAATTTAAAAGGAGTATCAATGGCAACTAAGAAGAAAAAGAAGAATGGAAGTTTTCAACTCAGTGCTGACTTTCAACGTCTCTGTGAGATAGCAAACGTACCATTCAAAACTACAAAAGAAGCTAAAGACTTCTTCAAAGGAATGGTATATACTGCAATTGCAGAGTGGATGAAATCCGACGAAAAAAGAACTACGGAAGACGAGATTATCTTAATTGATACTCTTGCTGTTCTTGGATATGTTATTCTATGACCAACATGATAGTTACATGTAAGTGTGGTCGTACTCTCAAGTTACAATCATCTTACAATTGGAAGATACGTTATATTTCAGTATCTTGTGATTGTGGACTTGGATTAGTCATAAATACTGAAGGATCAATTGAGAAAATCTTCGACCTTTCTCCAACTATTAGAAAGAGTACCAATGGAAAAGAAAACAATCAAGAGATCCAAAAAGACATTTCTGATTACAAAAAAACCTGTAATTTTGGCGTCTAATTCAACTAAGGTCAATGCCATTCAATGTTTACATTGTCATGATATCATATATAGTTGTGTAGATCACGATTATCATCCCTGTTCTTGTGGTGCCGTAGCTATAGACGGAGGTTTTGACTACATCCGAGTTACAGGTGATCCGAGTAAGATTTTGAGTCTTATCATTCATATTCCTGTATCCAAAGAAGAATTGTATAACGATTGGAATACCTTAGATAAACCAAGGAGATATGGATGTATAAAGGTTTAACATTAACTATTCTTATAATATTGGCTATAATTCTATGCATCAATTTTATGACCAATTTAGGTTTACTCCAGATAAGAGGTCAGATCATCGAACTTCAAATTCCAAAATATGTAGTATCTAAAGAACCAGAAAGAATATCTACTACATTGATAAAAACATATCCATATTTAAAAATATGGGGTCCAGACGTTATATTCTATTGGTCTGGTATTATTTACGACCAATGTGAGAAGAGACGAATAGACTGGCGAGTCGTTTGTGCAAAAATTCATTGTGAATCAGGATTTAATCCTAAGGCTATATCTGAGATGGAGGCTAAAGGTATTGCACAAGTCCTTGATTCTACAGCATCTGCTATATGTCGAAGAACAGCTATGACTTTTATTCCTGATGTGACATTGATGAATGATGTAGCTGGTATGCTTATTGGCATCAACTATTTAGATCAAGGCATTAAGAAAGAACAGTCTATAGAAAAAGGTTTGAAGTATTATTATGCAGGACCAGGTTGGAGAAAGAATATAAAACAGGGGCCTATTAATGACTACGCAAAAACAGTCCTCAGCGAAGTTAATCGAATTGGAAAAGTGTATGAAGAGTTGTATCCCGTCGAAAAAAGTTTTTTTCTTCGATGAGGAAACAAAAACTCATTATGAGATCGAAGACATTACATGGGTTGATGATAAACTCTATATTATAGGTGGAAAAAATCACAATGGACTCGAACTTCCAAGGAATTATCCCATCAATCACAATGAATCAGACAAATGTACCGAAAACGTGTTCTAAATGTGGACAGACAACCTTATTTAACGTTGAATGTTCCGCATGTCTAGCTCGCGAAGCTGAACTGGTAGAGAGAAACTATCTTTTAAAAGATATTTTCCAGAAAATAAAACAGCTAGACTACTTAGAACATACCATTGGATATCAATGTTCCAATGAAGAACTAAAAAACCTGAAGTATCTTCTAGGAAAATACATCAAACCAAGTAAAAGAGAAATTGAAGCAAAAGAAAAGTTAAATCAAAGGAGTAACAAATGACAGACAAGAAACTTACAGTAAATTCTCTTCTATGCTATCAAAAGGCATTGAAGATGAGAAAAGGTGAACTCGAGAACGTACGTTCGTCCACTACCCAGTGTACGAGACGAATCGACGTTGCTAATAACGAGACCATAGAGGAACTACTCTATGATATCAAGAAAGTGGACAAGAAGATCATTCAGCTCAATAAGGCTTTATTCAAGATCGACGACGAAATAAAGCGGTCAAACACTTCAACAACAGTCGAACTCCAAATAGATTTCGACGACTTAATGTCTGAGATCAGCGAGTAAAGCAATTAGTGTTGGAATAGATAGATAGCCAGGTCTTCTCCTATTGGTGAAGTTACTGGTTATTGACAAGTAAAATCCTTATGATGTGCGAAAGCACAACTATTATAAAACAACTCTATCCTGCGAAATAATACTTTGTTAAACATAAAAGCAGGTGGTTCTTGTTGATTATTAGTTATTATTCGTTATTACTATACAAACTTTTTATTTCTATTCCTTCGCTTTTTTAAGGAGTTGCGATGCCACGTTACAAAGTAGTTGAGAAAAAGTTGGGTAAAATAACTGAAGTTACGGCTTTCAGTCAGAAACAGGCTTTATACAAGCTAGCTCTTGAAAAGAGCAAAGACAAACGTGAAGCTGGAAAGCTTTACGCTGCTATGCTTAAGTCACATGAAGCTGTAATTGTTAATGATCCTAATCAATTGGAATTCTTTTGAAAAAGTTCTTTCGCAAACTCGTACTTAAGATTACTTTCAGACTCCTTAAGAGCCGATTTGGGGATCGACTTACAAGTAAGTTAGACCTCGAAGCTCAGATACTTTCCAAAGGGAACGTTGTCTTTAGTAAAAAACTTGAGAAGGACGATCTGATTAAGATCTTTGAACACGAAATTCTGGAGATCAAATGAAATTATCAGGAATTAATTATCATCGCCATGTTTCTACGGAAAGTAATCCTGAGAATCTTCAGGTTATTAAAACCGTTATAGATGATCTTAATAAGACAGACGTTATAGCTTTATTTCCATCGTTATCTATTGGAGAAGATAGAATCTATTTTCTTCGAGATAAAACACCAACTTTGCTCAACTCACGAATAGTTCTCAAAACAGGCTATCAAAGCCTCCTGGGAAGGCTTGGGATCCCATTTCGTGTTGTGGATAATACTCCATCATGGATAGAAATTCCACTCGTTAACGGAAAAATAACATGGATGGCTCAATGTTCAGCACAACAGAACGTTACTATCCGTATGATTAATAACGAGATACGTGCAGTTCTTTCAAATTCATATACAGCCATAGACGATAAAGAAATCATCAATCTTATGGAAAGATTATTCCTTCCACAAATAAGAGAAATACAATTTACATGTTCTAGTAGTGATTCTAATACTAGAATTCTGACACGAGAACAGTTTGAAGCAGAATGCAACGGATATACTACTTCTATGTTCTTGTACATAAGTAACAGTGAAATAGGTGATGCTTCTGTAAGATGCGGCATTGGTATGACAATCCAGAATACCGATCGCACACTTAGTTTCCAATTCGTAAGAGATACAAGAACATTGGGAAGAGTGATTCATCGTGGTGAAGCTATTAAAAGACTTGAAAAAGAAGTAACTAACCTCTTTGCAAAAACTTCTGACAATTGGAATCTAATCCAAAATGCTTTAAGAACAATGTCTAATGTCACCGTTGATCAAATACCAACTTTAGAACAGAAGATGATCAAGACATTAGAATCAATGCCAGAATTTAAAGTTTGGAAAACACAATATGATGAGATAAGAAAAACAACAGTAGTTCACAACATGTTTGATCTTATCTATGTTATGTCTTCTATTCCATATAAAGATGAGAGTTTCAATAATGTAGTTGAGGAGATCGTATTTGGACGCTTTTTCTAATCTTGTTTTGGGTAAATGCATAGGTACAAAATCTTCAATTAAACCTACAGCATTTGTAAATCTAAACGACATTTTAGAAGGTGGTTTCCCCACTGGTAGATTAGTAGAAATCTATGGTCGTAGTCAGATTGGAAAATCATCTTTAGCCATATCTTTATTTCCAAACGATTTAATCGTTTATATAGATTTAGCTCGTAAACTCTGTGCAGATTATATTACTTCTAATGTTATGATGTCTCCAACAGTAAACAATCAAAATGTATTTGAACTTATTCACGAGATTATAAAAGAAAATATTGTTATTATTATAGATGATTTAACTATGTTAGGTAATATACGAAATGATAGTGAACGTTTCAAATGGCTAATGCGAAATTTTATGATCTTACAGAGAGAACTGGTTTCTACAGAAAGTTTGGTTATAGTTTTGAATCAAATTAGAATGTCTCCAACAACTGGTCATTCCTATAATCCACATGAAGGATGTTTGGACGCCGCGATTAAGATTAAGATGCATCATGCTGAATATTTAAGGGACAAAGGAGATCTCGTTTATCTTGATATAGAAAAACATTTTTGGGGTCAGGAAGAGGCCAGATGTACTTTATTAGTATCAAAGAATAAAGTTGAAGTGCCTTCTTTCTATAGATCAGTCTCTTTACATGAACAAGGTAATATATTATGATGATCAATTGGAATGAGGTTAAAGAAACAATCGAAAAACTTCATAAGCAATTAAAGAACAAATTTGACACTGATATACCAGAAGATATGCTTGATAAAGTATCTAAATCAGCAGATGAAATCTTTAACCCTGTCGAAGCTCTTGATGCTGAACAAGTCAAAATCTTCAATGAGATGAAGTCTTTACGTAATGATCTGGATGAAGCTTTAAAGTTAAAAGAACAACTTGAAAAGAAACTATCTCGTTATAACACTCTCAATAACTTTTTTACTTCATCCATAGAATTAAAACACGATCTTGTTAACAAAGTATGGCGTGTAAATGAAAAAACTGGTATAATTGAAGTATTCAACACTGTCAAAGCTAAAGAACAAATGAAAGAATTAGGTCTCGATGAAATGCTTCCTCCTAATATACTTGGTAATGATGATTAACTATGCAATGGAAAACCAAAGAAGGTAAGATATTTGAAATTGATCAGATGACAAATGATCATCTGAAAAATGCGAGAAAAAACCTTAAAAAGCGTTTTCCTAATGCACCTCCCTTTCCACGTCAAAGACTTACTGATTGCTATGACGAAATGAAGAGAGTTCTTGATATCCGAAAGTTACAAAACCGAAAGATTAAAAAGTCTTTAAAGGTTCTAGACTCTAATATTAACTTATTCGAACATATATAGGAGCACCTTTGGTACGTACAGCTAGAACCAGAATAATATTTGAGACTGCTCAATTCATTTCCAATGAATTTGATGAAGTTCTTAATATTACACATCTAATTCAAGCTATTATCTTCGATGGATCATCGACAGCCTACAATCTTCTTGTAGAATGCGGCGATGAATTAGAATTCACCACACATCCTTCTATCATAAGACTAAAAGATAAGCGAATTATTCGTCCTGAGAGTTTCTCAAAAGAAATGAAAATAGTTGAAGAACGTGTACGTCTTCGAACGCAATCTACGTTATTTACTCCAATGACGATTCTCAACTATTGTATGTCAGAACAGGATGGAATAACATATCTGCAAGATCTTGGGATTGCAACAGATAGACTCTTTATAACTCTATCAAAACCACCAGATAGAAAGAATAATGAATCGGTTCAAACACCAACACTGGACAAATACAGTACTGATCTAACTCAGGAAGCTAAACAAGGTGGTTTAGATCCTGTGATTGGTAGAGAAGTAGAACTAAGATCTCTGATCAACGCTCTTTGTCGACGCATCAAGAGAAATGCTTTACTTGTTGGTGATCCTGGTGTTGGCAAAACGGCTATTGTCGAGGGTTTAGCTCAGTCTATTACCAATGAACAAGTTCCAGAGATGTTAAGAGGTAAAAGAGTAGTCGCTCTTGATCTCGCTTCTCTTGTAGCTGGAACTAAGTTTCGTGGAGATTTTGAAGAAAGAATGCAGTTTATAATTAAAGAGGTTCTTTCCGCCAAAAATATTATCTTATTCATAGATGAAATTCATACTATGATTGGTACAGGTGATTCATCTCATGGAAATGATGCAGCTAACATCTTAAAACCTTACCTATCAAAAGGTAAGATTCAGGTTATTGGTGCAACTACGACTAAAGAAGAACGGGAGGTGTTTGAAAAAGACGGTGCATTAGAACGTAGATTTCAACGGATTAAAGTGTCTGAACCAACAGAAGAAGAAGCTATTAAAATTCTTAATGGTATTTGTAAAAAATACGAGGAACATCATGGCATACATGTTAACAAGAATCTTATCCACGATATTGTGGTCCTTGCTGTACGCTACATCCACGGTGGAGCACTTCCTGATAAGGCAATTGATATACTTGACCAAGCTTGCGGAGATAAGAAAATCTCTTCTATCGCCAACAACCCAGAAATAAAAATTCTCGAAGAAAAGATTAAGGCTCTCGAAGAAGATATTTCTATTCATATGAATGAAGATCATATCATAGATGCTGCAGGAGTAATGGATGATAGAAAGAATCTCGAACATGAACTTGAAGTAAAAAGAGCTCGTCTAGTTTCTGAAGTGAGAGGACTTGAACTTTCAATCCATGATATTACAAATACAGTTTCTCGCATAACTAAGATTCCCATAGCTGAACTTTCAGCTGATAACATTACTAAACTAAAGAAACTAGAAGAGTTCTTAAGATATCATCTAATATCACAAACTGACGCTATAACATCTGTTGTTAAAGCTATTAGAAGATCTCAAGTTGGCTTGCGAAAGTCAGGACAACCTATTGGTTCATTCCTATTCTTAGGACCTACAGGAGTAGGTAAAACTCATCTTGCTAAACAATTAGCTTTGGGTTTATTCGGCAGTGAAAAACATATTCGTCGATTTGATATGTCAGAGTATAGTGATCAGTTTACAGTCTCGAGACTTTTGGGATGTTTTGTTCCTAAAACTAAAATACTTATGGCAGACGGAACTATGAAATCGATTTCAGAAGTTCGGATCGGAGATAAAGTATTTTCACATACCGGAAAAATTCAGAATGTAACACACACCCATAAGTATAAATATACTGGATTACTCGACTCATATAGAATAGCAAATAGCAATTTACGATTAAATTGTACGTCAAAACATGAAATACCATGTATTAAACCTGAGTTTTACAATAAAAGAGTTAAAAAATCTTCTTATTCTATAAAAAACATTAAGTTTAGAAATAGTCAGGATATAGATGAAAATGATATAATAGTATATCCAAAAATACTAAGTCTTGATACAAATTTACCTGTAATCGATTTGAAAGATTATATAGTAGACTTACCTCGATATCAATATGATAATAAGAATATCTGGGCTTATCAAAACGTAAAATTTAATAGATTTATTAAAATAAATAATACATTCCTCCGATTTATAGGTTATTACTTAAGTGAAGGTGGATGTTCTAAAAATCGGAAAAATATAAAAATAACATTTGGCAAACACGAAGAAAAATACGTTCAAGAAACAAAACTACTTATACACAAAATATTCGGAAAACATATTCACATTAATATACGACATACAAATAGAAATTCAATTTGTTTAGTATTTTCAAGTAGAATTATAAATATTATGCTTTCTAAATTGTTTGGAAGAACATGTTATGAGAAAAAAATTCCAAGTTATATTCTTGGATGTAATCCAGTCAAATTGTATAATCTAATAGAAACACTTATTATTGGAGATGGTTCCAAAACAATAGAACAAAAGATAACATATACAACTGTTTCTTCAGATTTAGCATCTCAATTTAATACTATCCTTCGTCAACTTGGATTTTCTACACAATTCAATTATCTACAAAATGAAAAGGTATATAAAATAATTATTACTGGTGATAATGCTGAACTACTAAATACTAAGCTTCCATCATTAAAATTAAAAACTAAAGTAACTAAAGTTTTCAATATTCAGAGAAAACAATATAAAGATCACCTGTTTTATTATTATCACATCAATCAAAAAAAGAAAGTTAAATACGACGGATACGTATATGATTTAACAATTGCTAATGAATCAACTTATATTGCGAATTTTGTAGGTGTTCATAATTCACCTCCTGGCTATATTGGATACGAGGAGGGCGGTGAACTTATTAACGCACTTAAAGATAATCCTTATTGCGTATTACTCTTCGACGAAGTTGAGAAAGCTCATCCTAGCGTTTACGATATTTTCCTTCAGATGATGGATGATGGAAGAATTACAGATAAGCTAAATCGTTCAGTAAGTCTTGAAAACACCATCATTATTATGACTTCAAACATAGGTTCTCAAGATATTACGAAGAATAACTTCGGTTTCATTCATAAGAATTTTGAAGAAAAAAAGACTAATATTCATACAACTATTCATGCAGAATTAAAAAACTTCTTTCGACCTGAATTTCTTAACCGTATTGGAAATACAGTTATTTTTGATCCGTTAAAACGAGAAGACCTATCTTTAATATTTAATCTTCAATTTTTTGAGATAAGTCGAAATATTGAAAAGAATTTTAATATTAAGGTCACTGTAGACTCTTCGGCAAAGGAAAAGATATTGGATCTTGTAGCTGAAGAGAAAAACTCAAACGCTAGACCGATGAGACGTCTCATTCGTGACAAAATTGAGGATCTACTTACAGATGAGATCATAGACAACAACGGAAAGTTAAAGTCAGATGCAATAGTGAAATATGAGGATAAGTTCTTAATCTCTTACGTAGGAAAGAAAAATGTTAAATATAAAAAGTTGGATTGTAAAAACGTTAGTGTCTGATATTAAAATAAGTGATGTAATACTTATTACTGCTAGTAATGCCATTAAAGAAAATGACAAACAAGACAATAAGATTACATCAAAAAACAAACAAAAGGAGGTCTCGAAATGAGTCAAGCAATTACACATCTCACAGATGTATATGTGAGTAAAGGTTTTGATGGAAAACCACAAGCTTCTTTCAAGGCAAATGACAAAGGCGAATATGGACAGGTAAATTTCAAAGTTTCACACAAAAAATACACCAAAACAGGTGAAAAAGCACAATACGACAACTACAGTATTCAGTGGCGTAATGTGAAAGGTGACTCTAAAGTTATTGAGTTACTAAATCAACCTGGAACTCGTGTATCTCTTTATGGTGAACAGACTCAAGAAGTATACATGGAAAAATCCTTTATCCGTGTTACTTGCGAAGGTCGCAATGCTGTCAATATCGTCTTTGGAGATAGACAAACCAACGAAGCAGCACCTGCGGCAGCATCTCAAGCATCTATTAGTAACGACGATCTATAAACAAGACCTGTACGAGTGCGGAGATGTTTGATTATATACTGTAAAAGTGGGCTCAAATTTTGATAGAAGAGCCCTACCTCCGCTTTTTCTTTAATATAAAAGGTGATTCATGGATCTAACAAATGATGACGTGGTTCCAGATATTGGCACCCGTACAATGTTTCAAATGAGACTCAAGTTTGAGGATAATACCATCCTTGGACCAACTGATATCTTTGATCAAGTTCAGAAACTTGTTAAGGATAACCTTAAAGAAATACGTCCTAAAGTTGGACGACTGGGGGATCTATTTGTTGGACATGGTGGAAATGGATCTTCTCTCTTTTTCACCTTTGGCTGGTACTTCAGAAAAGCTGTAGAAAAACTGGAACAACAACACGGAACATGTCAAGTACAGTTTGATAGCGACACTATCACCAAAGAACAGATGCAATCATATATCGTCAAATATCTCAAGAAACAAGCTGAGAAAATTGGCGAAATGGCTGAAACTGTTATGCGAGAGGGACTTCCAGAAGAGTTACTTGAAGACAATGATTAATTCGCTATGTTTGATACCGGAGACAAAATGTGGCCGAAAATGTCCGAACTGTTACGAAGAGAAGAAGAAGTACAGACCGTCACTAACTCAACCGATGTATATCAAGTTAGTATCCCAACATATGACGAACTTACCTTCTTTGACGGAACTGTTAATCGACTACAATGGGAACGAATCTCCTATTTTCCTCGAAGCTTTGCTTGCACTTACAACTGTCACGAAAACTATAACTACTAATATAGAGGGTCTTTGGCAGTTACGGCGACTGAGCGGTGTAAATTTTCACCTCAGTCTACATACAATTAGGGATGTTCGCAAAGCAAAAGAACTTAAAGAAAACTTTCCATTTATCAAAAGTTTCTCAGTCATGGCTGATGAAATTGATGATCTAGCTCTTCAGGACTTAGGAGATGTACCATTCTATATTATAGTTAACAAATTTGGTTATCATTGGAAAAATGAACCAGCCGCAGTAAACTACATGAATATTATTACTAAGTCGCGACATCTTAAGAATATCCATTTAGATAATTGTTTATTAACTAGAATAAACGGACAAGAATGTCCTGGTGCCACACAAATTAATATATACCGAGATGGTTCTGTTAGACATTGTCCATATATACCTGAAGAAACAAAAAAAGCAGACTATTCAAAAGGCTGTTATTTAATAGGGAGTAAAAGATGAATGAAGAGCAAGTTAGTAAGTTATCATTAATAAGAAAAAATATTCAGGTCAACAAAGACACATTTCATATGATCATATTTGGTGATCTACATATCGGACATCAAAGTTGTGATGAACGTGAAATCGGTAAGATGGTCAATTGGATTGCAAAAGAAGATCCGAAAGAATTCGGTGTAATATTAACTGGCGATTTAATAGAAAATGTAATACCTTCATCTAAAGGTCTTCCATTTGAGATGAAATATCCAAGTCCAACAAAACAGATGGAAGTAGCTACTAAAATGTTACTTCCCATATCAAAACACATACATATGTTATGTGACGGAAACCATGAAGATAGAAGTCAGAAAACGGCAGGTATATCTCCTTCTTACATAATGGCTAAGGATTTAAATGTACCTTACGTTGGATATCACGGCATACTTGAACTAAATTTACAGAATAGAGGACATAAAGAACAATATACTATCTATGCTGAACATGGGTGTGGATCCATCCCAAAAACCGTAGCTGGTCGATATAGCAAAATGGAATCCATTCAAAAACAAGTAGAAGCCGACGTCTATGTAAAAGGTCACATCCATCATAAAAATGTATTTGTTAAAGATGTATGGAAAAAGATCAACGGTCAGATGGTTAAAAGAAAAGTAGTATTTGCGTCCAATGGTAGTTATTTAATGGATGCTGAATACGCTATAAGATCAGGATTTGAGCCTACAACACCGGGTATTGTTACAATTGAATTATCCACCAAAGACTTTAACATTCATAGTCGTATTTAACGCTAAAATGCTATAGAAATTCAAAAATTACCAAAATTTTCGGAGGAGATTTCGAGAAAATAAAAAAGTTTAGAAATTAAGATTTTTAAATAAAAATTCAAAAAGGAAAAACAAATGCCTGGTATAAAAGAAATTGAAGAAATTTGGAATTCAAGACAACCTATAATCTGGGTAAATACGTTCGAAGAACGGCGAGTCATCGAAGAGATCGTACATTCACCTATCATTGGAATCACAAAAGAAGAAGGTGACGAAATAGGTAAGATCAATCCTCGTCGTAAGCTCTTCATGTGGTCGTGTACCCAAGGATTAGTCGAAATCAAGGGAGACCAGTTTCAGAACTTCGACACTCTAAAGACTGCAGATATGCAGACTCTTCAACCTGTTGTAGCAATGGAACAGGTAGCTTCTGATCGTCTCAACTATGAGACACATGATGGTTCAGTCCTTATCATGCGTGATCTACACAAGTTGATGAACATTCCCATGCCAGCACGTAAAATGAGGGATATCATCAAACACTTATCGATCACGATGAAGACAATCTTTCTAGTTGGTCCCTCGAATGAAATTCCTGATGAGTTACAGAAGGATATCTACTATGTTGACTTCGATTATCCTGATGCTGCTCTTATCCAGAATATTCTGGAAGTTATAGTCAATGGCATCAAGAAAAAAGCGAAAGTAGATAAGAAAGACGAACGTCATCACATTGCCAGAGCTCGTGGTAAGGATATGCGGTATCGTACAACTTACTCTCAAGAAGAGATCAGTGATATCGTTAAATCGGCTCAAGGTTTAACTCGTTCTGAGATAACCATAGCTTTTTCTAAATCAATTAACAACACACCTGATGGTGTTATCGAGTATCTGCGAGTTGCAGAAGAAAAGAAAAATATTATCAAACGGTCTCAGGTATTGGAGATCTGGACTCGAACAGAACCAATGACTGATGTTGGTGGGAATGGAGAGATAAAAGAATGGTTAATTCAACGTGGTAATGCTGTAACAGGAAAAGCAAGTGATTTTGGTGTTCGTCCACCTAAAGGTTGTTTAATAACCGGAGTTCAAGGTGGTGGAAAATCAATGCTTGCCAAAGCCGTTGCAGGAACTTATCGTTTACCTCTGGTACGTCTTGATTTCGGTCGTATCTTCGCTGGACTTGTTGGTTCATCTGAGAAAAATACGAGAAATATGATTTCTCAAGTTGAAGCCATGTCCCCGTGTTGCCTTTGGATTGACGAAATAGAAAAAGGTCTCTCAGGTACTGGAAGTTCAAACTTCAGTGATGGTGGCACTTCATCCCGCGTCTTCGGTACATTCATTTCATGGATGCAGGACAAAACAAAACCTGTTTTTGTAATCGCAACAGCTAACGATATCAGCCAGCTTCCAGCAGAGCTTCTTCGTAAGGGTCGTTTCGATGCTATCTGGTTCGTGGATTTACCAACGGAAGAAGAGAGAAAAGAAATATATCGCATCCATCTACAGAGAATCAAACCAGTGCCTCGCGATCCCAAAAAATTCGACCTAGACAAACTGGCCAAAATTCGTTATGAACGTAATGGAGAGTACTTCGATTATAGCGGTGCGGAGATAGAAGAAGCAATCAACGACGCTCTCTTCGCAAAATACTCAGATGCCATTAATGAAAAGGTTGATGAAGATAAGATCGTAGCTGGTGGTAAATATGATATCACAACGGCCGATATAGAAGAAGCTTTATCCACTACGATACCTATATCTTGCACGGCACAGGAAAAGATCACAAAAATCCGTAAGTGGGGCCAGAAACACGCAAGATTTGCATCTACCAAAGCTAAAGAATTCATTGACGGTTCAGTAACTAAGAAAACTAAGAAAGACGATAAGAAAGCCAAGTTCTCAGCCGATGATCTTGGTATTACTGGACAACTATGAGTCTTGACGAAGACGTAGACAAATCCTTTAATCTTTATCTCAGAGCTACCGAGAAGTTCAAGGTAGTTCCTATGGAAAGGAAAGATTATAAAGAATTGCTTCTTAATGCTTTGTATGCATTAAGAGACTGTTACTCTCAAAGAGGAGCAGACCCATACGTCATAGTAAAAGCAAATGATTTGTATATGAAAGCTAAGAAACTAGGTGATAACCTAGAAATTAGTTACATGGATAAAGAAACATTTCAATTAACAACAAGTTTTAATCCAAAAGATTAAGACAAACAAAGGAGGACGTTATTTCTCATAAGGCAACAATTAAAATAAAAATTAATGACAAAGCGACACTTTGTCAGACACTGGATGCATTAGGTATTCAGTATGAAAGTGCAGAAGCAACTAATGCTTTTAACATTACATCCAGATATGGTGTTAAAGCCGATGTTGATGTTCTTCTGAAACAGGATTCACACGGTGCCAACATGCAGGCAGTTGGATTCCGAAAGAATGAAGACGGAACGTTTGAAGCAGTAGGTGACTTCTATGAGATCAGCGAAGCCAAATCGAAAGATGATGAAAGACTGGATTCCAATTCATTTAAAGATGTAATTGGCAAACGGTATACGTACTACAAAGCCATTAATCAACTGACTCAATTGAACTTTTCAATATCACAAGACGTTGCAAACTTCAAAGAAAACGAACTACAATTTACAATGTCTTCTTCGTACTAATAAGGAGAAACTAATAATGAAATCAGTAAAAGTATCAATCAGTAAAGATCGTGCTGGTGACTATGTCGCCAAGTACGAAGTCGAAGGTTACTCAGGTCTCGGTTGCGAAGAAGTAGCCCAGGTTCTTTCAGCTTTAGGTACGCAAACAGATCGTAAAACATCTGATTCAGCGTATCAACAGGAAATTCCTGTTCCTATCCCGGTACGTCAACAGGGATAATTAAATCTGGACCTTTGTACATCTTTTCTCGATGACAATTAGAACAAAGAATGATACATTTATCTAATTCTGATTTTAATTCAAGAAAAAAGGAAGAAAATATGAAACTTCCGTATTCAGTCACGGAAGATATCATATCTAAGGTGCGAGCAATACCCAAAGACCGCATCATAGATATGAAGAACGAACTCCAGGTTGCAGAACCCGTTCTGTTTAAGTGGGCCAAAGACTCAGTCAAGGAAGAGATACGCGAGATACGTTACTCTGGCGTCACAATGCCAAGTGAAGAGTCGGTAAAGTATGTTGGTAGTATCATTCTTCAAGCTAAGATTGAGGGTTTTCTCATTGGTCTCATGTCACAAGATCGTGAGTGGAGTAATCGTTTTCTTCTTGATGATCATTCATCTGATTGTCCGTATACCAACCCGGTTAATGCTCTTCTTGAAGGTCAATTAGATAAAAAACATTATGAAAAGCTCGAAAAGACTATGACTGAAGAAGAGCGTCATGATATAACACATTGGAAGAATGGAGCATTACAAGCTCATAAGGAATTCATTCAAAAGCAATCTTCTTTAAAAAAGGCTGCTTCTTTCTTTAATAAAGATGATGATACTCCGGTTAAGCCTAATGTAAGTCCTTCTCCTAATGTGGATATAACACCATAGGAGTTTAATGCACAAACTACGATTTGAATCAGATGATGGTACTATTACATGTATTCTTACAGTTAATAACTTAATACCAAAAGAGAAAGTTGAATCCGCCTTTCGATCCTTGATGTTGCATCTCGAAACAAGTATAGGCATTTATCCTAACCGACTTATTTTCGATAGCATAACCAAGATGAGGGGAGAATTCTACTCAAATGTATTGAAATTTTTAGTTGACGAGAACCTAAGTAAAGGCCAAAAAGTACCATCTCACATTTTAAAACATCTATCTAGCAATAGACAATCAAACTGGAGCTTTGATGAAGATGATTAATGTTTTGGAGTTCGTTTATGGTGGTGAACTAACTCCAAACCCTAATCGAATTCATATCTTCGATCTAGATAGAGACATGTATGAACATGCTAGTTTCTACAAAGATAACGGTGATTTCTATCAGATCATGAAGTTCAGTGATGAACTAACCTACTATCACTTCCAAAAGATGGAAACTGAGATTTCAGCAAAAAGATTAGAAGGTGAGTGGTGGATGAAAATTACTAACTTCAAGAAGGTATATGAACATAGAAAAGATGTTATCTATGAAAAGATAACTGATAGATTAGTTCATGGATATAAAATTGCAAGTCTTGTCATCGCCAAAGGTATGCCAATCAGTTTTCCAAGTAATCATCCAGACTATAAAGAATTAGTAGAAGGATTAAAAGGAGGAATTATATTATTCAAATGAATATTGGACCAGATACATTTGAAAAAGCTATAGCAGTGTCATGCATACAACTTGCACGGGCATACAGTGTTACAGATAAGATTGGAATTGAAGATGCGAAAGTCAAAGTCGGTAAGTATCTTAACTCACTGAAGATATATAAAGGACTAGAAGAGAACGAAGATCACTACGATCCTACTTCACACTTTCGTACAATCGTTTCACTTGCCATTCAAACCGCAGATAACAACCATGAGAAAGCATATCTTGAATTGTTAAAGATAAGGGAGATTCTTAATTAATGCCTATCATTCCAGTCTCTCTTACAATTCGTTTACTAGGCATAGCCTTTACTTTAATTATTCCCAGTAACAAAGTCTTTATATTCTTCTATGGTGTATTATTTTGGGCTATCATGGGACCTGCTGTTAAGTGGTTATGTCGCGAAATTATTAGAAATATAGGTGCAATATTAGGAGGTCACTATGTCAAAAAAGATGAGTATGCAGGACATGAAAGAAGTCCGGCGTATAGTCACAAATATTCTAGCTGATAGTATTCAAAACGTTCCAACTATCATCACTAGTTTCTATCGCCAACGAGTATCTTTTAATAGCTCTGTTAGCTACGATTGTTTCAAAGAACAAGCTAAGAAAGTAGTAAACGAATCACCAATAGCAACAGAGATCTCACAGTTACAAAGACAATTGGCTGAGAGACGATATGAGTTTCTCAAGTCTTTAATTAACATTAATAAAAGTGAAATGGAAGAAGCTCGTGAAGAAAATGACTATGACGAAGACGAGAATGATGTGAAAGCGTCAGATGACTTTGGTGTCATCTCCGATACGATCAGTAAGGTTAATTCAACTTTAAAAGCCCGAGCCGAGAAACAAACAAAAAAGGTTGTTGAAGAATACAACGACTATCTAAGCAAAATAGAATCTCGTACCTTTGATGCCTACACAAAGGGTATGTCTGCTGATGACTTCCTTGCGATCGTCAGAGAAGAAGTCAAAGTACTCCAAACAAAAGCCAAGGACCTAGCAGAGGATCTAAAGAAAAATGGATACAACGATAAAAACGATTGAAGCGACGCCAACTCCACTAGCGATAGTAGTTGACAAACGAAATCAGATTAGTAAGATTGCAGTTAATAAGATCGTTAGAGACATAGTATCTAAAAGTGAAATCATCCTACAAGAGGTGACTGTTCCCGGTCTGGTAGACTCAATCTTTACTAAGACACGTAAAAATCGTAGAAATCCCTACGTTAGTGCTAATATAAATCCGCTTGTTCGTTCTTCTTTTCGGTCTTATTATACGAAACAAATTATGGATAATGACAATACCTTAAAGCAACTACGTGAAAATGTCGTTGCTATTAAAACATTATTTGAGAATTATCTAGCAAGCTATAGTTTGAGTTATGCAGCCACAATACATATAGAAGACTTAATGGATATGTTATCAGAAACTTATGTCGGTTCTGCTATAGCTAACGTAAGATTAGACCATCTCAGTGATATAGTTAGTTCAACACGAGAAACGCTTACGATATTGGCTTGCAATCTCGAGCCTGATATCCGAAGAGAATCTGTAAGACTCAATTCAATTGACGCACATTTAAGCAAGAATTCACGTAAGATGTTACTAGCCCAATTTGCCGAGCAAAAATTACAGGAAATAATAATAATTAGAGATGATTTTAAGANGAGTATTCAAGATGAGTATCAAACATATGCAAAAGAACGAATCACAACAACCACAAGTTATGAAAACCACGGACCAACACCAATCCTCTAAAGAAAAAGATCCATATAAAATAGATCAACATAGACCAGGAGCTAAACTAGATCATGGTAAAGTTAAGGCTGGTGTTTTGGGTGATTTTGGACTAGCTTTATTGGCTATTGCTGAAATTGGAACTCATGGTGCTATCAAATATACAAGAGGTGGATGGCAATTTGTACCCGAGGCAAGAGAGAGATATACGGATGCTAAATGGAGACATCTATTAAAATCCAGATACTGGGAAAATGATAAGGATAGCAATTTGCTTCACGAATCACATGAAGCATGGAACACTTTGGCTGCGTTAGAAATAAAATTAAGAAACAAATTCAACATAACAGAAAAACAAATAAAAGGAGAAGACAATGCTATCGAAAAACACAAGAACACTACTCGTAAAAAAGTTCGTAAGGGAAAGAAGTGAAAAGAACAGAGCTTCATTTCTGGCATCTGACACCACATTGCTTTGCAGTGGTATGATCTATACCAAGCAGAGAGAACCAAAGATCCAATTACTGGGAGAACGAATCATCTCCTCTGTATTAAGATCACATGAAGTTGGTAACATCCGCACACGTAATTTTATCGACCGTGTGAAACACACTAACTTTCCAGATGTTAAAAAGTTCATCCTACGCCTGCAACCTTATAAAGAGATGAAACGTTGGGTCGAAAAGGTCAATTAACGCTTGACTTTTGTTAGGTTTTATATTATATTTAGAGTATTACATTATCACTTACTCTTACTCTAGCATAAACCCTAACACTTTTCTTCCTAAGGAGTTACTTATTTTATGTCAAAAAAAGTTAAAGAACAAGAAGTCGAAGAACCTAAACCACAAACGACAGCTGAGAAGTCTAGAAAACTCAAAGCAGTCCTCGCTCAGTTTGCCGAGAAGAATAAAGGGGCTACAGTCTCCTTCGGTGATCCTAACTTCGGCAAGATCGAAACAGTCTCATCAGGAATCAAAGCTCTTGATAGACTCACAGATAACTTCCCACGCGGACAATACATTCAAATCGTTGGCGGACCAGGTGTTGGCAAGACTACTATGGCTTGTCGACTCATTGGTAAGCTACAATTAGAAGGACTTACATGTGCCTTCGCGAATAACGAACGTAGATTCTCAATGGAATGGGCAGTTAGAAACGGAGTCGACGCAAAGAAACTCATCGGCGGTAACTTCAAAGACCTCGAACAGTGTCTCGACTTCTGTATTAAGATGGCTACTGAAAAGCTCTGTGACTGTTTAGTCATTGATACTATTACTGCCTTAGCATCTCGTTCAGAGATGGTCTCAAAGAAAGGTGATAGATCAGTTGATGACAATACAATGGCACAGATCCCACGAAAACTATCACAGTTCTTTCGTATGGCTACAGCCGCTGTGGCAGATTCAGGTATGATGGTTATCATGATTAATCAAGTAAGACTAGATCTTAGCAATACAATGTATGTTAGAGAAACAAACTCAGGTGGTAATGCTCTTGAACACATGACATCTCTTAAACTCTTACTACACAACGCAGCTCGTAAGGAATGGCCAGGTGAAGATGAGAAACATCCAGTTGGAAGACTTATTAATGTCAGACTAACTAAAGCCTCTCACAGTATAAAATCACGTTCGGGTGATAATACAGTATTACATTTCTTTGATGGTGTAGGTTTTGATAATGATTATGATACGGTATATCATGCCCGTAAACAAGGTCTCATTACTAAGGAGGGTACTAAGTGGATCTACAAAACCTTAGTAGGAGAAACTGTAGGTATAGTCGCTGGTGTTCGGACCGTTGATGTTAAGATGAAAGAAGAGCTGACATCAAAAGGTCTCATAAACGAAGTTGAATCAAGAATCAAAGCTAAGGTAGAACAATTACCTGAAGACGAACCGGAGGAAGAAAATGTTGAAGAAACAACCTAAGATTAAACCTTGTCCATTCTGCAAAGAACGAGCAACTCTTATAAAAGATGGCATGTGGTATAAAATTAACTGTGATAACATTCGTTGCTATATTAATCCCTTTACTCATTGGGGTAGGATTAAAGCTAGTGTTATTGAACGTTGGAACATAAGAGGAAGTAAGATGAGGAAACATGCCTAAGTTATTAGACTGGGAACTATTACAAGAAGACGTTCGAGTAGTACTGGAGGATGTCGATGGACGAGCTAAGATTTCTAATGGCTCTGGAGCTGTCAAAGGTAATGGTGACATTACCAGTATTACTTTTATGGTCGAGTGTAAGTATCGTTCTACTACTAGTTTTTCTATCAATAATGCTACCTATCACAAGATCCGACGAGAAGCAGAGTTACTTGGCAAAATTCCTCTATTGGCTACGAGGATCAAAACAAAAGAAACGTTAGTTACTATGTCATTGGCCGACTTCCAACAAATTATGAGGAACTCAAATTCAAATGGGCGAGACTTATCACCGACCAGTGACTTGCTCCACCAAGGAGTGTCCTCACTTTAAGACATGTTGCCAGCTACCCTCCTCAATCTACTACAATGAGGCTAGAACCGTCGAGATAGATTTTATGGCAGTTGGCCAAGGTGCTGGGTGGCAGGAAGAACGAGATCATAAACCTTGGATAGGAAAAGCAGGTCAACTATTACGTAATATTCTTAGAGATATTAGACAAGAAAACAAAAAAGAATATAGTATCTGTTTAACTAATATTATACGTTGTCGTCCTACTGAATTAATAGATAACAGAGTTACAGATAGACCTCCAACAAAAGAAGAGCTAACACATTGTTTCAAATATCTTCTATCAGATATTGAAGAATTAAAACCAAAAATAATACTATTAATGGGTGGTTCTGCAGCCAGTGCTTTTAATTTTAATTCTAGTATATCTAGAATTCGTGGTAAATTAAATATTTATACAATTAATAAAATTAATTATTCGATTATGGCTACATATCATCCAGCGGGTGTTTTACGTATTCCTTCATTAGGAATGGAAATGCGAAAAGATATTTTATCTGCTTTCGCAATTGTAAATAAGAAAGTTAATATTTAATGGATATTATATTTCACGATCACGTTATAAATATAAATTATGGGATGGGAAAGATGAACCTAGAATAGGTGATTTAACATCAAATAAAATTTTAAATTTTGCCTCAGATGCTATCTATGAATATATAGAATGTTCTATCTGTCATAGATATAGATGGCGAAAGAAAATGATTAATAAAGGAACCAGTTGTTGTTCTTGTGCAAATACAATAAATCAAAGAACAAGAACTAAACCTATTATAAATCCAAAACATGGCGATATTGCATCTTATTGGCAGATAGGAAAAAAGAAGACTAAATATGAACATACATATACATATATAGTATGTGATAAATGTGGAAACTCAGAATGGTTAACTTTTACTAAATGGAGAGTAAGAACTCATTTATGTACTAAATGCTTTAAAAATTTAAGTAAAGAAAAAATCACTAAAGAAAAAAGTAAAAGATGGAAAGGTGGTAGATATAAAGGAAAAGACGGTTATATTTATCTATCCATTTATAAGGATGATCCTATCTATCATTTAATTCCTAAGACTAGTATACGTAATAAAACAGGTGTTAAAAATATAGCAGAACACAGATATGTAATGACTAAACATTTAATTGGAGACTGTATTGTAGTCTATCGTGATAGAAAGAACAAACGAGTTCAAAAATATGTTGGTGAGTGGGATGTCATTCACATAAACAAAAAGAGTATTACTCTTTAATACTGGCCAACATACGAGCGTCACGCTTTAACCTTGAGATCATAATGGCTGATAAGATATATTTTTGGGGTTATCTCCATCAAAATAATACAATACAAGTTAAACGGTGGTTCGGCGATCATAAAGACTACACAGATGATTGTAAAAATAATCCATTTGTTATAGCAGTCGTTCCTCCATTTGAATCAAATGACAATGAAGAAGCACTTGAAATCATACGAGAAGAACTAAGGAAACAACTTAATGGAACTAACACATATTCAGTTAAGAACGATCCAGACGAGATCCAGATTGCTTTTCTTTAACGATGGTCTTTACCATGACAAATGAAGAACTAACTATTATAGATTTTCTTGCTGATGCGTATAATAAATTTGTTAAACTACCTATTCAACATCCAATGGATCAAGATGAATTTTGTAGAGGTATACATATACTACAACGTCATATAATGGCAAGAGAAACAAGAAGAAACCACCCAGAATTTTTTATTAATAATACAGATGAACGAGAACGGAGGGCAGATGGCCAGCTCAACTAGCGGACTTACAGATGATCAGCTTAAGGCTATCAAATCTAAAAGTAAGTTACTATTTGTTAATGCTGGCCCATAGTTAGGTTCTGGAAAAACTCGTGTGATTGTAGAAAGAATAAAACATCTAGTTGATTCCGGTATAGATCCCAGCAAGATCTTAGCTATAACCTTTACTAACAAAGCAGCTAAGGTAATGCAAGAACGCCTTGTTACTATGAATGTTAAGGGTATTACGGCTAGCACCATGCATAGTCTTGCAGTTAGACTAATGATGAAAGCTGGTGAAGAGTTCTCTATCTATGATGAAGATGATTGTTTTAGTATCATTAAAAGAATTGCGAAACACAAAAAGATCACAGATAAGAACGAACTGTATGATATCTCGAATGAGATTGCATTATTAAAAGACAACCAGATAACACTTACATCATGTGCATCTAAATACAGAGATATCTTTCTGGAGTATGAACATGAACTTTATCAGAATAACGCTAGAGACTTTGCCGATCTTATTAATAATCTGGTTACTCGCAGTCGTAACAATCTTTCATGGTGTCATATTCTTGTGGATGAAGCTCAGGATTTATCTTTTGCACAATTACAAGTAGTAAAGAATTTATATTTAAAACAAAATGACAAAGATACATTATGTATTGTCTTTGATTTAGATCAAAGCTGTTATGAATGGAGACATGCAAAACCTACGTTATTAAAAGAATTTATTGAAAAGAGTAGTGGGGATGTTATACCACTCGCGATTAACTTCAGATCAACTAGGTCTGTGGTTCACTACTCCAAAAAATTAATAACTCATAACAAAAATCGAATAGATAAACCTCTTACAGCATATACAGATGAATTTGGTATCATACCTAGGGTTCAATCGTTCTACGACTCAGTAGAAGAAGCTGAATATGTAGCAAACTTATGTTCCAAATCCACTGATGTGTGTGTTCTATACAGATCCAACTGGATGTCAGCTCAGTTGGAGCTGGCATTGAAAAACGTGCATGTTAACTATACTGTTAGTGATTCAATTCAGTTCTTGGATCGTAAGGAGATCAAGGACGTACTAAGTTATATCAGAGTTGCTGTTAACAGTAAGGATATGGTATCACTCCGGCGATCTATTAGTTCTCCCAAGAGAGGTATCGGTAAGAAAGCACTTGAAGGTGTAGAAAAATTCGAAGATATCATCGACAACGAAAAGATGCAGGAGTATGTATCTCTTATATATAACTTAAGAGAAGGAAAAGAAGATGCTGGAACAGCAATCCATAGACTATTATCTAAGACACGTTATTTCGGAATCGAGGAAGCAGATAGAGTTAGAAATCTCGAACAACTCACAACTATGCTTAAAAGTAGAACTCTTGAAGAAGCAATGTTCGACCTTACAGGTGGAGTCCCTACCGAAGGAGATAATTCCCGCATTAATCTAATGACGCTACATAGTTGCAAGGGAAGTGAGTACAAGAAAGTCATTATCATTGGATGTGAAGAAGGTATTACCCCGCATATTAATTCAGAAAACCTTGAGGAAGAAAGACGTTTGTTTTATGTCGGTATGACTAGAACAGAGAAGGAACTTATCTTCACTTATACTAGGAAGAGGTTAATGTTTGGATGTTTTAACTATATGCAACCCAGTCGATTCTTCCAAGAAATTGGTCTCAAGATCTAGAGATCAATTAAGAAAAGAATTTACTGAGTTATTAATAGAATCTATACGTACTATATCTGATCTAGATATCCGTGATAAACATGGACATGTTATAGAATTCGGGTATTCAATCATTGAAACAATTTTAATGATAGAGAGACAACGAAAGAACATTGATGAACAAATCCAAATTATCGGGATGGATAAGTGGTTGAAATTAAAGAAGATATGGAATAGGATGCGAAAAATTGAAGAAGAAGATAAAATCTTGAGTTCTAATATCAAATAAAAATATAATAAGGATGGATGTATAAGTTAAAAGAAAAAGAATACTTGAACGAAAGAACATAATATGGAAGACATAAATTCAAAAAGTTTCTTAGATAATATCGACAAATTATTGGTTTCAGATACACCTCCAGATATTTCATTAGACTTAATAAGATCAAAACAATCAGAGATTATATCCAAAGGTAATAATCTTGTTAAAAAAATAGCCCTTAGAAGAAGGGAATTAAGTGAATTGGAAACGCTAAAAGATTTATCTGAGAGATTTTATTACGCTGTATTAGATGAATCTAACAAAGAAAAAGTCGGTCGTGAAAAATTAAGTGATAAACAATTAACACGAAGAGTAGAGTACCAGGTAAATCTAGATGACGGTAGAAAGACCAAAGGTATCTACGATAAAATTCGAGATGTAACTAATAAGATTGATACATTAATGCTTATATGGCGTCGTAACGATGATACTGCTGATAGAATTGAGAACATGCTCAATGCTACTATAAACATAGAAAAGAGATTAGATAAACACAAGGAGAACTAATGGCTGATGGAGTAATAGAAAACCTGGTAAACGATCTTTTATCCAGAGTTCAAAAATTAGAAGCAAAACCTGAACATGATCATAAAGAAATTCAAGACTATCTTGGTACCCTCGACCGAGTAGCATTTTCAATGACTATTGCTTTTGATATAATATCAAAAGTTATAGTCGATAAAAATCTCATAACGAAGGAAGAATTAAACAAGTCACTAACAGATGAGCGTGACAGAGTCACTAAAGAACTTCAAGCTCGTATGACTGGTGCTCCTACTCCAGAAGAAAAACCGGGGACGTAATTTAGTTTCGACAAGTAACTGACGGATTTCAATGGCTTCAAAGGATGATGGTTGGCCTTTTAAAACTATCCATCAAAACAGAACAGACGAATCTAACAATTCTAAGTTCGCTTGTTTCATGGACGGAGAAGACTTCACGGTCGAAACCGTCACTGAATCTGTCTACGCTTAACAGCCGAGACCAAGCGGGGTGGTTACAACCTGGCAACATAAAGTAACAAAACGGAGTGTGATGCTACTCTTTAAAATAAGTGCAACGGGTTTCTAGTCCTTAAAAACTAGTGGTGGAGGGCAGGCGGTAACTCGCTCGCCCCTAGTTTGTCAGAACTTAAAACTGAATACGAAGTTAATTCATTGAATGACAGATGTATCTTGGACGTGGGTGCAAGACCCACCGTCTCCATAATGTAAATGGTTCTTTCTAGTTTCTCCTATAAAAAAGAAACTAACTTTTAATTCCTATAGAAAGTCTAAAATTACCAAAATTTTCGAGAGGAATTTCAATAGGTGGTTATCCTAACCTGGTAAGATTTTTGATAATCCAGTTGCAGAAGTATGGACCTCAGCAGTAAATGATGGAAGCGGACACTGGGTAAGACCGGTGCCAGGTTGGCAGCATCCTAACGGTGGAAGATTTTATAGCAGTTCAGCTCATCTCTGTTATGATTGTGTTGTAGAGTGTTACAAAAACCTTGCCAAACAAATGCTCGAACAGATCAAGTTATTAAAGTTCGACCAAATAAAAAACGTAGATGAGATAAAAGAACTTGCGGAGATAAGACACGAGAGAAAAATATATCTGGCAAAGGTTAAAGTAATTAAGGACAAAATTAAAAAAGTTAAGACTATAGAAAAGAACAACGGTCTTGACGTGGCAGGTTATATACTATGATTGGTACACTTTCGCGGATCATGTCCGCTAATAGCAACCTAAGAACCAATGAAGTACTTGGAAAGTTCAGCGAGGTTCCAAGGGTTGATGCCCGATTCGAAATGATAGCTGAATCCTTAACTGGTGTTGGTGTTCGCTGTGTAAGTACCAGTCCTGTAGTGTCTGTGACACCTGTACTTGCTAAAGACATAGTGATAGGTTATCAGTTTAACACACAGAATACAATTTATTATTTAGAATTGATGGCCGATTAGCTTAGTTGGTTAAAGCAGAATCCCTACACGATTAAGACCGGGAGTTCAACTCTCTCATCGGCTACAAATTATTGGCGAGTAGTTCAGTTGGAAGAACGCTTGATTGTTAATCAAGAAGTCATAGGTTCAAGTCCTATCTTGCCAGCCAAAAGTTTTACAGCTGGGATTTCTCAAAACTAGAGCCATTATGAAACCTTGCAGCAAGTGTAGATCTATCTTATTAAAGATTAGAGAATCCAAACTAAACGAATACTACGTAGTATGTTGTGGTTGTGGCAAGGTAGGATGGATGGCAGACACAGAAGAAGAAGCTGTAGAACGTTGGAACGAACAATTTAAAAGTCAGAGGAAACATGGGACAGATAGTAGCTTTCAAATGTGACCATTGTAATAAGATATTTGAAGAACAAGACAAATTCGAAAGTCACATGGTGAGAGAAGTAGCCTTGGCTAACTTCTACAAAAAATATCCCAATGAGTATCACAAACCAGGATGTAGTTTCACCAACGGTGAATATTGTATGGATCGTACAAGTCAATACATTAAAGAATACAAGAAAGATATGTTGAAACTCGTTAGAAAGTTTCATAAAATAGAATATGAACCTCTTACATATGGTTGGTTTCGTACACTCAACGATGGTAATAGCATGTTCTATGGTATTGCTTGTAAAATTTTAGATTTTTGTCCTACTTGTCATCGAGAGTGGGGGTCAACAATACTTCGCCAATCACTGTCAACATGATGGAAAGAAACCAAATGAGTAAAACAATCAAAGTATTTATAGAAAAAGAGGATGAGATCCTGGAGCTTGAGGGAGACGAAGCGGAGAAGTGGGCACAGCATTGTGAATCTGTATGTTTCCTAGCTGCAAACCACAGTATGAATCCCTTCGATTCAGATCCAGTTAAATGGAAGACGACAAAGAAGCCGGTTTAGCTCAGTTGGTAGAGCAGCAGAATCATATCCTGCGTGTCAGTTGTTCAAATCAACTAACCGGTACTAAATAAATTTAAATTATAGCGGGGTAGAGCAGTCTGGTAGCTTGCGAGTTTCATAAGCTCGAGGTCGGTGGTTCGAATCCACCCCCCGCTACCAAAATTGGAGAGACGTGGGAGAGTTCCCCACTAGACTAGTGAACACCTACCATATGGGCATTCTGCAACTTTGTAATAAAGTCCCTACTATGATGGTGATGTCTGTAGCTTACACTACAAAGCACTCCATATCTTTAAACTATGTGTTAACATGAATTGTATACATTTCCCACTACTATTTAATTATTACGTTGAGTTATGTGGACTATATCAAATAAGATATATTCGCGATGGTTTTACCTTACTTGATATCAGATCGGGTATAGATAGATTTAAGAGTCATCATTGTCCCAAATTTTACTTTTAATTTATGTTTTGTAACATAAATTTAATCGAATTAAATATTTATAAGGATTCAAATGACTAAAGAAAAAGAAGATTATTTATTCACAACTTTTCCTAATCTATTTCCTAATGGGAAGAATGTTAGTAACCAAGTCAGTTTAATGTGCTATGGCTTTCCAGATGATGGATGGTTCGCTCTTATTAAGAAGATATGTGAACGCATAACAGCCACAAGTACTAAGGTTACTGTAGTCCAAGTGAAAGAAAAATTTGGTTGTTATGATAAGAAAACGGAAATCTTAACTAACAATGGATGGAAATTTTTTAAAGATTTAAAATCAACAGATATGGTTGCTTCATTATCTAATCAAGATGAATTAAAATTTGTTATTCCGTCGGATATGATACAGTATAAATACAAAGGATTAATGTATTTTTTAAATACTAAACAAGTTAACCTTTGTGTAACACCTAATCATAATCTATACTGTGCTAAAGGTAGTTATTATAATGGCAAAATTAAAGGAAATGTTATTAAAAGAGATTATCCTTTTGAGTTATGCGTTCCAGAAAAATATTTCAAGAAAAATAAAAGATTTAAGAAAACTAGTACATGGTCTGGTAAATCTATTGAATGTTATCGTATTGAAGGACACACAAGAACTGATAACTATACCGATTCTATAAATAGGAAGGTAAAAAGAACCTACGAATATAACCATCAAATTTATAATATCATTCCATTCTTACAATTACTAGGCTGGTACATAGCAGAAGGTCACTATCATAAAAATAATATTAGTTTATGTTTAAATTACAAAAATACAAAAGAAATTTTAAGAGTAGAATCAATATTAGATAAGCTAGAATTAAAACATAAGCTTTGTAAGGGTGGTATTATACGAATATATAATACTATTTTAGGAACTTGGCTTAAAGAAAATTGTGGTCATTTAGCACCAAATAAAAAAGTTCCAGAATTTATAAAACATTTAACATCTGAATTAATAAATTATTTTTTAACTGAATTATATTTAGGAGATGGACATAAAGCTAAAACAGCTAATATGCTATATTCAACTAGTAAAACATTAATTAATAACGTTCAAGAACTAATTATTAAGTGTGGCAATTCATCAACTATATATAAAGAAATACCACCTTCTACACATAAAGGAAAAGATATTATAATTAATGGTAAACATACATCGTATGCTATTAATTGGATGACAAAAACTAACTTTCATAATACAATGAATAAGAAAAAATATCAGGAAAACTCATCTCAATCATATAGAGAAGAATGGATTGATTACGATGATATGGTATATTGCGTATCAGTGCCAGAAAATATTCTTTTAGTTAGAAGAGAAGGTAAACATTACTTTTGTGGTAATTCTTTAAGATATTATGTTGATTTTGCTGCTGGTACGAGCAAAGAAGACATAGATATAGTATATAACATCATCAACGAAGGCGAAGCTAAGTCAGAAGTAACCTGCGAACAGTGTGGTAAACCTGGTATCCTTCGAGCAGGTGGATGGATAAGAACATTATGTGATGAACATAGTGAAGGTAGACAAGTTTATAAGTTATTAGATATTTAAATAATGCGTCGTTCGCCAAGGTGGTAAGGCGGCAGTCTGCAAAACTGCAATGCGGTAGTTCAATTCTACCACGACGCTTAATAAATAATAGTAAAACAGATAGAAAACAACGCCGAAGTCGCATAGTGGCTATTGCCCCGGTTTTGTAAACCGGTTCCGAAAGGAGTCGTGGGTTCGAGTCCCACCTTCGGCTTTAAATAACATGAAAAAACTCTGTAAATATTGTCAGAAAGAACTAATAAAACACAAAAGAAAATTTTGTTCTGAAATCTGTTTTAAAACTGGGTGGTGATTTTCAGCCAAAAGAATAACAGCTGAACAACACGTTCAATTAAGTAAAGAATATTTAAATAAAAAAGGAGACATTATGATTTATCCAAACGGTTCCAGATTTATTCGTGTCAACACAAACGACAAAGGTGAGGCAATAGTTCTAGATCAGCTTTTAGATGGTACTGATCACACTCCAATAGGTATCAACGGAGCTCAAGTTGATCCAACCACATTACAAATCACACACATCACTTTCACAGCTGGCATTGCATTTGTAATTGTATCACCTAGAGGTGCTATAGCCGCCGAGATTCCTACGGAGAACAACTAATGCCTTTAATAGATTACATTTGCGGTAAGTGCGGAAAACAATATGATATTCTAATAGGTATAACATCTGAGAAGGAATCTATTAAATGTCCAAGTTGTGGAGCTATTGATAATCAAAACTATACACCAGCACCTACGGGAAAACCTATTATCCATTGAGGCTAATATGCTTTACGATTTTGAATGTTCTGAATGTGGTCATGTTTTTGAAGACATTCAGAAGCCAGACATTACGGAGATACCATGCGAAAAATGCCAAAAAATAGCAAAGAGAAAGTTCCCAGTCCCCCAAAAACAAAAAGAAGGGTTAACCCTCGCAGACGGAAGAATAAGAGACACGATGAAAAGGAATCCAAGATCGAACTACAAGATGTTCGACCGGGGAAACCCTCGACAAAAGTTTTAACTACTCAAGTATTTAATGTTCATCTATTAAGAGACGGAGATAAGTTTACATTCACATCTCCTGGTAAAGGTAAAAGAACCTATATATGTACAATAAAAGGTAATGAAGTTTTATTTGAGAGAAGCGATAAACATTCCTACACAAGACGGTTGGACGAACTACCTAGTATAGTACAAAGTTGTCGTCTCGATTGCACACTAATCTAATGACAAAAAATGATATGTATTCTCTAGATCGTATTCCTGACAAACATGGTGGATATGATCTATCAGATCTAGATCAAACAGAACTCGACGTACTAAATTCTATAGAAGCAGAAGCTGCGTTCTATTGGTATGGTACAGGAAGCTACTGCGGAGATGGAGAACTGATTTATCTAAGGAAAGGTAGATGGCATATTTGTGGTTTGGGTCATTGTTCCTGTTATGGACCAGATAAAAGAATTGAACTTAATGAAGGTTTTGATTCCTTTACTGAGTTAGAATCACATTGCTCAGCAGAGTACAAAGAATTTGTTCATCCTTTAACTGAACTCATAAAGGAAAAAGGATATGGACCAAAAGTTCCATTTGATCCTTTATTGGTTATATTATGAGAGTACCTCTTCTATTCAATGCTTACGGTGAGAATCTTATTGTTACTGTGAATAAAGAGATCATTAGGAGACCTCTACCATTCAAACCATATCTTATAGCTGAGAAGCCTAATCATCATCTAAAATCCACAGACATAAAAGCCATTCGTCTGCCAGATAATGTCGAGACTACCATGTTCAAAATGGAAGCTGAGACAGTTCAGATCAACGATGAGAAGGCTAAACAGNTACANATGGANGGTAAGTTNTTTTGTAAGTTACCTTATACAGAACAACTCTTTGTAGACTTACCAGACTACCCACTTCAATTTCCTAATACACAACCATTAGATGTGTTGTACCTCGATATAGAAGTACTAACTAAAGGGAATGGTATCTTTCCGCGACCTCAAACATCGCCCGTCATAGCGATAGGATGTAAACACAATGATAACCCTGTACAGATTTTTGACAACTACACCAGAGGCAATGATAGCCAATTACTTCTGGACTTTCTTAGTTATTATGGACAAATTAATCCTGATGTTATCGTAACTTATAATGGACATAACTTTGACTTGCCTTATATAGTCCAGAGGATGTTGAAGTATGGAATAGACTTAGATCAGTTAGGAAGATATGGCAAATTTCGTTACAAAGAAGGTCAAGACAGTATTGAGTTTAATGGTCGAGTGCATCTGGACTGTATAATACCTGCACGCAAAGACCAATCTATGTGTTATGATGATCAGACGGAAATTTTATGTGAAACTGGATGGAAATTATTCAAAGATATTAATGAAAGTGAAAAAGTAGCTACTTTAAATGAACATACTGATACTTTAGAGTATCAGTTACCTATAGAACANACATCTTATAACTACGATAATAAAATGTATAAGATCNACANTAAATCTGTAGATTTATTAGTAACNAAAACACANGACCTCTTTATAAAATTTCCAAAAGATAAAAGATATAATAACNAAGAAATATGGGAATTTAAAAAACCAGATGAATTAATCAATAAGAAATATAAAGTCAAAAGATCTGTAGGTAATTGGATTGGAATAGATAAAAAGTCTTTTCAGCTTCCTGAAATACATAGAAAAAAAATGGAATTTAATTTCAAGAAGAATAACGAATTTAAGTTAGAAATATGGTTAGAGTTTTTAGGTTATTATATCTCTGAGGGTTCTTGTTATATTAATAAAGAATTTGGACTATACAATATAAATATAGCTCAAAGTAATAAAACACCTGACAACGTCAAAAAAATCAGAGCTTGTATTCATAACCTTGGATTCAAATCCAATTATTATTTTAATAAAATTAATAAAAACGGAAATATTAACTTTAAAAGTAAACAACTCGTATCATACTTAATACAATTTGGAAAAGCACACGATAAATTTATTCCAAGAGATCTATTAAATTTAAACAAGAACCTTTTAGATATATTGTTTAAAGCTTTAATGTTAGGTGATGGTACAAAAGATAAAATAAAAAATAATTATCCCATAACAACATTATATTCTACAGTGTCAAAACAACTTGCTAATGATGTCCAGGAAATAATTATAAAATTAGGTTTTGCTTCATCTATCCATTTAGATTCTAACACCTTAAATAATAAGACGTTTTTTATCTATAGAGTAATGATAATAAAAAAACAAACAACACCAACTATCAACAGTAGAATTCCAACTGATAGTTGGATAGATTATAAAGGTAAAGTCTATTGTTGTACAGTTCCTAATCAGATTATTCTAGTTAGACGTAATGGTTATCCTGTTTGGTGTGGAAACAGCGGAATAAAAAGTAAAGGACTCAAATCAGTCTCAGCATGGTATGGATTCCAAGCCTTATCTTTGGGAGACGATGTGGAAAACACACAAGCACTCATCGGAACACCACAACTAAGGGAGTACCTAACTTCAGATGTTAATGCTACTAAGGTGGTTTCTGATGTATACTTACCCAATGCTATAGCATTAGCTGAATTAATGCAGGTTCCTCTTGGTTCTATCGTGGGTTGTTTTCCATCTTTCATTCCAAAGATTATATGTGCTCGTCATTGTAAACGATTAAATCTTATACCATTAGATTCTAATAAAGAAAGATATGGAAACAATAGAGAAGATGAGGACGGAAATTCAACAGGTGAAATAGAACCTGGAAGAATATATACACTTGGTTCTAGATTTGAGGGTGCTATTGTCGAAGCACATAAATTTGGATATATAAAGAATTTATATAAAGTGGATTTTAGTTCTTATTATCCTTCCGCAATCCGAACTTGGAATCTCGGTCCAGACACAACTAGAATTACAGGTCTTAAAGAACTTACTGGGAAGTATAGTTTCTACCGCAAGAGCAAGTTCATGATTTTAGATATACCGGATCAAAATTTCAATAAAAATATAGAAATAACAATTGACATGTCCAAAATCGGTTTCTTAAAAGAAGAGATAGAAAAACTATCAAACGAACGAACAAGATTAAAACAACTTCTTAAGGAAGCTAAAACAAAAGCTGAAACAGATGCTTACGATAGTCGGCAAATAGCTATAAAAGTTGTTATGAACAGTATTTTCGGAATGTTAGGTTCAACTTTTACTTCATACGGAGACATGGCTACTGCTATAGCTATAACAGGAATGTGTAGATGGACCACTAGATTTACTTTAAGTTTACTAGGAGAAAGTGTTGTAGGAACTGACACAGATGGTATGATAGTTGATAAAGATGTTGATATTGATAATATCAATAAACAGATAGCTGAACACATTAAGGATAACCAAGGTGTTACTTCTTATATGGCTCTTGATAAGGATGAGATCATTGATGGTTATTTTTACCGTATGAAAAACTATGCCATCCGTAAGATCAAGAAGGGTAAGACTGTTATTGAGAAACATGGAGTTGCTTTTAAATCTTCTAAACAAGCCGGAGTCTGTGACACTATACTTGATACTGTTTGTCAGATGACTCTTGATCAGAGTGTCACTGATCATTTATTAACAGCAACTAAACTAAAAAACCTCAAACAATATCCTTTAAGTGCCTTTAAATTTAGAGTGACCTTCAGCAAAGATCTTAAAGGTTACAAGAATGGTATGTCCCTTCAAAGAGTAGTAGGACTACAGGTTGAAGAAAGATTGAAGACTAAAGTTGAAGATGGTCTTCAAGTTGATTACTTTGTTACTAAGAAAGCACCACCATGTAAGGCATTACAGGAAGCTCTGAAAGAAAACAAAGGCAAGAAGGATCACTACTATACTATATCACAATACGTAGACTCAGCTGATCAACTTGATGAAAGATACTATCTAGAACAGATAGATAAGTTATTTGCTATCTTCGATTGGAAAATAAATCCCCAGTTGGAGTTGTTCTAATGTTAGAATTTAATACTATAAAAAACTATCTCTACTGCATTAAAGATAATAAAATAGGTTTTCTATGTGGTTATGTATTTATACCATGGTATCATCAAAAATACAATATTAATTTCCAAGAAGAAAGCAATAGTCTCGATGTTCATGGTGGAATTACATATGAAAATAAAGATCTAGAAAGATGCACTATACTTTTACCCGAAGGTAAATGGATTGGTTTTGATTGTGCACATTTGGGAGATTTACAAGATCCAGAATATTTCAAGTTACCAGGAAATCGAAATATTAATTTGAGTATGGGTAGACTTGATACATTCAAAGATAGAAATTATGTTCTCAATGAAATTATATCCATGATAGAACAATTAGGATTATTAGATGATATTTCTGAACATCCAAAAGATTTCATATTGGAGTTACCATTATGAAGTTGTGGGGAACAAGTGATTTACATTTAGCTATAGCTAATCCAGAAAAAAACATGTCTAAATTTGGAAGTGTTTGGGAAAATCATATAGAAAGAATCCAGGATGGTTGGAAAAATATATCTTCAGATGATATAGTAATTATTGCCGGTGATATTTCTTGGTCGTCGAACATATATAAAGGAAAACCAGATTTCGATTTTATTGAATCATTGCCCGGTAAAAAGATTATTACTCTAGGAAACCATGACTTTTATTACCAAACAGCAACTAAAACTAATGATTTCCTATTCGATAACTACAAAACAATAGTATCTCTCACATCAAATGATTATTTTAATCTTCATGATTCCATAGCTATTATGAGTGTCAAAGGCTATATGAACGAAACTCATCCAGAATTTAAAGAAGAATACAGAAAAGGATATAATAAAGAATGTATCAAACTAGAAAATACATTAAAGATAATACCACAAATATTCACCACAAGAATATTAGTATCACACTATCCACCCATACATAAATCTTACACTGGCGGAGATAATAAAATTCTAAAAATCATGAAGACATATAACGTTTCAAAATGTATATATGGACATCTTCATGGTAAAGAAAATCAAGAAGCTTATGTTGGCTTACATGAAGGAATAGAGTTTATCTTTGTAGCTAGTGATAGTTTTAATTTCAAACCATTGGAGATATATACAGTATGAAAATTCATTATCCAAATATAGCATCTGAATTTGTAGCTTTAAGATCTTATTGTAGATGGTTACCAGAACTCAATAGAAGAGAAAATTGGGAAGAAGTAACAGAAAGAGTAATAAGATTCTTAAGAGAAGAAGCTCGACATGCCGATAGAATTCCTGGTAAGGTATGGACATCTATACAAGAAGGTATGTTAAATTTTAGTGTAATGCCTTCTATGAGATTAGTTGCTACAGCTGGACCAGCCGCAAAAAAAGATAATATTGCTTTATACAACTGTTCCTATACTCCAATAGATTCTATCACGTCGTTTTCTGAATTAGCATATATTCTTATGTGTGGAACTGGTGTAGGTTTCAGTGTAGAAAAAGAAAATATACATAAACTACCTATAATTAAACATCCTGTATTACAAAGAAGAGATGATTATTTCGTAGAAGATACAAGAGAAGGTTGGGCAAATGCTATCAAATTTGCTTTTGAAACTTGGTTTAATGGAGAAGATGTCCATATTGATTACTCTCGACTTAGACCATATGGCACACCTCTTAAAACTATGGGTGGAAGATCTAGTGGACCGCAACCTTTAATTGATCTAATGTTATTTGCTAAAGAAATGATAAATAAGGCAGGAGGTCGAAAATTATCATCGTTAGAATGTCATGATATATGCTGCAAAATAGCAGAAATTGTTGTAGTTGGTGGGACTCGTCGTTCAAGTTGTATTAGTTTTAGTGACATTAATGACGACGAAATGCGTCATTCGAAAGATCATCCATTTCCAAAACATCGTAGTATGGCTAACAATAGTGTCGCTTATTTAGAAAAACCCGATACAATAACATTCCTTCGTGAGTGGTCAGCTCTTGCTGAATCTGGTTCTGGTGAAAGAGGCATATTTAATCTTGAAGCAGTTAAGAAACAACTTGAACAAACCGACAGAACTTATTTAAAATCAATGCGTTGTAATCCTTGTCAACCTGGATGGTCTAAAGTATTAACTCCTAATGGATTAATTACTATAGATGAATTAAAAGTCGGGCACAAAATATGGTCAAGTGAAGGATGGACAATAGTTACTAATAAACAAAGTAGTGGAATTAAAAAAGTACTTGAATATAATACATCTGCTGGTATATTCAATGGAACATCAGAACATAGAATTATTTCAAACGGAGAAAAGATCGAAGTATCAAAAGCCAAATCTATAGATACAATAACAGGTCCTTACTCCAAGTTAGAATATAATATACAAGATGTTATGGATGGTTTAGTCATAGGAGATGGTTCAGTACACAAGGCATCTAATAACCTTGTATTTTTACTTATTGGAAAAAATGATAATGATTATTTCAAATCAGAAATCAAAGATCTAATATTAAAACATCGACCAGGTTTAAAAGAAGAAGCTTATGAAATATTAACAACCATAACAGCTTCCGAATTACCTAAAACATATGATAGATATATACCTAATAGATTTTTAATAAATCCTATCAGGTCTGTAGGATTTTTAAGAGGTCTTTATAGTGCTAATGGTTCTGTGTGTGGTAATAGAATAACTTTAAAATCATCTTCAATAAATATCATTAAAGATACTCAATTATTATTAAATTCACTTGGATTAAAATCATATTATACTATCAACAAACCAACTAAAGTAAAATTTGATAATGGTACATATGAGTGTAAAGAATCATATGACTTAAATATCACAACAGACAGAAATAAATTTGTAGAATTAATAGGGTTTATACAACAATATAAAATAAAAAAGATTAAATTTAATACTAAAAAAACAGGAAGAAAAACTAAAAGTAATTTTAAAATAAATACTATAACAACTATATCAACTGAAGAAGTATTTAATTTAACTGTTGATAATAATTCTCATACATACTGGACAGAGGGTTGTAATGTTTCTAATTGTGGAGAAGTAATATTAAAACCTTACCAAACGTGTAACTTATCTGAAGCTGTAATAAGAAGCGATGATGATATAAGTGATCTTGTAGAAAAGGTAAAGACAGCAACATGGTTAGGTGTTATCCAAAGTTCATTTACATATTTTCCATATGTTAGATCTATCTGGAAAAAGACATGCGATGAAGAAAGAATCATAGGCGTAAGTCTTACAGGTCAGCTAGATAATTCGGAAATACTTAGTGATCAAGTTCTTAAACAACTGAAAAAGGTTGTGATAAAAACAGCAAAACACGCTTCCGACATACTTAAAATAACGTGCCCTAAAGCCTATACGACTTCAAAGCCAAGTGGCACTGTTAGTCAAGTAGTTGATGCTTCATCTGGTTGTCATCCTCGATATAGTAAATTTTATATTAGAAGATATCGTATATCAAAAATAGATCCACTATTCAAATTAATGAAAGAACAAGGAGTTTCATTTAAACCAGAAGTAGAACAAGATATTGAAACAGGAACAACTATGGTTCTTGAGTTTCCAATTAAAGCACCTGACAAAGCAATCACTATAGATAAATGGGATTGCATGAAACAAATGGAATGGTATTTAAAGCTACAAAAAAATTGGTCAACACATAATGTAAGTAATACAGTATACGTTAAAAACAATGAATGGATTAAAGTAGGTGCTTGGGTATACGAACATTTTGATGAAATCATAGGCATGTCGTTTTTACCTTATGATGATCATAAATATGAATTAGCACCATACGAGCCAATTACAGAAGAACAATACGAAAAACTTTTAAAAACTTTTCCAAAAATAGATTTTACTAAGTTAGGCAACTATGAAAAAGAAACAGGCGATAGAACTGAAGTAGCAAAAACCTTAGCTTGCAGTGGAGATAAATGTGAACTCAAATAAGAAAAAGAAAAGTAAACGCAAAGACTGGGATACATACTTCCTAAATCTTAGTGAAGTAGTTTCAAGTAGAAGTACTTGTGATAGACTTCATGTAGGAGCTGTTATAGTAAATGACCATCGTATTCTTACCACTGGTTATAATGGATCACTCAGAGGTGCTTCGCATTGTGATGATGTTGGTCATCTTATGGTTAAAAGAAATTGTAAGAGAACAACACACGCTGAGATAAATGCTATAGCACAGGCTGCAGCTTATGGAATACCTATAAAAGATTGTCATATTTACATAACTCATGCTCCCTGTTTAGAATGCTTCAGAATGATTGTTGCTTCTGGTATTACTAGAATCTTTTTCTCTAATCTATATACACTTACCGAAGAAAGTCTTAAGACATATAGAGAAGTTGTTGGTTATAGAGACGGATTACAATGTTGTAACTGGGAATTAAGTATCAACTCAAAGGTATGGTATAAAACATAATGTATTTTTTTACATCAGACGAGCATTATTCTCACTCCAACATCATTAAGTATTGTAACAGACCGTTCAATTCTATTGATGAAATGAATCGTGCGATGACTGCAAGACACAATGAAGTTGTTACAGATGATGACATTGTAGTTCACTGCGGCGATTTTACTATGAATAGAGAACAACATGCAAAGATTATCATTCGTAAACTTAATGGAAGACATATCTTCATAACTGGTAGCCATGATAAGTGGATAAAGAATTTCAACTTAGATACAGCTATCGGAGAAAAGGTTTTACTAGTTGGTTCAATGTGGGAACGTAAGTTTGATAACGTTTATCTTGTTGCATGTCACTACGCTATGAGAAAATGGCCTCGCTCTCACTACGAAAGTATTCAGGTGTATGGTCATTCCCATGGTAACCTACCACCAGAAGGAAGACAACTGGACGTCGGCGTCGATGTACATAACTTCTATCCTATCAGTCTAGATCAAGTAATACAAACTATAAACCTTAACCAAGGTAATACCAATGGTAAAGCGTCTCCGTCTTCCAGAGTATAACTACGATTTTGATACTGAAACAGGTTTCTTTGTTCGCTGGGGTAAAACAAGACAGGATGATCCTCAAGTATCTCCAATAGGACCTGAAATTGGGGATATTGAGATCACAACTATCTGCTATAGTGGTTGTAAACATTGCTATAAATCTAACAACCCTAACGGCAAGAATATGAGTTTTGAAACTTTCAAGATAATACTTGATAAGTTACCTAAAAATCTAACACAAGTCGCATTCGGAGTAGATTCTCAAGCAACAGCTAATCCAGATCTATTTAAGATGATGGAGTATTGCCGTCAAAATAATGTAGTTCCTAACATTACAGTAGCTGATATTACAGAAGATACAGCTGAAAAGCTTGCGAGTTTATGTGGAGCCGTAGCTGTAAGTCATTACGATACTGATACTTGTAAGCGGTCTATTCAACTATTACATGAGGCTGGTCTCAAGCAGATAAATATACATCAAATGGTATCAGACGAAACGTTAAGCAAGTGTTATGATATCATGAATGAAGCTAAAAATATTCCAGGTCTTAATGCCATTGTAATGTTATCTTTGAAACAGAAGGGTAGAGGTGTAGGATTTACTCCGCTTCCTTATTATTTATTCAAAGATATGATTGACTATGCTATGTCACATAAGGTTTCAATAGGGTTTGATAGTTGTACTGCTCACAAATTTCTCAAATATGTAGATGAAACTGGGAATGAGAAGCTCAAGAAATTATCTGTATTTGTTGAGCCTTGTGAGAGCTCATTATTTTCTATTTATATAGATGTAAATGCGAAAGCTTTTCCGTGTAGTTTTGCTCCTGGAACTCCTGGATGGGAAACTGGATTAGATATGATTACATGCAAAGCCTACATGGAAGATGTTTGGAACAATGAACGTATGCAAGTATGGAGAGAAGGACTACTTAAAAATAATCGCAAGTGTCCTTTATACAACATCTAATGTCTATTTCAAGAGAACAAATTAATTTTAGAAGAACAGGTACACCATTACCGTTACATGATGGAGATGCAAGTAGAGAGAAGAGTGACCTTATGACATATGTATGTACTTTTGGATGTGGTCAGAAGTGGGGAAACCATTACATTGTAATTCAGGCATATGATCAAGAGACTGCTCGTTCTATGATGCAAGAAAAGTTTGGTCAAGAATGGTCTATGATGTATCAAGCAGATGCTCAACATAGTGCTGAGGAAGTAGCTGGTGTAAAAAAATACAATCTTAAAATGCTGACGAGTGAAATGATTAAAGAAGACGCTGAAAAGAATCATAACTTTAATCCAATAGAAGGAGTATATTAATGCCATATATAGAACAAAGAATAAAAACTACTATAGATCCTAAACTTAAAAGGATTATAAATTCAACACTCACCGAAGGTGAACTTAATTATGCGATTACAAAACTATGTATTAGTTACATAGAACATCACGCATTAAACTATACTTCACTTAACGCCATAGTTGGAGCTCTTGAATGTGCTAAGCTTGAATTCTACCGTAGACTAGTCGGTCCTTATGAAGATGAAAAAATAAAATTTAACGGAGATGTATACTAATGAAACAAGTTATTACGAAAAAGAAACAAGAAGAGTTTTTACCATGTCCTTTCTGTGGTGTATATCCATACATAGAAAGTGTAGGACAAGGATATTATGAATTAATAGTTAAACATTTTCGAGACTGTTATTTACACTGTATGAATTACGAAACCTTATCTATGTCCAAGAAAAGCAGACTCATTGAGAAGTGGAACACGAGGACTAAATGAAAAGAAAAAGAGTTTATATAGCTGGAGCTATCAATGCTCCAAGTGCTGGTAAGTATCTCAATAACATTCGTAAAGGCATCCAGCTAAGTTCAAAAGTATTTCTATTAGGTTATGCACCCTTTTCGCCTTTCGTGGATTTTCTATTTAATTTAGTAATGGATGATGTTGATGTTACTCATATAAAGACGGAAGACTTTTATGAGTATTCTATTGCTTGGCTTGAGAAGGCTGATGCTGTACTTGTGGTTCCAGGATGGGAATCTTCACTAGGTACGAGAAAAGAATTAGACAGAGCGACGAAGCTAAAGATACCAATTTTCTTTAGAACAGAAGATCTTATACTATCTATGCCCTCGGAGACAATATGAAAGATAAATTAGATAGAAAATATCTCAAGAAGTACATGCGTAAGCTTATGAGATGTATGAATTACACAGCTAAGAAGATGGATAAGAAAAACGCTAATCCTATCTATTATGAGATATATCAATTACTTAGTTCTCATGCATGGACAGATCTAGCTGAAAGCTGTGAACACAAATTCAAAGTTAGTAAGAAACATCCAATGGGTCGTTGTACAATTTGTGGAACAATAAGGAGTATAAAATGAAAATAAGAAACGGATTCGTAAGTAATTCATCTAGCAGTTCTTTCGTGATTAATAAATCTGAATTAACACGAGAACAAATATATCTTATACATGATGCATGTCTAGAACCAGGATTTGATGCTGATCCTTGGCTCATTACAGAGACTGAAACTACAGTAGAAGGTTTTACCTCTCTGGATAACTTTAGTATGGCAGATTACTTCGATAAGATTGGTATACCAGAAGATAAAATAGAATGGAACGATTAATGAAAATTAGAAATGGATTCGTATCAAACTCGAGCAGTTCAAGCTTTGTAGTTCTACTACCAAAGAAAATTCCAGAATTTACATTGGAAACTCTTCCAAGTAAAATCAAAGACTGTATTGAAGCTGATGAGATTACTGAAGATATCGTGACCAAGATCAATGAATGTATCGCGACCATCGCGTCACAGGAACATACCTATAGCGAAGAGCTTGGTCTATCAGGTGAGGACTTCGACATCTCAGAAGCTCTATCTCAAATCATGGAGCAATACGCACTTACTTCTATTGACGGTGGACCAGACGAGGGCGGGTACATCAACCTAAATCGTAAAAAACTTAAAAGCTTATGGATAAAGATGAATAAAGAACTCTTCGAATAGTTAGAGAAAGAGAACAGAATTCTTCATGGTACGTATCTCTCAACTCTAGCTGAACCAAACGAGCAGCAAACTGAGAATCTTCTTATGAATATAATAGAAGATTCTTGGCAACAAAGTATTGATTTTTAATCAAAAATAAGGTATAATATAACTGATATGAAGATCCGCCAAGGGTTCGTCTCGAATAGTTCATCAGCCTCCTATATAGTAACTCTCAATAAACCATTTGATAGTGTAGATAGTTTATTGTTAGACATCTATGATACTTGTTGGGTTGCTGTACATGAAAACGAGGATGCATACTTCGCTCGTATGGAAGAGTTTCGTAGAATCGAAAAGATTAAAACAACTATAATAAAGTCAGTATTTGACAACATTCCAGAAAGACCACCTAGAGTAAGAATGGTTATGCAAGACAGGAGTGGATTTGGAGGATCATTAAATGAGAATAGGCGTCGTTTAGAAGCTATGTTATATATAATGAATCATGAGGGTATAGCTATAGCGACCGACAACGTTGGAAAATATACTTTAACTTATTTTACTTCTATGCATAATTCATTTAACGATATGAGTAATCTTCTTCAGAATATTTACTTTGAATATTTAACTAATCAAGGTGGAGCTGACTTCACATGGGAAAGTTATAACTAATATGTTTACTAATGACAATCCTAATCTCTATGTTCGTCTTCGTAGATGGTGGAAAGGATATAAATCAGAAATAAGATGGAAGGGTCCTATACTTCCTCTTCTTGAAGACTTTATGCCTGGTTTCCAGAGGCTTAAACATATCTATTGGTCTATACGTCATAGAACCACTGACGTGTATCATAAGATAGACACAGGATTACCACCAGAGTACTATGACATAGATACTCTTATGGTTCACGGTATGTTTTCTCTTCTTTGTCGTTATGTTGAAAGCGAACAAGGCGGAGAAGCAAAGATGTTGGGGTTCATAAAAGAACTAGAATCTAATTGGGGTAATAACTTCGAAGATGTACCAGAAGAACATAGAGAAGATGCTAAATATATAAACCAACGTCAAGCAAATACCATGAAAGACGCGTTACGTCTTTGGCATTGGTGGAAGGATGTTTATCCTAAGTATACCGACTATGATAATAATCCTTGGCATCATTATTGTGACAAAAAACATCCTAATATTAGTAATATATTCGATAATTTAGTACCTTATACGACTGACAAAGATGGCGATCCAACTTCATTTACTTCAAATAATAACAACACGCCAGAAGAACGAATAGAATCTAGAGTAGCTTTAGATGCCAGTTTAAAATACGAAGATGAATGTGAAGAAGATATTACTAAAGCCATGATAGATCTAATCAAATTAAGAAAATCACTTTGGACATAAAGGAACAACATGTATAATTTAAGTAACAGTACACCAGTAGGACCATATGTGATTCTAATTGAAAAAGAATCAGATCTACAAGTATTATTAGAAGAGATACAGCATTACATGGCTTCTGATCAGAAATCACTTGATATAAGTGTAAACAACATAATTCCAATTCCAAAAACTTATAATGGTATTCTATCGGGTGGAGTTAATATTGATTATATTACAACACAGGAAACTATTTCTAACCAAACACAGAATAAAACACAAGGAACAATGAAAACAATAGATGCTATCCCATTAAGTTTAGAATTATCTACAATACAATACTTCGTAATGTACGAAGTATCAGCAAAGGAATAACAATGTCAGTTTACGTTAGATCTATTCTCGATGGAAACCGGATCCGTCTAAGAGCTATTGAAGGACAAAAATACAATTCTAAAAAGAATGTACAGGGGTCGCGAGCTATTCGATATGATAACCCAGTAGGAACTATATTCGAATGTGGTGGATTATCAGATGAAGGAACGTATTATCGTGCATATGGAAACCTCCAGAAAGCATATAACATTCCAGTACAATATAACCCCATTATTTCCAAAACTAAAAACACTAAGCGTAAGTCTGAACCAATTAACATCGTGGAGTTTTGTTTAATATGATATACGAATGTAAATGTAATGGTTGGATGACAGAAAAAGAATGTAATAATTGTTTCAAAAATTTTAAGATGAATGACTACGGACACGTCAAACATTGTAGACGTGATAATATAGTATCGACTGAAGATGATACTCAGGAAGATGAATGAGATTTAATATCAAGTACAACTTAAAAGAAAATGACAACGTGATACGTAGCATAGATTTTAAATCTGCTCACAAAATAGATATAAAAGAATTTGTAGTAGCTGCTAAAAAATGGGGTAACGAAATAACAGAATGGAAAAGAGATCATCCTGAAGATACTCTTATTTTAGATACATTCAAAGATAACGAACGAAGAGAAAACGGACTATTGGGAGAACGAGCTGTAGAAAAATTTCTACAAGTTCAATTTGTTGATTTAAAAATTAGCAATAGTAAGAATCACGCAAAGCCAGATCTTAAACCGTTAGGTATTGACTGTGGTGTTAAATCTGCACAAATGCACAATTGTCCATTAATTCAATTATTAGAAAAACAACCTCAGATTATAGTCCACATAGATAAAGATACAGGTACTGCTTATATATGCGGACTAGCATCACCTAATCTCTTTAATAAATTGTATCTCAAAGAAGCACTTGTAAAAGATGCAGATGCATTAAGAAATGGTAAGCGAGGTTTTTGTGGACATAGTAAACTAATTCAATTTCAAAATATTAATGATCTCCAATTAACAATTGAATAAACTAGGTTTTTCTATATGTGATCCTGGTGGTCACCCTTGGATATGTGCAGTACCAAAGAGATTTATCACTTCCGAGATTAAACACCTTCAGAACAAACTTAAACGTGAGGGAATGAAGGTGCGTAGAACCACACAGAAAGACATTAAAGAAATAGTAAATTGGAAATTTGAAAACTATCTAAAAAGAATAGAGACTGCTAAGAATCAAAAAGAAATAGATGCCCTAGAGTGATCTAGGATAAACACGATATATATCCAATAGAGGAGATCGACAATGATGTTCAACGAAATAGAACTCAGAGAAAGGGTTCAGAAACACTGTGGTCAAAGGATAGCTAGAGGTGAACTAGCCTGTGAGAGCTGTCAGAAGAAATTATCAATGGCCAAAAACATTGATAGACAGAAAGACATAGCTTGGAAGCAGCACGATGATTGGTGCCGTCAACAAAGAGAAAGATCACGGAGGGATATGGAACGACATGCCTAAGTCTTCTATTACTTTAAGTACTAGTAATAGAAAAATATAATTATAATTATATATTGAATTTACCTGTTAAATAAACTATAATAGGTACGGAGGTTATTATGATAAAATATCCACGTACCTATTTTGGTTTAGGATTACCTAAAGAAAACGATGTTGCTGATGGTAAATTAATAAATAAGTATAACGAAGCATACATCTACAAGAAGTGTATTAGTTGTGGTACACTTGTTTGGACTTCAGTTAAACATCAAAAGAAATACTGTAACGAGTGTCGTATTAATAAAATGAAGGAACTACGGGGATCTTCAGCTTCTAATTGGAAGGGAGGAAGATTCCAAGGTGCTGGTTACACATTTTTAACTATACCTGAAACAGATCCTCTTTATAAGTATACAGATAAATTACATCCAGGTAAAATTCTAGAACATCGTTATTTAATGATGCAAAAGCTTGGAAGATCGTTAGAATCTAACGAACATGTGCATCATATTAATGGTAATAAATCAGATAATAGAATAGAAAATCTTGATGTATTAAATGATCGAACTCATAGTAGTTTAACTCAACTCCAAAAGAAGATACAACGATATAGGAAAAGATTAAATGAACTCGAAGAAGAATACATTCAAAGATCAAATAACACTAAGTCAACAGAACAGAAAAATTAAAAATTGCAACATATTCAATCTTCCAGTAGGCATAACATGCAGACCGGGAGTTCTTTGTTCTAAATTCTGTTACAGTAAAAAAGCTGAAAAAATGTATCCTGACGTAAGACCTTGCAGGATGAGAAATTATAGAGCATCTAAGACGGTTACTTTCGTTGATGATATGTTATATTTACTTAAGAAAAGTAAATATAAAATAACTAGAATTCACGAATCCGGGGATTATCATTCTTTAGAGTATTTCTATAAATGGTATACAATAGCTTGTAGTCTTTCAGATCATAAATTCTACTCTTATTCAAAACGAACAGATATTATAACAAAGGATGTTTTGAAAGAAAAACCAAAAAACTTTACTCTAATTTATTCACGAGATGGTATCTTAAAAGATGGCGATGTGATTCCAACAGAAAATTATGGATTTGATAAAATAGCCATCGTAACAGAACACAAAACTAACTGTCCAAGTACGTCTAAAAATAATTGGAAAGTAGCTTGTGTTAAACAATGTCAAAAATGTTTTGATAGTAAAACAAAGACTATATTATTTGCTCGACATTGATTATGAAATGCAAATTCTGTAATAGATTATTAAATGGAGGTTATGCAGGTAGACCAAGAGTAATTTGTAGTTTAAAAAGTTGTAAATTAAAATTACACCAAGAAGCTTGTAGGCAGTATCGTAAAGTTCATAAAGATTATATTAGAGAATACGATAAAATGTATAAAAAGACAGAAAAAGCTAAAAGATATCTCAAAAAATATAATAAAGAATATAAAAAAACAAGTAAATATAAAAAATATATTAACAATAGATATAAAAATGATCTAAAATTTAATATAAGAAGGTGTATAAGAAATAGATTTAGTAAAATGTTAAAAATACAAGGTATTAAAAGACTAAATCAACAAAGTTATATGGTATTAGAATACAAGACATAATAAACCATCTCGGACCTTGTCCAGGACCACGACACATGTATCACATCGATCATATAATACCTGTATCTTCTTTTGATTTATCTAAAGAAGAAGAAATAAGAAAATGCTGGGCACCTGAAAATCATCAATGATTATTAGCAGAAGATAATATAAGAAAGGGAAATAAAATATGACACCTGAACAAGCTATAGAATTATATGCATGTGATAATGTTTGTGATCATTGTAGTTACGATGGTTACGGATGTGATACATGTGATAAGAAAAAACACTCTAAATTTAAAGAAAGAATTACTAGTGAAAATTAGATTTGGATTCGTAAGTAATAGTAGTACTACATCATTCTGTATTTTTGGTGCTAGTTTTACTCCTGATGATATGAAACAAGCTCTTAAAATACTATATCCAAGACCGATCAATATACCAACTATCGATTCACTTGACGTGGATGAAGAGGATGAAGATTTCGATCATTATGAAGCTATGAAAAAAATATCCAATGCATTAGGACTTATTTTCTCTCAACTTGGTTATGATTGTGATGAATATGTTTTAGGAAGAAATTATGATTCAATCAAAGACGACGAGACAGGTAAACAATTTAAAGACAGTACAAAGGAAAAGATTGAACCTATCAAGCCCAATGTAACGGTATCGTGGCATGAGGGTGCATGGAGGGATGGATGAAAATTCGTAATGGTTTTGTTAGTAATAGTTCATCTAGTTCTTTTGTAGTTGTCTTTCCCAAGCATGTAGGCGGTGTAGAAGAGATGGGCAAACTATTATTTCGAGGAGACTGGGAAGAAGGTGCCGTTATAGATGAATATAATGGACCAGTATCCTTAAAAGCTATAGCTGAAAAGGTCTATCACGACTACTGTGAAGAGAAGAAGAAACCAATCGATGAAATAAACACCGCTGTCCTCGACCAGTTGGCTCAAGCATACCACGTATATGCCTTTGATGAAGACAGTATAATAGATTTAATGAATCAAGGAGCTTCGGAGAAACAACTTGAACTTATCCATGAAGGATTTAAAATCGATAAAGAACAGGAAACTCTAACGAAAGATAAAAGAACTAAAGAATTTAAGGATTTCTGGAGTAAAAGACACGCAAACATGTGCCGCCATGGAAACAGAGGAGCAAAGACTGGGTCAGGAAGAATTCACAAAGCTATTGAAAACACACAAGGATTATATTATACTTACCTTGGAATATGGTGACGGGGATGGTTCGCTTAATGCTATAATAGAACATGGTGACATCTTCAAAAACCTTGTAAGTCAAAGGATATCACACCATTAGACAGAGGAGGCCCTATGGAACCGTATGGAAAACGAGCCAGACTCAGACAGAATCTTGTTGATTATCACCTGGTCGACCTGCGAAATTGGTAGGAAACCGAGTACGATAGCGTAAATAAAAAACGTGCTAGAAGAGAAACACAAGACGAAATTAAAGGAGAACAAATGATTAACATAGTAGATGAACTTGGAAATCCAATTATCAAACTGGATGAGATCGACAGTAAAAAGGATGTTATAATCCAGGATGGTAAGGAGATACCTCTCTCAGATGCAGTTAAGAGCGTTAAGAAACCAACTGACGAGGACTAATGTCTCCTAACTTGTATATTGATGTGGATGGAACTCTCATAGACAAAGAACTTAAAGAAATAGCGGAGAAACTTTGATAAATCAGGTTCCGTTACTAAAACAACTGGCTGATACACGCAAAAAAATACATACTCTCTGTGCAAAATCCAAGTGTGTAAAATATCCACGCTGTAAGAAGTTCTGTACTGTATGTACAAGTGATGATCATTCACCTTTTCGCAAAGTAATTCGCAACAATGGTGGTGATTTCAATCTATATCTTCGCTTACGTACGCTGTTAATGGAACAAAACTATCCACTAGTAATCAGCCAAGCTAATGAAATGGGTGGATATAGCAAAGATGATTTGTGCCAAGAAGGTATGTTAGGCTTATGTGAGGCTATAGATCGATTCGATCAGTCTTATGGTAATCAATTTTCTACCTTCGCGTATTTCTATATCCGTAAGGCTATTTTAGGTTTCATTCGCGAAAATCAAACAGTTAGACTAGCTACAAGAATCTCATATCTATCCAAGATAACTGAACAAGCCTTTGATAGGCTAGTACAGAAGAGACGGAGTGGTAGTAACTCTATAACAGAAAAAGAGTTACTAAGAGAAGTTAAAGTAATACGTAAGACCAGACATATGGGAAAGATGACAATTAGAACCACAGAATTAACAGGTCATTTAAGCAGACTAAAGTTACAACTAAGTTCTATGGAGATAGAGCCGCTTGAATCTACCAGACACCATTACCAGGAACACTCTGACAGCTTCTACAATCTGTTAAATAGAAAACTGGAAGAAGACCTAGCTGGTATCGAGATCTGGCTCTCTGAGGCCATTAAACTGCGTTTTGGACTAGGTTCCTACTCAACTCCAACCCCAACACAGGAGATATCAACTGCTTTAGGACTAAATAGAACCACAGTAGAGTACCATATTCACCAGTTCTTTCAAAGAAAAATACTATAACTTAAATAATAACAACATCTTACAAGGAATCATACATGAAAATTAGAAAATCAGATTGGGAGATACTAGGTCTTGAAGAGTTTAACTACCAACAGATAGTTAAAAAGATAGAGGCTATTGGCCGAGTCTGTTACAAAAGCGAGGCCAATATAACCCCTGAGTCAGGAGAAGAGTTCATCCGCAAAATTATTAAACATAGAGGTGTCTCACACGAAATGGTAAAACACAGACTAGCATCATTCTCACAGGAATCCACAAGGTATGTTAGAAGTTGTGAAAAAAAAGATATAAAAATTGAAACGGAACAAGATTGTATAAATTCGTATTTAGATGGTTTATCTATGAGAAGAATTTCTGAGTTATCACTTAATAAATATACTGAATGGGAAGTTTATAAAATTCTAGATAGTAACAATGTTGAAAGAAGAAAATTAGGAAATACAGGATTAATTAATTCTAATTATTTTAATTCAATAAACACCTGGGATAAAGCTTATCTAATAGGTTTTATTTTAGGTGACGGTAATATTAGAAAAGAATCGAACCAGATTTCTATTTCACAAAAAGATTCAGAAGAGTGGTTTCTTCTCAATATGATTAGAAATTTTATACAACCAAATGCAAAATCACTATCGATAAGTGATAATAATATTAAAACCAATCTAATTAATAAAGGTATTATACCTAATAAAACTTATGATATGAACAAATCTCATGTGGAGTTATTATGGTCTTCCATTCCTCATGATATGATCTATGATTTCCTACGTGGTTTTTTAGATAGTGATGGATCCATAAGATGGTTCTATCAAAAAGATACCTCTCAAACACACTCATGTAATATTTGTTTTAATGGAAATATATTTATATTGCAAAAGATACAAGAGTTATTAGAAAAAGAATTTAATTATATCGTTAAAATACATGATTCTGATTCAGCTGTTATGAAACGATTATTTATAACAGATTCTAAAGTCGGAAAAGAATTTTGTGAAAAATTATATAAAAACTTTGTATTTCCATATGGTCATTCTAAAACAGCTAATTGGTATGAACCATTTAATATCGATATACCAATAGAAACAAGAGATAATGATAAGTTTGCAGTTATAAAACCTTTTTCTTTAAAAGGAAAAAACTTATGGGTTTGGGGTAATGCTATGTTTAATTCTGAATTAGCGTACAACAAACTAGTAGATTTGGGAGAAAGTCCTCAAATTGCTAGATCAGTTCTACCAAATTCTCTCATGATTGAGATTGTCGTCACTGCGAACCTCAGAGAGTAGAGAACCATCTTCACACAAAGGACTGCCTCCGCAGCCCATCCTCAAATGAGAGAGGTCATGATACCACTATTACAGGAATTCAAAGCTCTATTACCTGTATTTTTTGAAGATATTAAATAAACAAAGGAGACAGTATGATTGGTAAACACAAGTATGTTGTTATCGCTCAAGATAATACACAGGGTATTGTATGGGAGAAAACACAAGAAGCAGCAGGGAAAGTTTTTGAAGCTAAAAATTCAGGTAAGATAGTTAAGGAGATTCTACCCAATAAAGAATATCTTCTTCGAGTTAAACAAGAGACTAAAATTCAGAAGAAGGTTGCACTAGCACCTGCTGTTGTACCTGTTGAGACTCTTTAATACCAAGTTTTTTTAGAATCTCTTCGTTATACCTACGAGTGTTTCTCTCTTCCAATGCCATATCATTTGATATCTGCATAAGAGATAATCCCGCGTCATAGTGTAGATATCCGAAGAGTTTATCTATCTTCGATAGTTCTGGTTGCTTAGAAGTAATCCCACAGAGTTCCTTTAAAAAAGTAGTTCCGTGGGATTTCATTATACTTTCAGTTTGAAGTCTGTGTTTCTTCGCGATTTTTAATCTTTGCCAGAAGTTTAAAGGTTTACTCACGAATTATAACCTCGTATAGACCTATATCGACACGTTCAAACGATACAATTTTTTGATTCTTCTTAAGCTGAGCCTTAATACACTCTTCTATATCAGTATTATTCTTACACGGTAGATATAAACTACGCGTAGGACCACACGATAAGAAAAGTAAGAGTACTAAAGCTAGTATTAATTTCATTTGATCTGTATTTTGTTTCCTGTTATTGTTTTCCCTTTAGATATGGCTGCTGTTAGCACTCCATCTGATAGGGATGCATTTATTGATTGCATATCGTAATCTCGATTAATTCGAACTCTTGATTGCAATCCCTTATACCTACCCTCCACGCCCTTTACTATTAAAATGTTATCTTCATTACTTAATTCTAATTTCTCTTTGGTTGTACCTGGAAGGTCCCAGCTAAGTAAGAGTTTATTCTCTTCTACGATAGCTGTGGGTTCTTTAATTGTTCCTCCATGCCATCCGGTAAAATTAATAAATTCATCTAGGATATCATCTGTTAGTGTTCTAATCATATTTCCTCCATAATTAATTCTGTTAAAATACTTTTAATTTCTGGTGCTAAACGATCTTTCTTAAATAAAGATTCAGCTGTTCTAATAGAAAGTATACACTCAGCACCCATAGTCTGAGTAATTACTTGGTATCTTTCCCACCACTGGCAATCTTTTGCAAGTAATGTGCCTAGTTTTGAGAGTGTCTTAAAGTATTTAGAATCAATAGGTATCATACCTGTTGTTTGTACATCAGGTAACATAATAGAACAGTCTAGTTTCAACTCTATGATATCTTGTATTATATTAGAGTTATCATGTTCCCGCAAAAGTATATCTACTTCATCATCTGTAATCTTACCGTCTAAATAGTCCGTCATTAGATTAGATTCTCTTAGTTTTCTTGTAAGAATCCAAAGCTTTTCACACACTCTAGCTTCAGGTGGCCATGTACTGCGATTTTTATTACCACCATTAATTAGATCTTGTTTTGCCATTTTTTAATTTCTCCGAACCTTCTCGGGCTGCTGCTTTCAATCTCTTATCTACATCTAATTGCGTTTTATGTGATTCAAAGACTTGAGTTCTTGCTTTTTTTAACTCCTGCTGAAACTGACGTTTACGTGGTTCATCCAGTTCAGCAAAGTAAAATACAGGTTTAAGTGTATCTTGCAATGGCCATATCATGGTGCGAATTGATGCACCAACAGCACACAAATATCCACGACCAGTATTTTTTTTATCTATAATTACCGTAGGTTCTAACTTTTCAATTTTTGCTTTATTTATAATCTCATCGTATGTACAATCAAACACATCAGTTGAATTACCTTCCCCAAATAGTGTATTTAATAGAAATGACTTAAGTATCTCTGGTATATTTCCTATATTAGTCACATGTTTCATCTTCATCCTCCTCAAGATCAAAATCTACCTCTTCTAAAGATACAATTTGATCATTATAATAATCATCGCTTAGATCATCTTCTCTTCCATCTCCACAGAAGATATCATCTTTTTTCCTCATTGTAACTCCAACTTTTCATTAACATTCATCCACTTAAATTCTGTGTTATCAAAGAGGAATTTGTTTATAGATTCTTTCTTACAGACAAACATTTTTTTATTTACCTCTTCCATATTAAAAATAATAAATTTATTTAACGTATAATTAAAAACAAAGACAAGAACTTTGTGAATACTTTCATTCCATATACGAATAGAATTAATCTCCTCGCGTATTAGTTCAACATAACGATTATCATAAGATGGTTTGTAATAAAGCAGTCTTACTTTCTCACCATTAGAGATAAGATGCTGAGGAGAGTACTTTAAAATATCGGAAAGTTTTTTAATCTTTCCAAAGTATCCAAAGTTCTCGCAAATTAACCCAGAATTTTTGCAAATCTGAACAATTTTCATTCATCATCACCAAAAAGATTATTTATAGACTGATCAATAATATCACCTTTACCCCTGCTAGGTGGTTCATCATTATCAATTTGAGTTACTAGTTTTCGTTGAGTAAGGTATTCATCCATTTCATCATTGCTTATTTCAGCTTTCTTCATAACCCTAGATGCCATTAACCGTAATTCATATAACATGCTAAGAAGGACATCTCTAGGAATATCTTCACTCTTTTTAGCGTATTCTTCACCTACTTCAAGAAAACTTTTCGTTTTATATGTATCATTTGAAGAATCAATAGCTATTTCTATAACTACAGTGATGGCTGTCGTATTCATTACATCTCTTTTTGAATATCTTTTAACATATCACTAAGACTTGTATATGTTCTATTAATAAGATCTTTTCTTTCGGGAATATATCTTTTAACTTTAGAAGCCATGTTTATAATAGCTTTTACAACTGTAGAATCATTCCCGATAAGATTATCTTCAACCACACCACCATCACCCTGTGGTGTAGGTTCACCTATTGGAGTTATAGTAGGTTCCCACTTATCTTTAGCAAGATTAAATTCATAACGAACGTATACCTTCTCACCTTTATCATTTTTATCTATGGACATGTAACTAAAACTAATATCTTCTGGATTCTGTTGCATACGTCCATCATAATCTGGATACATAGCTGCTGCTCTAGCTGAAAACTGGCATGCAACTATCTTTTTACTATCGACTATATTCTCACCATTAAGAACGATTTTAGTTCCTTCAGATGTACCGTCTGATGTAATACTAAATTTAACTTTATCATTATTAGCCATACTAACTCCTTTGTATATCTATATTATAGTATATCACATACCTATCTTCAAATGAATAACATTATAGGTTGTAAGAAATGTAAGAGTACTTAGTATAAGAAGTAATACACCTACTATCTTAATAATCAAACGACGATCCAGATGTTTAGTAGTTAGTGGGCCTATAATGGCACCAATTATAGATCCAATTCCAAGTAATCCAATCAGAATCCAATCAGAAATTCCTTTAGTAATCATATAAGCGGCAAAACCAACCATACAGATAGGAAACTCAGCGGCCGTTGTACAACCAATAGCGGTCCTAGATTCTTGTCCAAGAACTAACTGACCTCCAGTTACTACTGGACCAAAACCACCACCAGATAACCCTTTATTAAAAGCAGAAATAACACCCACGGCTGCTGTCTTTTTAATACTGTAAATAAAACGAATACCACTTAGCATTATTATACCCATAATAAATACAAGTGTTGCTATATATGTACTAAGAAATACTTTAGAAACAGTGACAGCTAGTCCAACAGCGAGAATAGTAGCTAATACCCCTGGTAATGTAATAAATAGCACATCCTTTAAATTAGATTGTAGATTCCATCCTAAATCAACATTTTTATATTTATGATGAAAAAATGAAGCAGTTAGTCCACCCATAGCTTGAGTGAGTAAAATAGATGGTACTAGTAAAGTAATTGGAAAACCTAGTAATATTAGAATTGGAGATAAGATAGTACCATATCCCATCCCAATAGCAGAATCTAACCATTCACAAAAAACAGCCAACATTACAATTAACATCATTGTTTCGATAACCATCATCACTCCTTTAAGTAATTTTTTACTTGATTAATAAGATCTTCTACTTTATATTTAACAGTCTGTAATTTTATATCAGGTTCCAGTGGAACTTCATATGGAGAATCAATTCCAGTAAAGTTCTTGATCTCGCCACCTCTTACTTTTTTATATAATCCTTTAGGATCTCTGTGTTCGCATACATCTATAGGTGTGTCAACAAAAATTTCTATAAATCTATTTTTACCAATAATTAATTTAGCATTTTCTCTATCAGAAATAAAAGGAGATATCATAGAAACTAAAACAGTTATATTCATTTTATTAAGTAAAGCGGCAACTTCAGCAACTCTTCTGATATTTTCCTTACGATCATCAATAGAATAACCAAGATCTGAACATAATCCTTTTCTTAATATATCTCCATCTAAAATACAACAAGAACAACCCAAATCTGTTTGTAGTGCTTCAACAATCGTTGATTTTCCAGATCCAGACAGCCCGGTAAACCACAAAGTACTACCATACTTATTTACCTTATTTGTTGAAGTATCAGAATCAATAACCATTCCAGCAGCTATAGTATTATTAGTTATGATATCTATTAAAATAAAACTTCCAGTTGTGCGATTCTTCTGATACGTGTCCAAGAATAAAGACTGATTAGGTGTTAATACTAACCGGCCAATTTCATTCATATTTAAAGTATTTTGTTCCTGACGATGTAATGTATTTACATCAATCTTATAATAAACTTTATCAATTTTTACCTTAGTTAGTTTAGAACAGTGTTTAATTATATATGTTTTATTTAAATCAAGAGCTTGTTCATTCATCCACACCACCATAGCCTCAAACTCAGTTTTAATAGCAGGTATATTATGTGTATGAACTATCATATCTCCACGACTTATATCTATTTCATCTTCAAGTACAACCGTAACAGATTCTGAAGCAAGTGCTCTTCCTAATTCTCCATCATAAGTTATTATTGATTTAACTTTTGATTTCTTCATAGATGGAAGAACTAATATACTATCATTCTTCTTAATAGTACCGGCTGCTACCGTACCAGAATAACCTCTAAAATCCATTCCTGGTCTATTAACATACTGAACAGGAAAACGAAGATCAATCAGATTTTGATCGCTAGCTATATGTACATTCTCTAATATATCTAATAAGGATCCTCCTTGGTACCATGACATAGAATCACTACATTCAATAACGTTCTCTCCTGTTAGTGCACTCATAGGTATAAACTGTAGATTTTGCATATTTAACTTGGAAGCAAATTCAGTAAACTCTTGTTTGATTTTATCGAAAACTATTCTATCGTAGTTAACTAAATCCATTTTATTTATAGCAACTATAACATGAGGAACTCTCAGTAGAGATACTATAAAGGCGTGTCGTTTCGATTGTTGCAATAGACCTTTTCTTGCGTCTATTAGGATGATCGTTAGATTAACATGTGATGCTCCTGTTGCCATGTTTCTAGTATACTGTTCATGACCAGGAGAATCGGCTATAATGAATTTACGTTTGGGTGTAGAGAAGTATCTATATGCTACATCAATTGTTATCTTCTGTTCTCTCTCGGCTTTTAGACCATCAGTAAATAGAAAGAGATCTAAATCATCTATCTTGGAAGCCTTACGTACGCTTGTGATTTGATCATCAAAAATATTTCTAGAATCAAGTAATAGACGGCCGATCAAAGTAGACTTGCCATCATCAACACTACCTGCTGTAGAGAATCTAAGTAGATCTTTCAAAAGTAACCTTCCCTTTTTTTAGTTTCCATCGAACCTTCTTCATCATGATCTATTATTCTAGTAGATCTTTCAGATATACGAATATTATTAATTTCTTTTATAATTTCAGGTAAGGTAGAAGCTGTTGATATGATTGCTCCTGTGCAAGGATAACAACCTAGAGTTCTAAACCGACACATTATTTTTTGTGATTCTTTATTTGGTTGTTCAATTGGAATCAGTTGTTTATCTTTGACAATCATATTTCGTTCTTTAGCAAAATACATCGGAACAATAGGAATATTTTCTTCATATATATATTGCCATACATCTAATTCAGTCCAATTAGATAAAGGAAACACTCTCATTGATTCGTCTTTATTAACCTTAGTATTATATATATTCCATAACTCAGGTCTTTGATTCTTAGGATCCCACTGTCCTTTACTATCTCTAAATGAAAAAATTCTTTCTTTAGCTCTAGATTTTTCCTCATCCCTTCGAGCTCCACCGAAAGCGGCATCATAACCACCTTCTCGAATAGCATCAACTAGTGCTTGCGTCTTAAGAAAAGAACAACATTTTTGTGTACTTAATGTGTATGGATTAACATTATCACTAATAGCTTTGTTATTCTTATAAACAATAAGTTGTACTCCAATCTGTTTCACAAACTCATCTCTAAAAGAATACATCTCCTTAAACTTGAATGTTGTATCTACATGCATTAAAGGAAAAGGTATTTTACCAGGATAGAAAGCCTTTTGAGCTAACCTAACCATTACAGATGAGTCCTTACCAACAGAATAAAGCATCACTGGTCGCTGGCATTCAGCAACAACTTCTCTAATGATATGAATACTTTCAGCCTCTAACAGCTTTAAATGATTAAGCATATGTTTTACCAAGAGCAGACAGGTATCTATCCTTTGCGTCAGGATCTTCTATAGTATCGAAATGAACTGTTCCCATACATCCATCATAACCAAACTTATCTTTACGTTGCATAAATTTAATATTCTTATCGTGCAATGCACTACCTACTGCGTCTTCACAATTGAAACCAAATCTACTATACATGTACTCTTTATTTTTAAAGTGACTTACATTACCTCTTTGAACATAACTACCCCATGGTTTTCCATTCCAACTATTCATTATGAGCTCGTATTGTTCAAGTTCTTTAATACGATCAAAGACAGTATTAGTTACAAACCATTCATCAGCTACCATGGATACTATGTAATCGTATCCTTTCATTTCAGTATACTCAGCTACTGTAGCGAACAAACTCATGGCACCTAGTTGAAATCTATATCTATCGTTATGTGGTACGTGTGTATTTTCTATTTTATCCTGCTTAATTACTTCGATGACCTTACAATCTAACTGAGTAAAAGAACTAGTATCGCCATTAGAAAATAAAAGTACTTCTTCATTAGGAAATCTATATCTTACACTTCGAAGCCAATAAGGAACTTCCCATAACTTATCAAATACTCTACCACAAATTACACCACTCATATTACTCCAGGTAGGTTTCAGTTATTGAAATTTTATTTTCAGTTACTAGTCTGGAATTTCCAGACCTATAAAAAGCTCGTAACTGTCGCTTATCAGATTCACTAAATTCAATATCGTCGCTAAAGTTAGGAAGGATTGAAGTTAAGTTATTAATCATTTGACAAATATTATCCCTTGAAGAGGAATACAAAGGAAGTAAACTAATACACTTACTTATAAACAGATTACGTTTTGGTTGTCTTGGTCTATGTACCTTAGCATATCTAAGATATGAATGAGTATCTTCTATCTGAAGTAGTTTATCCATATATCTATAAAACGCTTCTGGATTATAAATCATTGTTTCATGTGCGACAACATTAATTTTATCAGATCCAAATAATTTTGTATAAATATCTATAATCTCTTTATACTTAAAGAACATGAGAGGACTCTGCGACTTAAATCTAAGACAGTAGTCCATCCAATCTCGAAATGGAATGTGTTTTCTAAAATGTGGTTCTGGTGATGGCTTTAAATAAGAACCATGATTAACATAATATGATTTAATAACATCAAACTGATTGCGAACAATAATAAATATCTTAGCTTCTGGTTCTAATTCATATAGTCTTTGGGCTACTATACTGGGTTGTCTGCTGGACATGATATCTACATCTGAAAATATTACAGTCGGAGACTCATTAGTAAAGTGCTCAGTAAACAACTGTTTCGTACGTACTCTATCATAAAAAATATCATCATCATGATATAAAGACCATAAAAGATTCCGATCTGTATTATGATAACAGCCTTCACCTTCTTCTCCGAAGTAATGTATCTTTGGATGTTTCATAAACAATTCTCTTTGTAGAGTTGTTGATCCTGATTTAGGAGAACCTATATGAATAATCTTATGTTTCATCATTTTTAAAACCTCTAGCTACAAGTGCTTTAATATCATATCCGCGATCTGATTCTATAACTGTTTCTATTCTAGTACCAATTAATTTCAAATAACTAAAAATAGCTAACAGTTTATCATAAGTATACGCATTTTGATGTACTAATCCTGGTGCAGCAAAGCTACCAAAGATGTGCGTCATAATAACTCCCCATCTTTGGTCCATAACAAACCCATGTCCAAAGCCGTAAGATGGATCTGATGGCTTGCAGAGCTTGTAGAAGCACTTCCAGCTATCCTCCGCAGCTAACCACTTCTTAACGGTATCTTCAAAGTCGGGAACCTTAACTATTAGTTCTCCTCTTGGTTTTAACACACGAGTAACTTCAGAGAATGCTTTCGGTTCATCGACAAAGTTAAGATGTTCAAAGACATAGTTAGCCATTACGGTCTCACAAGATCTATCTGGTAATGGTATACTAAGAATATCACCTTTCATTACTTTAGAATTTTGGGGATATAGATCCATATTAATCCAACCATCTAGTATATCGGGGCCTGCCGCCACATTCAATTTCATTACTCTCTCCAGATTAAAGGTTTAAAAAACTCAATAACTCTATCTACTTCAGCATCAGTAAGTGCTTCGTGTAGTGGAATACTTAAAGTATGTCGGGATTCCCACTCGACGTTAAACAACGGATTGTGTTTACACATTCTAATATCATCAAGATCAGCTCGATGTAAGCCATATACTGGCATTGTGTGTAGTGGTTTATAATGAATACCACACTGTATCCCAGCATTTTTAACTAGGTATTCATTACATTCAACTCTAATACGATATAGATGCAGGCTTCTATTATTTAATTCAAAAGCCTTATTATACTTCTCCCTAATTTCGTTAACCTGATCATTACGAGCGTCTAGATTGCGAAGATTTCTTAAAGCGACATCCGCTTGAACTGATCTCATATATGTTTTCCACCCTGGTTCTATAACTCGACGATCCCAACTATTAACATTATTATCCATACCATTCATAGATAGTCTACGGTAACAATCTATAACGTCTTTATTATTCGAACACATCATACCACCATCTATACCAGATAATGGTTTAGTTGGATAAAAACTAAATAGAATAACATCTGTATCGTTCATATAATCACAACAATGGCGAAATACTTCCTGAGCTGAATCAATTAAAGTTCTTCCATCATTAAAAACATGAAGAGGGTAACTTCTTCCTATCCAATTTATGTTATTAGAAAAAAATAATTTGTTTCCACCTAACACTATAGCATTAGCTACAACTGGAGGCAACATACTTGGAAGATATATAGTTGAATTAGCATTATGAAAGATAGCTTGGATGATACTAGTTTCACTATCAAAAGCACAACCGTACTTGATACCTACATATTCACAGAAAGCTTGTTCAAACTCTGTTACTATAGAACCATTAAGAACATGATTATAACTGGAGGTATCTAAGATATATGTTGGTATATTAAATAGTTTAATCATGTAATACTTCCTTTAGATTCTTAACAACTAGTTTTAAATCTTTGTCTTTAAGTATATAAGCACCCGGAAGATTGATGCCATGTTCAGATAAGTAATAAGACATTGAATTCATCTTACTATATTTATTAGTATTAAATCCAAAAGCAGGAATAGCAGTTAAGGGATAAAAGAATCTACGCATAGGTATTCCCATCTTCTTCATTTCTTTCAGAACTTGATCAGCTGTAAACTCTTCACTGAGTATTAAAGATGTTACCCAACAACCACTAGTTTTTGGAGATTGATTAAAAGTAAGTATGTGTTTACTATCTTTTAATTCATTCTCATAAAATTCATAATGTCCATGTTTAATAAAAAGTAATTTATTTATTTTTTTAAATTGAGAATGAGCAAGTACCGCTTGTATATCTGTAGGAAAGTATTTGTAACCAACCATTTCAGGAAAGAAAGAATAAGTCTTTCCATTCCTACCATGATTTCTAAGCATGATACATTTATCATAAAGTTTTTCATCATCTAAAAGTAACATACCACCTTCACCACAAGTAATAGTTTTGGTACGGTGAAAACTAAATACTGATGCTAATCCAAATGAACCAGCTTTTTTATTTTCATAAATAGAACCCAATGCTTCGGCAGCATCTTCAATTAATGGAATATGATGTTCATCAGCTATATTTTGAAGTTCTTTTATTTGACCCATATTACTATATAGATCAACAAATATGATTGCCTTTGTATTTTTTGTTATTCTTTTTTTTACATCATATGGATTTAAACACCAATTAGCATCTACATCGCAGGGAATTATCTTCGCCCCAGTTTGAATGACAGGTGCAGCTGTAGCAACCCAAGTTAGATCAGGAACTATAACCTCATCACCTTTGCCAATTCCTACTCCTGCTAACAAAAGATGTATGGCGGATGTACAATTTGGTGTCATAATTGCATATTTACGGCCGTGGTACCTTGCAAAATCTGCTTCAAATCGATTTATGAATTGATATGCATCTTCATAAAAGCACGTTTTCATCGCGGCCGAGACGGCAGAAATGTCATCCTTTGTAACTAAGGGTCCTTCCCTATACATACAATTCATGTGTTCTCCTTTAAAAACCTGGCTGGATTTCCAACATAAATTGAATTATCTGGAACATCTTTAACAACTACCGCTCCAGCTCCTACAATCGAATTCTTTCCGATCTTTATTCTTTGTCTAATAATGGCTCCTCCACCTATCCAAGAGTACTCTCCAACTTCTACGTGTCCACACAATGTAGCTGTAGGACCAACTTCAGAGTACTTTCTAAGTATACAGTCGTGTTCTATATTAGACATGGAATTGATAATACAACCTTCTTCAATAAATACATCTTCACCTATACAGGCTCTGGGGGATACTTGGATCCCATTAATATATTTAGATGAAGCAGATAACCAAGCGACATCTGAAATAACATTAATAGGATAGAATCCATATCTACTTAACGTATTCGACAATTGTTCTCTACGTTTTCCATTAGGATTACCGATAGCAACTATTCCAAAATGAGCATCTAACTTACTAATATTACTTTTAAGTTCTTCTCCGGTATACAACGGAATAGAAGAAAAAGGAGACGTCTTTATAACATCATCAACTATGGCAATTAATTTCATTCCTTGTCGTTCAAGAATACCGTGAACAATTTTACATTGACCAGTACCACCCCAAACTATATAATTCATTCTACTCCTAACAAACCAAGTGTCTTATTTATATCGTCAAAGATATTACCCACGTATTTGAATCCCACATTTTTGGATTTCTTATTACTAACATCATAAGAAAACTGATTTAACAGTGGAGTGTCTATCATGTTAGTCTGCACTGGTTTCATTTTATTAACATAATCAACAATGTCTTTTAACTTACTATTCACAGTAACTATATTATATATTCCAGTCTCTTTACGAAGCATAGTGCAAGCTGCAATAATAAAGTTAACAGCGTCAACTATGGATAGATATGGGCGAACCATTTCATAGTTCTCTTTCCATACAGTTAAAGGTTGATTAAAACGAGCCTGATAACAGAACTTGTTAACGGCGGTATGAAATCTCATGCCCATTGATACACCTGTAATTGTTCCAAATCTAGGAATGATACAGTTCTTAGCATTGCCAAGAACATAAAGATATTTCTCAATTTCTAGTTTGGATTCAGCATATGGACTCTGTGGATTTACCGGAGTAGCTTCAGTTACTACATCAACCTTCGAACCATAAACACTAGTACTAGATGGAAAGATGATTCTCTTATCTAAACACTTAGATAAGAAAGCTATAGTATCTTCGACGTTAGTTTGATATACAGCTTCTTTATTATTCAAACTACCAGCAGCGTCTGTCTTAGCGGCTAGGTGAATAATGATATCGTATGGAGAGGGATCTACTTTAATAAAATCACTTTCAATAAAGATAAAATCTTTTGGAAAATGATACAAGGAGCAATATCTTTGTGTAGATAAATTATCTACAACTGTAACTTCCGTATTTTTAAAATATTGTAATTTTTGTATAAGACTCGAACCAACGTGACCAAGTCCTCCCACTATGCAAATTTTTTGTTTTGTCGTTTCCAATCTAAGAACTCCTCCCATTTAGTAAGATAATCTGATTTATCATACTCCGTATTAGATAATACAAGTACAATCGAATTTATATCATGAAATATTTGAGTATCCCAAATTTCATTTGGAATATATAAACCTTGACTTGGATCACTTAAAAGATCTACCCTCTCATGTTCTCCATCATGAGTAATCACAGTACAATTACCCTTTAGACATATAAGTACTTGTTCTGTTTTATAGTGAGAATGTTCTCCTCGTTTTTTTGTATCAAATACACCATAAATATAGAAGACTCGTTTTGGTTCAAAAGGTAAATTTTTAAATTCCAAAGGAGTTAAAACTCCATTATTATCCATAAATTGTTTAAATTGTATTTTATTAACATCCTTAATTGTTTTCATTTTTAATCTCTTTCGCTTGTTTTTTACCTTCAGATATTCTTTTTCTATGTTCACTTGTTAATTTTTTACCTTTATGAGAGTTAGAAATTTTAATCTTTGTTTCTTGAGATCTTGGAACACCTCTAAGTTTACTTGGTTTTCCAAATGCAAAAGATTTTTCTCCTTTATGATTATCCGACAATTTCTTTTTAGTTTCTTCAGATGGATGTTTTCCAAAATTTAGGTTATTAAAACCTTTAAGAGCTTCAGAAATTTTTCTCTTATGTTCTTCTGAATGAATTTTACCTGTATTACCGATGGATATTTTTCTTTTGGTTTCATCTGAAATTTGTTTACCAAAATTAAAATGTTTAGGTCCACTCATATCTTCAGAAGTTCTACCATTACCACCATCTAATATATTATAACCTATATCACGATTTTGGCTATTCATTTCTTTAATCCAATATATTTCTCTTTCTTCCCAATTATCACCATCACGTAATTCAAGAGTCTCTTTCTTAAAATTCTCTTTACCATACTTTACAATAGCCTCTTTTAATATTTTACCAGAACCTAAATAAGTTGGATTACTATGAGAGTCTTTACCAACGTAAATCTTGTTATTAATTAAGTTAGTTGTTTTATATATAATCATATTTATTATCAGTATTCAAGATGTTCATATTTTTTAAAATGATCCTTAGGTAATTCTGTTGTATCCTTAACATCAAATTTCTTTTCATAGAAATATATAACTGTTGTTCCAATACTTTCAGCTTGAATACCATGCCATACATCTGTTTCAATTACAAATGACTCACCTTTTTCTAATACGCGAGTACAAACATACTCATCGTTTTCAGCGTGTAAAAAGATTTTAAGTTTGCCACTGACACAGAAGATCATATCTTCTTGATTCTGATGCAGATGCCATCCTTTAAATTCAGTATTCTGATAGACATAAACATTAACTTGTCCATCTAATTCTGGAACAAGATTAAAAAATCTTTTATTTTCTTTCACTATACTATCCTAGGATATGGAATATGGGTTATAAATTCTCCACCATTATAAACAAAGGCACTTTCTTTACTTCGTATTTCATTAATATAGTTCCATGCACCGAGAAATACTAAATGTTTTTTGGAATCAAAAGTATATTTATCTCGATCTATAATCGGTATATTAGTACCTGGCATATACTTACCAATTTTTTCTGGTGTAGTATCTGTAAAAGTAGTTATATATTTATTAAGATCACAGAAGTTTAAAACAACTGTTGCTTTAGATGTAGCTCCATAACCAACTACTATTCTACTTTCGTTATCTAATAAATGTACTAATCTTCTTTTTGATTGATTAACTCTATCATTAAATTCATGGTAAGTACTTAAATTATCTATACCATACAATGATTCTTCTGCTAAAGCGTCTTTCAAAGTCTGTGAATCAAAACTATCTTTAGAGATACAAATACGATTAGAAAAACCATGAACTGAAATTTTTTCCACTTTAGTTATAGTGAGCCCTATCATTTTACATATATTATTTAAAGCTGTAACTGAGAAAATATGAGCATGTTCATCATAGATTTGATCATAACTAACTAATTGAATCATACTTAATAATGAAGGATCTTCTAATATACAAATAGAATTGCCATTTGATAGCACCATTTTTACAGATTCTAATGCATTAATAATATCTTGGATATGACAAAAACAATTAGCAGAATATACTACGTCAAACTTTCCATATTTATCTACGATTTCCTGTGCTGTTGTCTTATTCCAGAATACAGATTCAATCCTATAACCTTCGTCCTGTAACTCTTTGGCAAAATTAGCACATGGTTCTACACCAACACAATTTTCTTTATCAAAACATTTTAAAAAAGCTCCATCATTACAATTATGTGTAGTGATTCCATCTACAACATACGAATTATCGTTTTTAATATGTAAGTTATATACCAATCCATCATAATATCTATGTGATATGGAATTAATAGATTTATAATCATAACATGTTTTAATATCTAATATATTATTATCATAAATAACACTCTCAAATAAACTAACATCAGTTTTTTTCTGTATTGTTAGTCTATAAATAAAACCATTCTTTTTACTAAAACCTCTATCGTTACGAACTAATTGAATAGAACAATTAATTCCTATAGTATTTAATAAGTCTTTTAATTGTAGTATTAATAAACGAGAAACTGAACTATATATATAAATATTTCTTTTATTTTTTTTATTTATTATTGATTTATGACCATCTGTGAACCATAAAGATTTTAAAAAATACGATATTTTATTATTATTAAATAATAAAGGAATCTTTTTATTATGAGAACCTCTACCAAATAATTTACCAAATAACAAATATAAAATTTTAGAATTAAATCTTATTGATATAACATTTATTTGCTTTCTAATTTCACCATTTAAATGAAAGATATCATGAAAATATTTTTGTATTTCTAAAACTTTATTTTCTTCTTTTTTTGAAAATGAAAATTCAATCGTTGTTTTATTAGAAGTAGAACCCTCACCAATAAAATAACCGGCAATAGAATAAAACTCAGAAGATAAATTAATATATCTTGGTATTTTATTTTTTAATCCGTTAGTAGTAAATGTAATAAAATCATTATCTAATTTTAGATTTAAATTATGTTCACTACCAATTTCTAAATAAATATCTAATATTTTTTTATCCGTGAATGGAAAATAGGATTGCGTTGCGATTTTATCATTAACTTTTAAATCATTTGCTTTTTTCCAACCATTTTCAGTTAAAATAGGATGTTCGTTAGTAATTTCTAAAGAAGTATTTAAAGATTTTAATTTAATATTATAAACTTTACCTTTATAATTTCTCGAAAATATTTCTGTGACGTTTTCAAACTTATTTTTATGTGTTAAAACAATATCACCAACTTTAATATTTTCTGTTTTAACTAAACCTAGATTTGTTGTTACATAATGATCAGGTAAAATGCATCCAATTTCTAACACCTTAATTGGGTTATAACTGGTTTCTGATATTATATCAGTGGCGATCTTCTTAAAGTGATGTCGCATAGTGGTAGACTGTGAGCTACGATAAGGATACTGATCATTAAAAAGCATCTCAGGAGCTACAAATGATTCAAGACTAACTAATTTAGTTTCATCATCAAAAGTTACTCCGAGATTGAATTTAAATTCCTCATCTGTAGCTTTTGTCTTAAATCCATTAGCTAATGGTTGCAGTCCTAGATCAAGAATCTTTGTTTTCATTCGGTAATATATCCTTTATAATTTTTCATTATAATATCTTTATATGTATTTAGATTTAAACCAGGATGAATAGCTTCCCATTTTTTATTAAAGATGTCGTTTGAGCGAGCACATTGCATTGAGCGTTCATCGTCTGAGTAAAACTTCTTAGATGCAAGAGATCTGAAATGATAGATTAAACTTTTTTCTGATTTAATATAGCGTACATTCTTATCAAGCTGCCATGCATTAACATGCATCTCAACATCAGTAGCCCAGCCAGGAAAGTAGGCTTCATCAAATGGAACATGTAAGTGTCTTGGAAAACAAGCAGGAGAACAGTTAGCAATCTGATATCTTGGTTGTCTAAGAGAATCTACTTCAGATAGAAGTCTTTTATAATCTAATGTATCTGGAGATTTTCCATAATCTTTAACTAAAGATACAGTCTGTGCGTCATCGTATGGATGTATCTTAGTAACTGGAAAGATATTATTTTCGCCAAACTTATTCATAGCTTCGATTAAATAAGTATCCCAATCAGGTAGAAAAACTAAATCACTTTCTGCTATAAATATGAAATCAGCGTCTGATCTGTCAAAACATATATTTATAGCTGGAGATATTCCAAGATTACTTAATGATTTAGTATACTCTGGATCATATTGAATAGCTAATTCTTCCATTTCAGGAGTAACAGCGTTCAAATGAATCTTAATTTCGATGTTAGTTTTGGTATTTTCGACTATGCTCTTTAACGTAAGTTTAAGAAAATCATAGTCTTGTAGCGAGGGAATTAGTATGGCTAACTTTGTATTTTCTAGTGTACGCAATTTAACACACTTTCTCAAGTTTTCTTCTTGCGGTCCTACACCTATATTATAATTATTATTAATCTATAATACCAATTTTATTTTAGACTTCTTGAAGTGGTCTAGATTGCCAAGTGCTATGGTCAAACCCAACATGTTTTAGAATTCCTGACACTACTAGATTTGTCATACCTTGTTGTAATACACTTTTAGGATGATCACGTAAGAACCACCAATCAATATTACTCCCGCGTGAGTTACCAGGGTGTCCTCTTAAACCATCTCTTTGTTCAGGGTCTACTTCAGATACAGGAAACTGTTGCATCCAGAACGACATAGGAGCTTCCATATGAGTTGCTCTAATATGGTTTCTTAATTGTATTCTATAACCATTTGATAAATTATATTCACCAACAATAGAATTTGAATGTTCCGGTGCTACATGACCAGTTGTAAAACCTATTTTAAACTCACCCTGTCCCATATCAGATAACAACGATATTCCTAATCGAGCATTATTAAGAACTTTTGGCCAATCACTAACTATAAACTCAACATCGTCCTGCACATAAGATATAAAAGGATCTTCATCCTTCTCCTTACCTTCATTAAATCTAAAACGATGATAGTTATTAATTAGATTAATACCAATTTCAATAGATGGAGCAATACCTATATTAGTTTTATTAATAACATACCCTTCAAAGTAGTCAGAGTTAGTTATATAGTCAATAGTATCACTACGAGAACCATCACTAACTATGAAGATTCTAGATTCAGGTGTCGTTCTTCTAATGGATTCGACACAATTATTTAATAGATTCAGTCTATCTTTAGTTGTAATTAACACATAATGAGTCATTAAAATACCTCTTAATAAATTCATTGTTTAAATCATATACATTAAAATTGGTTTTAGGGAATACATGTCCTTCTATCTCTATAAACTGAATCAATTGATCTCTTCCAAGTTGTTCTATATCGGCTTCTGTAGCATTAAGAGCCCATTCTCTATCGTACATTTTTCCATTAGTAAGAGCAGGTTTAATTAATCTATATTCTCTGCGTTTCTTTCCAACACAATATTCAAAAGACTTACCAGTCCTTCTAGCTTCAGCGTGTAACTTAGCTTTACTATAATGAATCACATAGAAGTCATCTTCCAAATCTCTTAGATCATAGATAGGAGAAACCCCAAGTAAGTTAAAACATCTTGATGTTACTTCAGAATGAGTAAATCTTTCATGAAGAGAATTATGAAATTTTGAAGTAACTAAATCTCCACGATACAATGTTATAGTGTCTTTATCCCAAGAATAATTTGCTACCTGACCATCCCAATTTGGTGGGGTTGGAGGTTTATGGAACCAAATCTTATTAAAATCATATAATTGAATATGAGGAAGTTGTATCTTTTGGATATCATTCCAATAAAGAACTTTATTATTTAGTACTTCCAATCCTTCATTAACATTACAATTAAATAATTCGTCTATATCTAAAAAAATCATCCATTCAGGTTTATCTAGTTTAGATAAGATGAAATTACGAGCCGATGAGAAGTCTTTAAAGTCTTGTGATTCAAATAAATGAATTCGTGGATCTTTATATGATTTGATATAATCGAGAGTTGCATCAGTCGAACCAGTATCATGAAGATAGATACCTTCAATACAATCAAGAACTAGTAAATGCTCAAGCCACGGCCTGATTAAATCTTCTTCCTGTTTACATATTGAAGCAACCTGTATCTTCATAGTTTTGCCCAACATACTCTATCGTTAAGAATTTTAGTAACTTTGATACTTTGTTTTTCCAGATCTATAACAGATCTAAAATGTTTAACATGAGTACAGTCATCCATTAGTATTACTTTATTCTTCTGATATTCTGGTTTAAGATTCATTACATATAGAAATTCCATATAACCAACACCACCGGCAGAGTCAAGAAAGAGTAACTGTTTTTTATTGTTATTAGAAAACTTATCCAATAACTCTTCATCAACATTAAAGTTTAGTTCTTGTGAATAAAAAGTTAGTGGATCGTGAGAATCAATAGCTATATCCTTCGGTATAGTATATTTGTCGTTCTTTATGAAATCTAGCATTCTTTGCTTATGCATAGAAAAACCCAGATGACAGGAGACGTTTGAGAAGGCTTTAAGATTCTCTACTGCCTGAGCATGGTTCTGAGGATTACACTCGATTGTAGCCACGTCTAAACCCGTTCTAGCTAGTACCTGAGTGGAACCCAGACCTACATTAGTACCAGTCTCAACTATATCTTCAATATCATATTGTGAGATAATGAAGTTAACCTCAGACATAAAGTCTAAGTTATTCAAATGCATGTCATACATTACTTGGATAGCCATGACTTAATCACCTCCGGTGTATCTAACCAATTTAACTGTATTAGATCCATTGGTTTTTCTTCTAATGTTTTATCCTTAAGGAAATCTGCACGTTGTTTAATTAGTTCTGGAGTTACATCTTCACGTTTTGTATTTGGAAAAAAACGATTTGGAGGTATAGTCTGTCCAGTATTTAATCTATTCCACTGACCATCCCAAAATTCAAGATCAACATTAATACGACGAACTAAATCATGCCAAGAAAAATGCCATACACTTGGAAACTGTTTAAAAGCAGATACCATCATAGATTTAAACTTAGGCATATTAGTCTGTTGTGCTTGCATAAGTTCAGCATTTATAAAACTTATCTGTCCATCTGCATGATCAAAAGTCTGTGAATTAATATAATCACAGCCATCTGAACGATCTTTATCACAAAACAATTTGCCTTGAGGTGTAGTTTGTCTAAGTTGTTTAGGAATACCATGGGTTATCTCTGGTAGATTCTTACTTAAACGAGCCTTATATAATCCTTTATCTGTAAGAATTGTTTTCGTTGTACCATATAAATGAATAACAGGTAGTGTTAGCACTTTAGCCTGACTTGGAAAATTAATTAATAAATCCTTAAGTTTTGAATAATCTGATTCATGTATTAGTTCATCGCAATCCTGCTGCCAACAGAATTCTTTAGTACATAGAGCTCTGGCATAACTTTTCATCATACCATCCATAGCTGGCTCGTCCATTCTCCACTTACGTTTAAAGACCTTCAGTTTAGGTTCTGTTTTCTTCCACTCTTGTAAGGCTTCTAATGTACCATCAGTAGAACCACCATCAACTACAACAACTTCATCACACACCCCTAGTAATGATTTAATAGACTGACGCCAAGGATAATATTTCTCTGGATTCAATGTTGTAGTATAGCCGGATAAAGTGGGAGGTACTGGAGCCTTAGTAAGTATTCCTAATGTACCTATGTGTTCAACCACCATCTTTGCGTCAATATTATTAATACAAGGATTAGGAGATCTATTACATTTTGCTAAATGACATGGTCTCTCACAACTATATCTATTAGCTGGTTCTATAACATTAAGTTTACTCTGATCTTTATAAAGTGGTTTTGTGAGTGCCGAAAATGTAGAACCATATAACAACACAGATGGAATTCCAACATATCCAGCTATATGTGCACATATACTATCACCACCGAGAAAGAGCTTTGCTTTCTTGATTATACTGGCTGTTTCTTGTATGTTCTTACTTCTCTTATCAATTACATTTTTAAGAAGTTGATCGTCTTTGGATCCGACTTGAACCACTGGGATATCAATTTGATTAATAATCTTTTGGTATTCACTATAGTTCTTGGCTTCTTGACCTGTCTTTGTATGAACAACAAGATAATCACCTTCCAGTGCATCCTGTGATTCAATGATCCTCATATATAAATTACCGAGTTCTACACCACAATGAGTGGCATATGTTCGGGCTAAATGTTCACCATGTCCATTTCTCGTCCAATTATTTGAAGCTTGAGTTGCCACGGCTGGAGTGAAGACAATATCAAATAAGTTATTCATCAACGGTATATTATTGAAGACTCCATCATAAGGTAAAATTTTATGAATATTAGGATTACCTTCTAAGATCTGAATATACTGTCCACCGGTAGCAAAATAGATATCCTTATCAGGATATTTTTTCTTAATGCCATCTATAACAGCTGTTGATAGAAATACATCTCCATATGTTCCAGGCATAACATATAAAAATCTATCCTTCTTCTCTTTCTCAAGAAGATCTTCTAGATTAGTTGGTTTAGGAATATTCAGTTTAGGATAAGGATTATTCTTTGATATATTAACTTCACCAATAACTTTATCCCACTTAGCACAGATCGTATCCCAACCTAAATTATCTTCACAAAGCTTACGGCCTTCTTTGCTAAAATGCTCTCTAATTCCTATCGACATTTGCACCCCTTATCATTATTTATTTGTTTCATCTTTATAACTTTGAACTTTTCCAAACTTAGTTTCAAATTCTTCTAAACTAATATTATCATAGAAGGCTTTTATTTTTTCTGTGTAATCATCAACATCTACTATAGCCCTATTTATATTAGTTAAAGGTTCAGCATCTAATACAGCTATTTTAATTCTAGCTGCAGCATGTTCAGCCCAATCATGATGTGCACTATAAGCTGATATTAAGGTTGGTGTGCCAGCTGACATAGATTCGCTGATTGTCAAAGACCAACCTTCCCCCCTAGTTGGGAGCGTCGTTAAATCACAACAATTATATAACTCATTCATTTCTGAATCAGAAGGACCCATACCCACTTGTAATTTATCTCGTTTAATAAATAATTCTTCTAATCCGTGAGTTTTAATTAAATCGGGTATGTACCACCCAACATCATTCCATGGAAAGTGACCATACATTTGTAAAGTATCTTTCGTCCAATAACCCTTCCTAACGCCAAGAGCGATAGCTTCAAACCATTTATGAACAGCTTTTCGTGGTTGATTACGACTAAAGAAACCAACTAGGAACACATCATCTTTAATTTCTGGAAACCATTTTTTTCTTAAACCTTTTTTATTATCAAGTTTGTGATAAGTATTAATATCTACGCCGTGATATATAACACCAACTTTTTTAAGATTAACGCCATATTTCTCTCCTGTTTTAATCATTGTATCACGACCAAAATTACAAAAGGCATAAGCTCTATCGGCTTTATTAAGTGTATCAACCCAATTGATTTCTTGATTAACCATTTTAATAATATGGGGCATAGGTTCCCCGTCTATTGGACACTGACCTATATAGTTTAGTTTATTATTTCTACCGGCTAAAACTGTACCATTATCTTCAACTGATAAACATTTCACTATTCCATTATATTGTATTATTTCAGTGTGTTCTTGTTTAATAGATATAGTGTTATTTACAGACCATATACCAACTCTATTAATAATTTCATTAGAATGAATAATACCTTGTTTACCTATAATAAAACAAAGTTTTACCACATCGTTTGCTAATTGTTTACATACAGTATAATAAGAAGCCTTATTAAAAGATCCATCACCTAACATCATTCTATCAAATAATAATTCTAATTCAACAACAGAACAAATATTAAATACACTCTCATCTATTTTTTTAGTATAACTATTAAAACCAAAATTTCTGGTAAAAAAGTTATACATTATTTTACCATATATTTTATAACCACTAGGAACTTTACTAAAACGAATATCAATATTTTCAATATCTTCAGTTAATTGTTTTATATATTTGTATTGAGATAAAGAACACACATGACAATTTTTATTTTCCACTGAACCTTCACTAATAAACCAACCCCCTAATTTTAATAAATCATTTTTATTAATTAGAATAGGTAATGAATCATGTTCATCATCGGCACCTCGCAGTCGAATATCACCATATTCTTCATTAATAGAAATTATAAATTCTAAGTGTTCTTTAGAAAGTTCATGTTTTCTAAATTTATAAACAAGTTCATGATGATAATGATGAGATTCTAAAAAAGTTTTATTAAAAACACCGTTATGTAACTGTACATTTCTTGATCTACATTGTGAACATTTTAATTCTGTTGGTTGATCTGTTGTTCCAATATAACCACATCTATTACATAAATAAGAATTACATAATTGTAATTTATATTTTACAGGTATTAATATAAAAGCATCATCATCACAATAATCTAACATATTAATCGTACTTTCATTATCACCAATATGATTTGATATTTTATAAGGTCTTGGTAATTTTGAAATAGATCTTTTAGTAACATCAATAGCAGTTATAAAATCACCGGAGTCTAATAAAATTCTATGTTCAGGTGTGACTAATTGGTCAACTCGCATAGATTGTATACTAATCATATCACCAATATAATTCCTTTCGGTAGTTCGTATAACTTTTTTATATGAACATTCTTTAGTTTCTGGATTTATACTAAAAACTAAATCATCTTCTTTAATATCTGATATATTTTTAATACCTTCTTTAGTCATTATATCAGTATCAGGAGAAAAACAATATTCATAATAGGAAAAACACGGTCTAATATCCATCATATTGGTATGAAATTGCATCCAAGTGTCCCCCAAACCCCATACTATATCTGGTTTAAAATCAAGAATAACACCATGAAGACTTTCATAAGCATATTTATCATGTTCCATATTCGGCCCATTAAAACAAACCTGTCCACCCTGACCCACTGGAAGTAATACACCTTGCTGATGTCTAAAATATTCTGGTTGCTGACCAGGAACCATTTTCATTACAACAGGACCTCTGCCACAACATCTACTATGATCACGCATAGTCGTGTAAATTGTAAAAGGAGGAATTATATTATTCATAGGTGCATGAAACCAACACAGATAGGCTATCTCGTATTTACCGGTGTTGTGAAGATATGTTGACACATGGCGACCCACGTTGGAAAAACCAGTGTAAACACAAAAAGAATCCGTGAAAATTAGCAACTTTTTTTTCTTAATCATATTGTATATTATTCTCCTTAAGAACATTTTCTAAATATTTAATTCTATTTTGTAAAATCGTAAACGGTAAATGATGTACCACTTCATGTGTTTTTAAACATCGTCCCAATGATTTAGCCATAACATATCTATGTTCAGAAATAATATGTCCACGTTTACTATGTCTACACATTGAAACATAAGAATCATTTTTATCTATGGTTATAGAAATATAACCGTGACTATCTTTCATTTTAGCTGCTTTATAACGTGCATGGTTTTGAAATCCTAATTTTTCATTGTTAACAATTTGAATACATGAACGACAATAAGGATTAGTTTCGTGATTCTCTAAAGTTCCATTCTTATGAGCGTAAGCAAACTTTAACTTTCCACATCTTGGACAAGAAACAAATTTAATATAACCTTGTCTTTTATATCCAAGTTTAGGTGCATAGAATAAGTCACCTTCTTTATATTTGTTAATATCTAAATCTGTTAATAAAGTCATTCTCCGAGGCATGTTATTCCTTCTTTGAACTTGCTACAATTATTTCACGATCTACTGGTTTAATTGTGTCAGTTTTAATATCAAGATTACCATCTATGATGGGCACTTTAATTACTAGATAAGCCGGACCATCTCCCGAACTAATAACATTCACTTCTGAACATGGAATTAGATTTCCATCTAGTGTTAGAATATTCTTTAGAGGATCTCCCGCCGTATTAATAATCAATTCCCATTTCTGTTTAGTTTCCATTAGTTCCTCCGTCTCTTTATATAACCAGATGAATCTGGTTTTGTATTAATAGTCATTGTCCCAGGTTCATCGACTGTGACAAACTTTAAGGGTTCAGTTGTTTGAACTGTGATGGATGCTTTAGATGGACTGGGAATGATTTTTGTTTTAACAGACTGAGTCTGTTTGATTAGAGGGGCTTTGGTTCTATCGGGTCTTCCATCGACACATAACATGCCTGGATTTCCACGTTTGTTTATGGTCTTTTTCATGTCTTCTCCTTTATTATAATATTATTTAGGTTAAAATGCCAACTTTATTTTAATATATCTAGAGTTACTTCTACTCTTGGATTAACTTTATCTATAAATTTTTCAAGTGTTAATCGTTTAATTTGGGAATCGTCATCATAAAGTATCTTAGATAATGAATCTAAAATTCCTTTATCATAATTGGAACAGTCACGTCTTCTTAAATCACCAAAATAATAGTCGATTTTCATTACTATTTTTTTAGATTTACTATCAAAATCAGTAGGTTTTGATGTGTTATTAGCTATTTTTGCAACTTTTTCTTTATACTCTTTACCTTCTTTACATAGAAATCTTATTTTACCTCTAGAATGATACATATGATTAACAGAAATAGGAGTGCCCGGTATAGTAAATTGTATCATGATATCTTATTTCCTTTTCTAATAAATTTTAATACTTCGTCAGTCATTAGATAATTACTCCTGATAATATAACTCCGCTAGAATGTACCAGATTAGATATGGCGTTCATATAACCATCATATAACTGTTGCGTTCTCTGAAATGTAATACCTGTCATCTCCGAGATATCTTTATAGGTTAAGTCATTACCATACTCGAGTCTAGATAGAAAGATAATCTTGTCCCGAATACTTATGTTAGTAAATACATGATAGATAGCTTTCTTTATATTCTCGGGGAGCTCGTCTAAGTTAGAAAGTTTCATTACCATGTCTCTTTCTCTGTGCTAAAGTTTTCTTTGCCATATTTTTTAATTGCTTGTTTTAGTATAACACCCCGAACCAAGATAACCTTTTCTATCAGATGCATCTTTACCAACATAAATTTTTCCATTTATTAAGTTAAGAGTTTTATATATTCTCATACTAACCTCGATAAATTTGATCAATTAATCCTATAGTTTTTGCTTGTTCAGCATTTAAAATTGTTTCTTTTTGACACATTTCAATTACTTCTTGTCTTGTTATTTTTTTATTTATTTTATGTATATTATTATAATAAATATCATACATAACATCACCCATATTTTTATATAAATCAAACCAATTTTGTGCTTTGTCTATATCTGCGTCCAACATTACACTTCCGTTATGCACCATCATATGAGAGTTAGGACTCATTTGTCTTAAGCCTGCAGCCTGCATTATAATAGACGCACCAGACATAATAGCACCATAACCTCGAACACAAACAGCACAATGAGAATCCTTAATCCGATCATAGATAGCAAGACTGGCATACATATCACCACCAGTAGAATTAAGAATGACACAAATTGGTTTATCATTAAGATTTTCCAAAGTAGCTATACACTTAATAAAATGCAAGGACATATTAGTATCTATCTCATCGTCGGGTGAATCTGATTTTAAAACAATAACTCTTTCAACTAATGATAAACCAGAATCAAACCACGAGTGATATGCTAATCCATCATCACTTCTTCTTGTCATTTAAGCTCCCTTACTTTAACTATATATGTATCTTTATGTGGTTTAGGAATGGACTCAGCTTTAAATAGAAAACATCCATCTTTATCTACAACTAGTTCTTGATCTGATTCTAGCATATAAAAAGAATCTCCAACTTTAAGATCCTTCATACTACATGTTGTTATAGATAGATATCTCTTCCCACTTTTATTAAGCTGGACAGCAGATAACCTAACGACCTGTCTTGTTTGATTCATTATTTCTCCGATATTCGCCACCCATAGCGGTCGCTACGGTCAATTAAAGGACTACAATTTTTCTGTAAACAGTAAGCACAATGAGATCCATATCTTCTTACGAATTGATTCTTTTCAACTATCATCTCATCTAACTTTTCAGCATCGGTATAAGTATAATAGAGAACCGTTTTAGATCCTGGGTATAAACAAGCCAACGAAGTAGGAATGATCCCAGTAAGCTTCTTGAATACACAGCCAGATAATTGTAATCTAAATCCATTATAGTTAAGATCTTCAGCATCTATAGCCTCATCTGAGAAGTCGTAAACGTAGATACGAACACCGGCTTTGGACCTAATAACCAACTCAGCACACCCCTCGAGATAAGAATACTTATAAGGAAAGTAGGGAAGAAGTATATCAAACTTCTTAGTGGGAAAAAGAAGAGCGTAGAAGTTGCTAAAATATCTAAGATATTTTTTAATATCTTTCGGTAGAATGGTATGCTTGCAATGCGTAAGATAATCATTAAATTCTCCTATTGCTGTTACATATGATATAGATCCCAATATCCTATTTTTCATAAACCGACGGAAGAATGGAAGCAGGATTGTTTCACACTCTTCCACTCCTCCATCGTTATATGAATGGAAAAAGGGACAGGAACTCAAGTGATAATATAATTCTCCATCAGTAATTAAACCTTTCTTTGCTACAGCCCTACTAGTTGTTAGTGTTTCGGGCCGGAAATCTTTTAGGTTGTATTTCAGATTCATAATCTACTTCAGTCAGGATACTACGATCTGGTTCGAAACGGTATCCAATCCAACATTTTTTATCTGATTGTTTATTTTTAGCAATCTGCATTTCAAGATAAGGAAGATTTGCAGCCGGGTCATAGTTATCTCGATGCCACTTAATAATCGTCTCTGGATTATTGTGCATCTCTTGATGAGCCATAAGAACTACTTTAGCATCATATTCAATTTGTTTTGTTTCAGCTATGTCATTAAGAGTTGCTCTCTTCCCTGATTCTGTCTTCCGTAATTCAACTGTCATTACAATAGGAATGTCTTCGATCTGAGTTAACTCTTTAAGACTCTGAACCATGTCAATAAACTTTTCACGAATACTACTTTCTTCACCATAACGTAATTTATGAAAGTTATCCAAGAAGATAATAGGTCGGCTATTAGGATATGTTCTGTGGATATAATCAAGATGATCTTCAAGATGCATTATCGAACTACCTTGGGATGCGTCAGCAACGATATAATTCTTCTGACTAAGTACTTGTTCCCAGGCTTCATCAATTTGTGTAACGATATCTGATTCACCATTCTCTGATGCCAGTTTACCATATCTATACACGCAAGCTCTTGAACGTTCAGATTCTCTAGCTACCAAAGCCATCATAACGTCTTTAATAGAATCGTCAATAGACATATAAAGAACGATAGCATCTGGATTTGACTGAGCTAGATCCCAAGATACTTCTCTTACCCAAGTAGACTTTCCTATATTAGCATCACCTGCTACTGCAAAAAGACATTCCTTATCTGGAAAACCATCAAACAATTGTTGTAGTTTACTAAATCTATGAAGCTTAAACCCATTCAATTGTTTACATTTTGTAAAAGACTGACGAACTTGGAGGGCTTGGGAACGAAAGATTTCATCAACATTACCATAACGTCGACTATACTCTCTCTGTTTCTTCTTAATATCGGCATACCCTTTTGAAAGAACTTCTATTAGATCTGAACCTCTAGTTGTCTTTCTCTTCAAAATCATAGTATCAAAAACAGATTCAAGTTCAGCTTGTAGCTTGCCGTTCTTTTCTCCACGTAAAACTTCTACTTCTTTAATAATATCTTCAATAGAAAAGATAGTACCTTTAGCCTGAAGCACATCATGCAGATCTCTAGCACGAGCTCTACGATCTATCGGACTATCAAAGTTCATAATCTGAGCAGTAATACGTTTTATAAATGTTTCTTCCGGCTCAGAACATTCACGCTCTCTATGATACTTTAGATCCCATTTAAAGGCCATCATTACTTCAATAGATTTAAACGCTTCCAAACCACTCTTACGAACTATCTCGTCAGGATCATGATAACCAACAACCGTTGGAAGTTGTTTTACTTCGACTGTGAGTGGACTTCCTGTTGTTGCAATAAGGTCGATAGCTGATCGAGTGCAGAACGTACCTGCTTCATCTCCGTCGAAACAGAAGACGATATGGTTGATAATGAACTTTCCTTTTTCGTCTGGTTTCCGGCTAACCCATTCGTTCCTTTCAGCAATGAACTCAAGTAATTCTTTGCTGAAACCTGCTGATCCGAGAGCAACGACGTTTTTAAATCCTGTTTGGTGGAGGGTAATTGTATCGATGTAACCCTCGACAATATAAAGAGGTTGGTTTTTAATATATTTTTTGGCAAGATCCATCCCAAAAAACGTAGCAGATTTATTATAAATCGCAGAAGTACCGGAATTAACATATTTTGGACAACCACAGTCTTTACTCCATTCGTGTTTACGAGCAACAAAAGCAATTGGTCTACCCAGATAATCAGAGATAGTAATAATTATCTTTCCAGGTACAAAAATACTTTCACTGATTTCTCTTTCATGATAAAGACCATGTGATGTAAGATAGTCAAGACTCCACCCCTTCTTTAACATAGCATCACGATACGCTTCAATAGAAGGGATGGAACCTATTCCAAAATCATCAATTGAGTTTTCATTAATATTTCTAACTTTAATCATATTAACATGAGAAGGAACTGGTGTCGTATTCCAATCTTTCTTTGCAAAATTAACAATCACTTGTGATGCATCGTTATATGCATTCATAAGTGTTATTTTTTCTTTTGCTGTTTCACTAAGCTCTGTTGGTTTATACTCTATCCCAAATCGTTTGGCCAAGGACGTTAACGTCGTGGTAAAAAATTCGGGTCCGTGTATTGGTAACCCTTCGAGATAGTGAGCTGCGTGAAAAATATTTCCGGCCACTCCACAATTATGAACTGAATAATGTTTAGTAGTAAATGATGGATTTCCATCTATAGTCAGATCATAAACAATTGATTCATCTTTTGCTCTTTTAATACTAACTACATGAAGAAAACAATAAGATTTATTATTTATGGTTTCATAAAAACAATCCAGTGATTCATATTTTCTAAGTCTAAGCGTGTATGTTGGTAGTCTAAAAATACCATCTTTTCCAGTATAGAAAGGTTGAGTAGAATATGAAAAAGGTTTTTTAAGATTAATAGCAATATGTTCAAGTTGTAAAACTAGTTCCTTACTAGTAATAGTTAATTCATAATCTTTACTACCATCGCCATCAAATACACCTTTTAAGAAATTAGATTGTTGTAATCGTGGAAGAGAAATAAATTCTACTGGACATTTTTTATTTTCACAACCAACTCCAAATAATGACTCGAATCCTTTTTGTAAATCTGTAGAGGAACAATGAACTGTAATAGAATTTTTTTCTTTTAACTCTGTTATAGTGCATTTTTTATCATAGTACTTTTCTATTAAAATTTTAACTTTCAAAGCGTATGACATTTCATCTATACACAGATTAAAAACAATTCCACCTCTATAAGAATTACCTTCAGCACAATATAAACCATATACCCACATCATATCATTATTGATTATAAGTTTATTAATTCGTGTATTATTAGGACCCGACGAATATTCTTTTATTTCAAAAGGAATAAAATCCTTTTTAGTATAATCTTGTAATACAGGGAATAAAAAATAATCATTAACACTAACTTCATTAGCATAACATTCAGTAATATTTAATTTATTTTTATATTTTTTACAAGATTTACGATTTTTTAATTTAGATATAAACTTAAATCGTTTATCATAAGTTGAATAGTTAATATAAGGAACTTTTTTATACATTTCTTTTACAATTAACATCCTATGATTTACAGTAAAAATAGATTCATCTCTATAAATATTACCTAACACAAATGAAATCATCGGTTTATTATTATCTTTAGTTGGTGTTATAGCGACTATATTTTTCCATGTTCCATCTACTGCTAATACAACATCACTTAATTTAATATCTTTTATTTTAATTAAACCTCTTTGTGTTCTAATTTCTTCAGAAGGTGCAAGACAACCAAAACAATGAAATATTTGTTTATTATGTTTCCCACTAATCGAACATGACGGGGTTGAATCCTCATGGTCGGGATTGATGCAAGTGAAAAAGTTTCTATTTCTTTCAATACCCATTTGACTAAGATAAATTTCCAGTTTATCTTTTAGAGTTTGAATAATATCCTGTTCCTGTTTAGCCATTTCAATTTCCTTATTTAGTTTTTGCTTCTGCGAACTTTAAGAACTTGTTGATGTTAGCGGATGTAAAATCAGCCTTAGTTTTAATATCTGGTTCCTTATAAGTCTCGACTAGGAACTTATTTAGATCTTCGTCATTAGTTAGTTTTAACTTAGTTCTAACAAACTTCATCTTCTCTAGTTGTTGAGAAGAGAAAGTACGCTTGGTTTCTACACCGCCGTTCTGACGCTCTCTAGCGATGTCTGCACGCTCTTCTGCGTCCCAGAGATACAGACCAATGCCTAATGTATTACAAGACTTTTTAAGGGCCTCAGCGTAGGCCGTTTTAACTGTCTTATCCATGTCTTTACCAATAACATCAGAACCAACACCTGCACGATAAATAGTTTCTGTTTCAGAAAGTTTAATTCCTAAAGTTCCTACAACTACAATGGAATCACCTATTTGAGAAACTGAATCTACTGACCAACTATAACCCATTGGTAGTACTTCGTTTAGACGATTGATTACTCCATCGATAGGAATGTAATCGAGCTTCTTACCAAATCCACCTTCACGTTGTTTGACTTCTGCGACCGGAAACTTCTCAGCTAACTTACTCTGCATTTCTAATTTGTCCATTTGAATCTCCTTTTGATTTCAAACATAGTATAGCTACAATCGGTCAATAATGCCAAAAGTATTTTAATTATTTTACTCGTGTATATATTATGGTTAAGGTACTAGTATTAAAGATTGCAGTCATTAACCGTAAGGTTTAATAAGTAACCACAAGTATCTTAGTTAATGCAAAATAATTTTGGCATTATAAACAAAAGATTAGTATACTAAGGGTAATGAAACCCAATAAAAAAGAGTATGATAGACTAAGATATCTTAGAAATAAAGAAAAATCTATTATACTTTATGGAATTACTATCCAATCTATTATAGATCATTTAGGTCCATGTTCAGGAGATAGGAAACTATATCACATAGACCATATTAAACCATTGAGTTCATTTGAATTAAGTCAGGAAACTGAAATACAGAAAACCTTCGCACCAGAAAATCACCAATGGTTAAAAATAGAAGAAAATCTAAGTAAAGACGATAAATGCTAACACGTAATGAATTACTCGATACAGTTCTAGATAGCTTCAGCGATGCAATCATTCAAGCTGATACAGATAAATCTGCAGCTCACTCAGGTAGGGTTACTACTAGATTTTATCCAACTGAAGCTAGTGCTAGGACTCTTAATGGTATAGTTGGAAGATGTAGACGTAGAACTTACTACAGTCAGCAAGGTATTGTGGTTCCTCAAGAAGAGGATATCCGCTCATTGGGAAGATTTAAAGTTGGTAATATTCTGGAAGAATGGATTCGAGAACTCGCTATCTCCTCGGGCATCCGACATGACCATAGCGTGAAGATTCGTTATCTCATTCCTGGAAGTACTACCGTACAAATCTCTGGTGAAGTAGATATGATCTACAAGATTGATGACGAGATAGTTGGAGGAGAAATCAAAACCTCCTATGGTTATGATTTTGAAAGTACTGTCTTTCATAAACAAACCATTCCTGGAATGCCAAAGATAGAACACGTAATACAGGTTTTATCGTATCTTTATTATTATAAATATATAGATACTTCTTTAGGTATTACCAGATTTGTTATTACTTATTTGAATCGTGGAAGTATGGACTGGATCCAACACATCATTGAGTTATCTGATGATTTATATCCTATCATTAATGGAATTTTGTGTAAGGGTATAACTAATTATACTAACTCAATATTTAAAGTCCAAGGTATTAACATCGAAAAAACTAGAACGAAGTTAATGGATTACGAATTCAATATGAATTCAGTGTTCGAAAGATTTATCGAAATCTATCAACACCATGAGAGTGGTCTATTAATAGAACCAGATTACTGTCCCCTCTACTCTGATCAACAAATTACTGACCATGCTATAACCGGTAAGATTGGTAAGACTAAATTTGCAGATTATAAAGCTGGTAAGATTGACTACCTATCTGATAAAGAATGTGGATGGTGTCCCTACAGAACAAATTGTTTACACGATTTAGGAGTAATTTAAATGGATATTATTCAAAGTTCTTCGCTTGATGTTCCGTATGATAATACGATTTATAGGGCAACTATTAAAATACACGGAGCTCCATTTAATGATGAAACACGTATAGTTTGTACTAAGGTAATGACAAAAAAATACGAGGATCGAACATACTTTAAAGTTGATCTACCGGCAGAAATGAATATTAGTAGCGAACAAGATATAGACTTAATAATTTATAGAGATGATGGTTATCACGCTACTATTAAAACAAAGATTCGAAACAACATAGTCGCAGTAGAAACAAATAATTTGTCGTGGTATAAACTAACATCAGTAACACCAACGTTAAAACAAGATGACGTTCTTGAAGCTTTTCTTCGAGCACAAACAGCTAAGCCAAATCTATATGAAAGAACTACAACTACAGTGAATCCAATATGGATACCAAATAATACAACAAGCGATTCTACACGCATCACCTACAGTACTAAGACAACAGGTACTACATATACTAACGAGTAGATTTAGCACATTTAGAATAGACATAACATAGGAGTTAATATGGCTGTAGAGGAACGCAGATCATGTGATATATGTGGAACTTATAGTAAAACTATTACTGTAACGATGTACGATAACGAGTACCACAAAGTGGTTAATACAACCGATCTATGTGAAGCTCATTTTAATCTTCTTAGATCATATTTGCGTCATGGTTGTCCGCAAGTAAGTAGACTTCCTCTTCCTGGTGAAGAACCAATTTATATACCAAATAGAAAAGATAGGAATGGACTAGTCGACGTTCAAGACTGTCAACGCTAATGGATTTAGATATAGTTCCAATCATACCTGATCTTCCATATAAGATTCGGGAACCATACAACACTGCATTAACGAAGATACTAAGAAACAATGATCATAAGATTCTTGGTTCATCTGTTAGATATCATGGTAGTTCAATTAGAGTTGAAATAGATCTTAAGAGCGATAAAGAGATAGTAGATAAGTTACATGAGATCAAAGACTTAGAAATTCCAACTGAATCTTTGTATCATATAGATTATACATCAGCAAACGAATTATTTAGAAGACTTCGCGAAATTACAGAACGAAGACAACGAACACAAGATGAAGAGACCAAAACCCGCGACAATCCATTTTAAAGAATTGAATTAGTTGTTTGATACTAGCTGCTAATCTAATATATTTAGAAAACAAATTAAGAAAACTCGAACAAGAAAACAAACTCTTAAGAGAAGAAATTTTAAAATTAACTAAAGAGACGAATTTGTTAGATTGTAACGGGCACTTAATCTGATAAAAGCTTGTCTAGACTTTTCTAACTCAGACATCATACTTCTTAACTGTCTAAAGTGATTTCTAAAATCAGTAATCTCAGATTGATCTAAGTAGTATCTAGTATTACCCGGCAGTGATATCTTTTGTAATTTTGTCTCCAAATTATTCACTATAACATTCATATCAGTAATGGAAGAATTCACATCTTCTAAAGAAGTTTGCATAGTAGATTGCGTAACATATATACCTGTAGTTGTTTCAAGATCAGATATTCTCGTAGCAAGTCCATTGATAGTTCTCTTTAATTGTTCTATTGAATTATATAATGATTCAGATGTAATAGGCATAATTATACTCCATGTGTAATTTTAATAGCTCGAAAGATTGGCGACTGACCTAAGTATTTATCCATAGTAATCTTTAAATAGAATCTATTCGTAGTCAATGTCTTACTGAAAACCGTAGCACCATCACCTGTTAACGTCGCTCGATTAATATCAACTCCACCAACATCAGACCAAACAGTACCGTCTGAAAATTGATAAGCTGTCGCAACAATTCTATCCGATTTAATATAACTAGGGTCGTTTGCAATACCATATAGATTATAGTCAAACAAATCAATCGATTCAATAGTAGAAAAAGTATGAGAAAAAAACGAAGGAACTTCGAAGACCATATATCCTTGTGAATCTTGATAGTTAACTAAACCAATATCTAGATCAGCTATACCAACGACAGAACCATTAGAAGTGAAATTAATAGTAATTGTTCCACCCCAGGATATTGGTTTAAAATGCACGTCCAGAATCCCCATATGTTGAGATACACTATCGGCTATTTGTTCTCGAGAACCATCAGCTTTAGTAATATATACGCTATCAATATTAAAACTAAATGCTGGAAAAGGAATCAAAGAAAGATAATTAACATATGGTTTTAATGATGTAGGAAATTGAATTTGTAAAGTATATTGTGTATTCTCTACCGTATCTGCTAACCAAAATGTATCTGCGTATCCATCTAAGATCGAATATATATCGGAATCAGCCGGTTGAATTGAAGGCGAAGCAACAGGACCATAAGAAATATAAATATCTTTTGATGCTCTATTTCTACCATTTTTATCCTGATAACGAACAACTTTACTCCATTTTCTTCCTACCACTGGTTCTATTGTTATTTGACCTGTGAGTGTTGTTTGAGTTACTAAACTGGATGCTATTAAAGTATCAAATCCAGTTATAAGAGCTGTACCACTAGTGGTAATTGGATTATCAACAAATATAGCTTGTTCCTGTAGTTTAGATGTTATGTATAAATTCTCAGCCGTTAAAGCTTTATTAAACTTAACTACTCTATTATTCAGATCTCTTGTTCTATTAATACATCGAAGTGTACTAGATTTTAGACTATCAATTATCTTATTATATGATACTGAATCCAAAGGAGAGTTCAGAGTTAGTGGCGAATCATCGAACGCCAACGTATGTCCTCTATTATTAATCATTTAAAGACCTCCGAGAATGATACATAATTAAACTATTTTTATAAAATAAACTATATTGTTCTTCTTGAAAGAGTCTAGAATTTATAAAGGCGAATCCAGACGCATCTATACTCTCATCCAAGATACCTACTTGACCAGATATATCGATAATATCATCAAACGAATTAGAATCATAGCCAATAAGACTAATTAGAGTTTCTTGTAAGTCTCCTAACTCGACTAACATTTCATTACTGGATATAGGATATTTTGGTCTCATTAGTACTCCGTATCATATTATTGATTATTAAGCTGTATGAATTCAATACCGGACTTAAATTTAAATCACTTGATATGAATTTAGCCATTAAAAATATCCTATCCGCTGGTCTGTTATTAGCGGCTAAAGAGTATTTAATATCATAAATAACCTCTAGATTTTCAGCTGTATCCCAAAAAAGGAATCCAGACGAATTAGGCATAGTAACATTTACTAACTGTCCGTATGTAGATACATTTGGATAATTAACTCCAACAAAGGTATTAGCAGGTGTATTAACTAGAGATGTCGCCGTTTCATATGCAGTGGCTAAAAGATTAGGTGATGCACCCGTATTTCCACTAGTACCTGTTGTAAAAGTAACATATTGACCAAGTAAATAATCCCAGTACGTGCGAGTGAAATGAAATATGTTTCTTATTGTTCTAGGAAACTGACTTGGATCTGGAGATTTTACAACAATATATTTACTACCATCCACATCATCCAATAAAGCATATTTTGTATCGTCGTCAAATGGAGTTTCGTATAATAGAACATTAATATCCACCTGTCGTAGATAATTAGTTCCTTGATGTGTTGTTATATTTTCATCATATGTAAAAGTTGTCCGTTTAGTGAAATCTTTAACAGACCACTCTTCTACGTAAAAATCAGATGTTAGTACAGAAGGAAGTAATGTAATAGTGTTATTAGTAACAGCTATAATAACCATATCTTCTCTATCTTGTTTAACTTTAACACCTTCCTGTAACGTATAAGGTTGAACATTAATAGTCACACCTTCTACGATACCTGAAGCTAAGAAGTCAATATTTTTATTAGTAATAATGTTGGGTTCAAACTCAGTTGTAAAATTAATAGAATCAGGATCAGAATACTTACCCTGCATTTTAATAGTCTCTTCGATATCAAATAAATATTGATCTGGTCTCCAAGTAGCGAGTTCATCACCAACACTCTCATCTTGTGTTGAAAGAACATCTACAAAAATACGTACAAGATTTAAACCAGTATATAAACTAAAATTCTGAAATGGATCTGGTTGATTTTGTTCTATGGATTTAGTTTGTTGAACTAAACCATTATCATTAATCTGCTGCACAGTAATTTTATTAACTGAACCAATACTTGTATCTAAGTGGCAAACTGGCAATGTAGTAACTCCGTCAGGAACAAGAAGATATCCATCCCATGATGCTGTTACATCAGTTTTAGCCTCATAACTTATAGTTAGAGATATTTTTATATCGCCACCTAATGCACGCCTCTGTGCAATTACACTATCTGCAAATACAATAGTTACATGTGCGTCATCTAGAAAATCAGGTGATTTTACTTTATAATATAATCCATTCTCATCCTTATCATATTCAAAACCATATTCTACTTGAAAGTCCGTAATTTCAGAAGGTGTTATATTTAAAAATTTAACATCACGAATAGAATCAACTAAAATTCTAATATCTGATTTTCCAGGTAAAAATTCTTCTAGTTTAATAGTATAGAAATTAACATTATTAGGTAGAGTAAAATTAATAACATAATCACTTATAGTTTTCTTACTCTTGTAATTCCATTTCCATGTATTTCTATTATCATTAGCAGTACCAGTAGATTTTAAATGTTTGTTACTGAGTTTAATCGTTCCTGGTATAGGTAAAGAAGATGACGGCCATTTGAATATCTTCCAAAATTTCTTTTGTAATGGAACAAGACGTCTATAATATGGATCATACGTTAAAACAGGAGTGCCGTCGACATCATATACAGGAATAATAAAATCAGGAATAGATATCATGGGCGTAGATAAATGAATTCCTGAACTAGAAGGTGTCATCGGTCTCCACCAACCAGGATACTCATTAGAATCACCCCACCAAACACCAGCACTACTTAAAGGATCTTCACCCCAAATATAACCAGACTTAGGAAAAGCTCCTGGTGTGCCGTCCCAATTATCAGCCCAGTCAGCACCTGTAACAGGCCATGGGCCTGTATAAGCAGGATCACCCCATAATACAGGACTCTTATAATATAAATCATGTACTGGTTTATCAAAATCGGAAACATTAAAATATAACTGATTAGGTAATGCTGTTCCAATATCTTTAATGGATGATAATTGTTGCCACTTAGGTTGCCAATCTTGATATGGAAAAGTACCAGATAAATAAGGATGATCTCTTAATAGCGATGCAAATGTATAGTAGTTTTCAGGATTGCCATATGAATCTATTCCATTAGGAACAAAAGCCACGGCATCTTTAGCATCAATATCAACTACATTCGAATTAGCATCCACTACTTTACCAGGTATCGTATTATCGATACCAATATAAAATTCTATATTAGTTCCAGGTTGAACTTGTTTATCAACATCTAGTTCAGCTGTAAATATAGTAGGTTGTTCATTCTGATAAGGAGTTAACTTCATTGAATTGGATATTAGTGTTGATTCGAATGCTGTGCTAGTTTTCTGAACATTAAGTTCTGTAATACTAAATAAGTATTCAAGATTCTGAACATCATCTGGTTCATATTTAGTCCACATAACTCTTATATGAGTAGTCTGAATAGTAGGAAACTGAAAATCTATTTCGGCATTTTTAATTTCTAATTTTCCATCAGGTAATATTTTCCAAGTTTTATCAATAGCATCTTGATTCATATAAAAAAAGGTCAGATTATCTGTTCCAGATGTCACGTCTTTAGTACCTGAAAACTTCATTTTAATTCTATTAATTTCTACACTAGCACCTATCTCTGATAATTTAAGATTAAAATAACCTTCCAATACAGTAGGTCTAAGCGTGGTTATAATTAATTCCCATCTATCTGTATCATCACCATCAAAGATATTCCCAAATTTTGTTTCTGGAGATTGTTGTTGTTTAACAATTTGTGATATCCCCTCCGTTATAGTAAAATTAATACTTGTTTGATTTCGATAATGAGGAAATCCTATATATGAAGCCCTTGTGGTATTAAGAGAAGCTGTACCGGCATTTAAATTTAATTGTGTTGTCGTTCTAACAGTATCAATTTTATCTGTATCGGTAAAAGAATCTGATATTAAGTATTTCATTCCATCATTGTGTAACGTTCCAGCTTCAATATCAGAAAAATCTCTGTCTATCATTTTCAAATCACGGAGAATTTGATTCTTTTCTAACACTGAATTATTAATAATATCAATAGTATTATTCAAACTATCAAATACTTCACCCAAAATATACTCGATATTATCTTTAATAGTTAAAAAATTATTTCCATAAACATTCGGATCAGATGTAGTCTTTCTACCAAAAGTAGAAATAGAACCAATAATCCCATTAGATGAAGAACTTAGAATATTATTTATTTCTTTTTCTATTGCTTCATCGCTAGGTAATTCGGATAAACCAGTTATTTTACCGCGAATAATATTATTTTTAACTTTCTCAAAAAGAAATTTTCGAACTCTATCTAACTCCATAATAATCCTTTAATTAAAAAGATATCTTTCATAATTAGAAGCAAGTAATGCTTCTCTATCTATAACTGATATTTTATAATCATATATTTGGGGAGTCCATTGTCCATGCGAACCAGTTATATTAGTATTAAGTTCTATTTTTACGCGAAAATTATATTGTTCTTTATTTAGATCAATAAACGATATCATATTATATATATCTAGAACTTTATCATTAGAGAATAAATTACTATCTAATAAGAATATATTTGGAACGTTAACTCCGTTGATATCCAATTCATTTATTCTTGGTTTAGGTGAGATTTGATACCATTTACCATTATCATTAATATCAAACTGTATATAATATTTGACCATATCCCATATATTAAAGTTTGTTATTTTAGGTGCACTCTCATTAACTTCCATACTAAGACCATAGATCGGTTTTTCGCTAGTGTATGGAGATGATATATAAGTACCATTCTCATTGTATTGCACTACAGCCAAATCTATATCTCGGACACCCAAAGATATTCTTGAGCGAGCCGTTTCACCTTCTACAGTCACTACATAAGGTCCTGCTATATCTCCATCTTGAATCTGATAGTTATCAGGTAACGCTGGAATAGCTTGATCAAAATTCCTTAATTGACGACTAAAAAATTCAATATTAACAGTAGGTGATAACAAACCAGAGGAATTAATATAATTAAGTCGAAACGTATACCATCCATAAACATCCGGATTAACAGTAAATTTTTTTGGAATCTTCCATGTTATAGTACCACTTGGCTGTAGATACTGATAAATTGGATTGATGTTATCATTAGTTCCATCATAAGTAGCTGGAAAATACACACCACTATAATTACCAGAACAACTCATTTGTATCATACCTGATGCAGCCAAATCAGGATAACCAGCTCCAAAAGAACCACTATTCGCAAACAAACTCAATGTTTCTGGAAACCGAAATACAAATGTCATAAGTGTATTATTCGTTACAACTTCACCATGATCTTCTATAATAGAATTAAGTTCACTAAGATCTGGATAAGGAGCTTGTGTTAAATACCCACCTAATACCTGAAGAGTGCCATATCCAGCCACGACTCTTTTAGAATCAGTAATAGTTGTAAGAACATGAGTAGCATATATATCATAATATGTATTTCCACTTATAGTAGTAAACGTAGGAGGGACTCCACTAATAGAAACTTTCGTAATTGTACATGTGCTATGAGAAGGGAATAAAGTAGAACCTTCAATCTTTCTACATGGAAGTTGACCATAACCACCCAATACATATCCTGATAATAAATCAACTGCACTAACAGGTCCATTGGTTCCAGATGGAACGGCACAAGCATATAAACTAATTTCACTATCTTTATAATTACCTAATTGACTCTCTATATCAGTTAAAGTGCCGCTAACATATATACTAATGGCTGGTACTGGTAATGGTTTACCGATAGAAAAATAAGGAGCTAAACCACTTATAGATATATCCGTGGCTTTTAAAAAACCCGAAACTATACCTCTTTGATTAATATTCACTGTTCATTACCTCTTAATAATTAAATCCACCAGATGCTGGTAGTTGAGTAGAAGTCGATAACTGAAGTAAATCAATACCAGTTCTATGACCTATTGTATCTTCAACTATAAAAAATATGCCATATAAACCATTAGGAATCATACCACTTGTTAATGATGCAATACCTAAATTAGAATCAGAAAACTGAACATCTTTAAAATCCATATAACCAGAAGGAACAGTACAAGTTCCACTAGTCCAAACCGTTCCACAATTGGTATTTCCTGTCGCGTTAGTAACATGTAGAACAAGTCTATCTGTATATTCATTATGAAGATAAGCTCTAGAAACAGATCTATAAGCATAATTCGGACGATGTTTGTAGTCAAAATTATATTCTGTTATTCTAGTTGGAGGATAAACACCCTCAGTTAATACCTCATTAAGCGTGCCACTAGTTAAAGTAATTGCACCTCCATCAGCAGTAATACCACGAATATAATTAACATATGGTAAATAAGGATTATCTTGTTTAACTGGTATACCTATAATCCACCAGCGTTTAATCATTGGTGTACTAATACGGCCAGATATAGGATCGCTTGTATCATTCTCGTAATAAATAGTATATCTTCCAGTTATATCTAAATAATTAGGACTGCATCTAAAGTTAAATGTATAGGCATAATTATTATTATCACTTAATTTTGGAACAAACATATTATTATTTTTAACAGAATAATTTGTCGAAAATCCATTTGGAACTCTATCTATATCTACTAAATTGTCATTGTATATCTTTCCAATTATAAATTTATGATCATCATACACTGTTATTTGAGGCAACATGTATTCTTTTTTTTCGTAACACTTACTGGTTACAACGAGTTTTAATCCGCTATTAGTTCCAACATTACCGGAAACTGTATTTGATCTTACTGGCGTCGAAGTATTACCATGAATCAGAAATTGAGTTTCTGTGGGGTTCTTTTTATTCCATATTAGATATTTAGCAGGATATGCATTATTAAAAAACCCTGAGGAACCAGTCCCTTCTCTTGATGTACATTCACCAACAGTCATCCAATTTTGATTATCCGCAGCCCATGTTAATTTAGTGGAGAGCACATTAGCTACATCACCAGGTGCACTAACAGTAAAAGTACTAGTGTTTAAATCATTTAATGTCGTATGTATAACACCATTAGCAAAGGAAGCACTTAATGGAACATTACAAGTTATTCCTTTATAATTAAATGTCAAACTTCCTAGTTGTAATATTCTACCATCAACGGTAATAGTGCATACTATAATGTAAGGTACATGAAAATCAATAGCCCTAACATATAGTTTTAGATTTTCTACCACTAAAGCACCACTATCGCGAAGATATTGTATAAGATTTATTCTTATATATACTTTCTCTAAGTCAGTGCCGTCTCTCTTTCCGACACGAGATTCTTTTTTATCAATAGTAATAAGTTGACCTGTTGTAGTTCTAACTTCCCATTGATTTAAATCAATACGTTTCTTAGCTTCGTTTGCCTGTTCTTTATTTGAAAAAGTTAAAAGTATATCATAGTTAACAGCTGTATCAGTTATTTCAGTATTTAGAGAAGCCGTAGGAATCATAGAAGACATATTTATTCTATAAATCTTAGTCTCCAGTGTAAAGAATAAAGTCTTTTGCACCGTAGTAAGATACTCGCATGTTAGATTTTCAGATAATGGAGAGTTACTATATACACCAATGATATTATTTCTACCAGGATAAGTATATATTGCCGAGTTATTATTTCCATATATTACATGCATGTATAGATTTTCTCTAGTTAGAATATAAAGAATATAGAAATCATCTCCAGCGGTTGTATAAGTCACTCCAGCTATCTGTAATTCTCTTTCTTGTGCTTTAATACTTTTATCATTCAATGCTACCATTGAACCAATACCGCCAGGAAAGTTACTAGCCACTACATTGAATCCATAAAGTGGAAGCAATTCAATAGTATATTTAGATGTTTCATCGGGAAGAGAAAAAATAGCTGACGAACAGTACTGGCTATTATATGTCTGACGAACTGGAGAAAGAATGGGAAAGGCTCTTCCATCAGTGGTATTAATAACACCACTAGGATTAAGAGACCATACATAAGGAAGCGTCCTATATCTACTTAATTCTCTTGATGCTGGAGCACGTTTCTCAGGTACCCAATGGCTTTTTTCTATTATCGATAATCTCCAATCAACTAATTCCGGAACTCCATTTTGATCATAATGAAAATATTCACTTGTACGAAATCTTCCTTGTTCATATAAAACACAAACACCGGATTCCGTTGGTGTGCTTTGAAAAGAACTAAATTTATTTATTTCAGATTGATCAACTGTTGTAGGATAATATATCTTATGGTCGTTCCATAAAAACGTGTCACTTGTTCGAGTTAAAGTATATTTGAATACGCTTGGTTGTCCAACACCAAAACTAGTCGTTGGAAAAGAACCAAAATCAACACCAATACTCCAAGTTCCACCGGGAACTAAACTTACAGACGGATTAATACCAGTAGATTCACCAATATTAAGAATATATTTATTTAGAATATCGAGACCAACTAATTTGGTAGGATTAGAAATATGATATTTAAAATCCAATAATAAAGTAATATTATAAGGACCTCGCATATATTCTAATGGTGATTGATATAATTGTGTTTGTATTAAACCTTTATATTTAAAACTATACTTAGCTAGAGTGATGTAATGTATAATCTCATTTGAGCTATCATACTGTAGTTCACGTTGAAGTTCTTGATAACTATCGGTGATACTGATTATAGTTGTTGAATAACTTCTAGTTCCATTAGCCACAGGCATGGCAATAAAATTTTCCAAATAAGCCCATGGTTTACCACCTGTATTGATTGGAATAGATGTTCTACTTGTTGGATTAATAGAATAATAAAATTTTGGTTCGCTGACTCCACCATATATCGGAACAGGCCATCCATAAGTAGCTGTATTCGTAGTTCCTACTTTATTAAAATAATTTTGATTAACACCAACCATACAGTTAGTTTGAGCATATGTAGTAGTATTACTCCAAAAATATTCCCAATTAAGTGAATTAGTGGATAGTGTTAATAAACGAACCCTACCAAATACAATCATATCAAAAGGAACTCTAATTCTTGTTGAATTTAAATTTCCAGATATACTTGGAGTAACAACATTATTTAATGAACAAATATTAAAAGAATATGGTTGTTCAGTAACAGTATATATTACTTGATTTAAACCAACATCAATTAAATTATTTTTATAAAAACTCATGTATTATCCTAAGTTAAAGTGGTAATATCATAATGTGACATTATTTCTTTTAATCGAGATTTATTAATATCTTGAAAATTTGTATCTGATGCATCTCTAATAACATCATGATATACAAAGATATACTTATTAGATGAAGAAGTAAACACTTGATTATCACTAGCATATCCAGTCACATCAGAACCATGTAATCTTACTTTCCAACAAAGACCAGTATAGCTTTTAATAGGTATAGCTATTAGGTTAGGTAATTGAAAAGCAATATAAAATTCTATAGGTGACACAACAACTGAATCTAACATAAGCAATCTATCTTCGACGTCGCCATTTATAACAGATTTCATTTCTTTAAATGGTTTATAAATAATACCATTAGAATCTTTAATATAAGATTCGTTATAATTTATCTGAGGTATAGATAAATTAGTTTCAGATGGAACAAAGTTAATCCGTATATAAGATAGTAATCCACGTAATTGACCTTGTTTTAATTTAAACTTTAATCCAACAGATTGAATTAACTCTTTTAAAACAACATTATCCGTGGCTATAGTTTTATTAGGAAGATAATATGCACCATTAAAAGACGAACCTAAAGGTCCTGTGCTATTAGTAACAACATGTTGGGGATCTACATCTAAGTTAGCGGCATTTGGAACTGATCTTTTAATAGACTTAATTATGGTGTTACGAAGATTTTGATTTTTAAAATCATTAAATATTAATTCAAATTCACCAAATGTAAAAGGATCTGTAATCTCACCCGTAACTACACATTGTTTCTGAATATTATTATATTTTTCAGAATTTGTACCAGCACTATTTAAGTTTTTCATTGGTGTTATTACATCATTGTTAGTAACGGTGCGTCCAAACCCAGCCATATGTATTTGATTAATAGGTTGACTCGCTGGATAAATAGCAAATCTATTTACTGATTCATTATTTTTAAGTTTAACTTCCACAAATATTTCATTGGTATCTATCATATTAGAATTATCTTTATTCTCAACTAGAGATGAAAGAGTCAAGGCACTTAAAGCGGAATCAACACTGACATTTTTACTTAACTTTTTATCAACGAATTTATCATTAGTAAAGTACTCTGAAAAAAATGTTATATGTCTATCATTAGCTGATGTTCTTAATTTTTGATTAATAATTCTAGCATGCATTTTACTAACGGCGTTATTAACACTAACTCTCTCAGCTGATAAATAATTAACGGCTTTGGTAATTACTGATTGTACCTCTATTCTTTTTTTATTTACTTTATCTAAATCAGAAGCAATATCTACTAATAATTTATTATGGTTATTAACTAACGGTCCGGTTCTCTCGTCTGGAAGATCATTCGAATTGATAGTGCTAGTAGATAAATCAGAAAAATATTTATTTATTTCATCAATCAATATTTCAAGGTATTTCTCATTTGTTTTAATTCTTTCATTTGATAAACGAAGTCTTACACGAGCAAATATATCATTAGCTCGTTTATCATCAACTAGTTGTTTACGAATGGTATCCATTAGTTTAGAACCCTTTGTTTATCTACTAATAAAGTATACTGATCTACAACTGGGGTATAATAAGAAATTCCAAGTGTATTAGTTCTTAAAGTAGCTTTGACTCGCAGTGAATTTAAAAGCTTCTTATATGAAATTTTTACTGTTTTTCTATCATCAACATTACTAAAATCAAAGTTAGTTACAATCTTTTCTCCATCAAAGTAATATACTATCTTATCATGTATTCCAGAAGATGTACCAGAAAAGTTAACAACTGAACTTGTGAAGTATGGTGTTATATCTTTTACATTCGGATTATCTGCTATATTAACTGTTATTTGTTTTTCTGTCCATTCTTGATTTTTAAAATCAAAAAAAGATCTATCAAGATATGGAGGATATTTAGTTCTAATAACATTAAACGTCCCAGTAAATCCCAATTCAAATTTTAATCCAGATCCATCATCTTTATATATTTCGTTTATTACTTTTTGTGGTTCAAGATACTGGACTAGATTTGGATTCTTAGGAAACACATATTCTGGTGGATACATTATCTCAGAATTTTGTTTAATTAAATCTCTCAAAACCTTAATTAAGTTATAAATATATCTAATCAAAATTGGTATTCTAGCAGTCTGCGGACTAGTAACAATATTTAAAAAACCAAAGTAATTAATAGTAGATTGTATAGTACTAAGAGTTGTAATAGTTTTATCTAAACTGGAATCAGTATAATTTCCAGCCTGCAAATCTTTTTTAATACTCTCTAAACGAGTTAAATATCCTTGAGCTAAAATAGCATAATTAGGAGTTGCCATTAGTGTTGGATCTCCTTTATTTTAACAGATGGAACAGCAGCCGGTAATTCTTTCCATGTATATTCATCATATCCATTTTCACTATAAGGCGTTACTTTCTGTGTAATAAAAACATTGGTTCTAAATAACCATGTTACTCGAGTATCACTCATATTATATTTAAAATTCTTATCATTAGTGGCAAACCAACTTATTTGATTATTTCTGTCATTGTCATTATCCAGTGCACTATCAATAAATGTATTAACTGTTCCATTTAAAAACCAAAAGTTATATTCTTTGACAGTGCATAATTGAGACACTATAGTATATCCTTTTGATACAACTACATTTTTTGGTTTATTAGCTATTGTAATAGATTGTTTTAAAAGATTAACCATATTGATAGCCGCTTGTTTAGTAGCAAAAACACACATTGTTCCGATATCAACTTGTCCTGCTCTTGGTAAGGTATTTGGAATAATTGTCCAACACTTAACCGTATCCAACATAGCTGGTATATACTTGATAGTATATATCCCATTATTAGTTAAATCCGCATTCGGAACATAAAGTTCAGTACTATTATAAAATTCAAAATAACGATAGTTACTAGCGGCTAAAGGTAAACCATTCTCTGTAATTACGATAGATGCAATATATGCTGGGTGAATAGGGAAATCCAATTTAAAAACATTATACATATTTTTATGATTTACCACTTGTCTGGCCGCACGAGAATAATATTTAAGATTCAAATGTTCGTTATATTTGGCAGTTTCATTTCTCCATATATCATTATTAGGAATAATCGGAATCTCTTTATAGTTAACATTATCTGTATCTACAAGAAGAGACCATTCAATAGATGTAGTGGAAGGTTCCGATTGCTGTGTATATAATTTTACATAACTTGGAACTCCATTAGTTACTTTAAATCCAGATGTATGATCTCTAGGGTCGTGAGAAATATATACTCCAGTAGATTGAGGAGAATAGGCGACATTTCTTGGATCAATAGACCAAGCACCGAGATTAAATAATTTCCAATTTCTAATATCAGCAGAGATATCTATTGGTTGTGGTACTAATAAGTTTGTAATTTGAGATTCAAGTGTACTAATATCACCACCTTCATCGATAATTTTCATAATTTCATCGTAGAGATCTGCTTCCTCGGATGTATCCCATTTTGGAAATTGATCTTTAGATTTATATTTATAATTAACTTTCTCAAAACGCTGTTCAATAAGAGCTTTAACCATCTTATCTACCATGCTATCCACGCTATTTAGAAGCCGACTAATGATCTGATAATTAGGTTGATAAAAATATATACGTAACTTCTTAGCTGATATAGGTGCGAAATTTCTTAGTACTATCCAATCAACATCTGAACTAGTAACTGTTACTCCATTCTCATCCATTACATCAAGCCATTCAGTTGATGTTTCATCAACCTGATATCGTACACCAATAACCTTAGTTGAAAAATCACCATAAGGATCTACATTGATTTCGTTAATAATTTTTTGGCTAGTGAATGTTATTTCAATATTAGTCACAATACCCCGATATGTACGATTCATTCCTCTACCAAATATATCTAATATGATCTCTGGTATATCAGCAGTTAACATTTGAACTTTCCAAAGACCATCTTTAAGAAGTGTGTGATCTCCAGAACTATAGTTATAGTCAAATGTGTTTTTAATATTTGTGGTATCAATAACTCCACCATCTTTATTCGCTGCTGGATATAGACTCATATCAATAGATGCAATATCAGATGAATCACTAAACGAATTAATATAACCGGGAGCTAAAACTAGAGTCCCTGTTTTCTTATCTATGGTTAGTCCACTTAAATGCATGACAGAATTTTCACTGAATGATTCAAAAAACGTATAATTACTCGCTTCAATATTAAATGTATTCTCTCTAAAATGTTGAATTTCTTTCCAAATAGCGGCTATTCTATTTTTAATTCGTCTATAAAATAATCTATTTCGATCAAAAGTAAGATCAATAACATGATGAATATCAGAGATCTCTTTATGTAAAATTCTAACATCTGATTCTAAATCAGTGAAAAGTTCATTTAATTGTTTAGATGAAATAGTCTCATCGCTTTTAACTGCATATTTTTTAACATCTGTAATACGCTGAAGATCGGCATCAATACTATTAAGTGTATTTTGAATGACGCGTTTATATTCTTCTTCAGATTTAATTAAACCTTGCGATGTTAGTTCACTTAATCTTAAATCAACTTCTTGATTTAAATAATCGTTATTTTTATCTTCAAATATAAACATTAGGATTCACCCCGTATAGAAGGCCACGGATTAAAGTTCTCATCAACTATAATATATAAAAATCCAGCTGGCAAATATCTTTCTATTGTGTCTCTTATATATTTTTTAACATCATTATGAATATGTTGTTCTCTGCTATCATAAGATGAAACATCCCGTTCAATAATCCTGGTAAGATCAGGTGTGTATAATGATGTTTGTTGCGTATATTCTGTATTTGAATCAAAAAGCTCATATATTTCACGGTATACTCCAGAAGGTATCTGTATTACCAATGTTCCAGCATGTGGAAAAGGCTCACCATCCCAATATCCAATATCACTAAATCCCCTCCATCCACTTATAGCCTTAATATCACTAGAAATATATCCTCCAGATTTACGAGCATCATAAACCTTCACCATGTCATTAGACAATGAATTTAATGAAAAAATTCCAATCAGCCTAGATCCAGAAGGTATTAATCCAGAAACACAACCTTGCATCATTGCTTCAGTAGCACTTTCAACAGCGTACCCCTTAGTAATACCAGCTGAGAAATCACCACTAATATTATCACTCATGGGATAATAAGCTAAATAACTCCATCCACTTGGATCGGAATTAGAGTTATAAAATGTAGTTCCAGACGGAACAACGACAAGTCCAACAGAATCTAACGCAATATCGACATTCGCATTAATTGTATTCTTTGGATTAAGATCAATACTACCAGCGAGAATAGTCTTCGTATAATCATAAATATAAGTTAATTGAATACTATCTGTTGGTTTGATATCTTGTTTAAGATAAATATAACCATTATTATAATCAATAGAAGAAATTCTATCTATGATATACCTGCCATTAATTGTGCCTGATAATATAGTATTAGACACTGAATAAGTAGGATATATAGAACCAGACGTATATAAAGGAGTGACACCGACCTTAATTATATTCTTGTTAATAAACTGTGGAATCTCAGAATTAACTATATGACCACTCGCGTAGTACCCACTCACGTAGTCATTAGATACATAGTAAGACCTACTTCCACCAAAAATACCAGACGATAATAAAAACTCACCACATGATACTTGAAATTGCCATGGTAAAACCTTAGACTTATCATTAGAGTAAAAAGGACTTTTAATCTTTATATATGAATCTGGTTGTCTTTGAACATATAAAATAGCACCAGAAACAATATCTCCTCCCTCCACTAAAACAATAGAACTAGGAGTTATAGTATAATCATTAGAATTATATAAAACTTGTTCATTAATAAATTCATTGTAATGTTCTTGAATTGTGTCGTTAATATACTTATTATATTCGACGGTATAAAAATTATCCTTCTCTCTTGCAGGTAAAAGAAGTCGTGATGTAACAACATTACCTGAGATAGGTCTAGTACCCCATAGAAAACCAGAAGTAGAATCACTACTATATCTGCCACTACTGGTTGGGAATAGTCTAGTTTCAAGAACATAATTATCTGGATTAACTAGAGATTCGAAATTTTTTCTGATAATTAAAAATCCATCAGGTAATGAAGGATCCATCAAATAAGAATCATACATCAACTGGTATTCATAAAACAAAGGTAAATTAAAATCTACAAATTGTGATTCGACTGACCTATCAGTAACGATTAATGAACCTGAACTATAACCGCGAAATTTTTCGGGTAATATATACTCATGAGGATACACACCAGAAATAGGTGAAATCTTCTCATATATATTATAATCGGGATTATTTTCTAAAATGCTATCTGTAAGATCTAAGAAGGATAATAAATTCGATGGTGTATACCCACGAACTTCAGAAGCAATAATAGGTACCCCAGAAGTTGGAACTACAAGAGATCCACTAAGTAATGATATTGATTTAAAATCCATCAAAGTCCTCGTATATATTTATACTAATTTTCTAGTATAAAATTCCATCTTATTCCAAATATATTAACTTATCAAAAGGATCAGTTAATGGATTGAAATCGAATGTTGTTAGCTGATACCCACCAGAGTATATAACTAAAATACCAGACGTATATACACCAGGATCTTCCCAAGTTACAACGAATCCCGTTGGGTCAACACCCGAAGCATATATAGCACCAGAATCATAGTCATAGTAAAAGTTATTACCATTAAACATAAGTCCACTAGGATCGAACCCAGAACTATATGTAATATAAGGAGTTCTATAATATACACCAGAAACAACATTAATAAAGTCATGTAACCTCTTGAAATAAGGATTGTTAGGTAATTGACCTGAAACTTCATCAAAGAATCTTCCAGATGAATAGGCAGAAATTACACCAAGTCTATATGGCCAACCAGAAGAAGACCCAGTTAAATTACCAGAATAAATACCACCCGCTTCACTAAGAGTTAGTACTTGGTACTGCATAGAACCAAAAAGATAGAAGCTTTCATTATTAATATAAAATTCTCCTGGAACTAGAATAGGATACCAAGGAGAACGTGTCCCAGACGCACTAGGACGCAGTTCTACGCAGTCTAAATCGATTCCATACTTGGATCCACCTTGAATGACAGCACCTGATAGAAGGGCTACAGACCCGTCGTGGAAGGAAGGAATTGAACCAACTGATGCCATCTCTAGCTGGTCCCATCTACCAACGTCATATTTAAACTTACCCCAAGTTAAAGGATATTCATTATTTACGATACTGGCGATTTGAATATACTTATCAGTAGCACGTCCACTAGCGTCAAAAAAGATGCCAGATATTGCAGGATTTGCTAATTCATTCAGGCTAAATATACTTATATGATTAACTTTAAAGGTGTCATAATCTGTTTTATTAGTTGGATACTCAGACTTCTTTCCAATAAAAGACAGATCATTAACATCATCTATATTACTAAAGTCTGTTCTCCAATCTATTGTGGGTTCCCCATAAAGATTAACTCCGGTTTGAACCTGATAATCTACTCTAATTCTTTCTCCTGTATTTGGAATACTCCCGCTAATAAATTCGAGTATCTGAGTGTATTCTCCCACCTGAATACCAGAAGGATAGTGTTCTAAATCATTTCGTTGAGCATACCAACCAGAAGAACCTGGTAATCCAGACGGAATGAGATCGGGATTGAAATCACTTGCGTTCCACACTATCCAACCAGATACGGCATCATCATAACCAGATGCTCTTACTTGAGGTCCAACTTCATTAGATGAAGACCAACTACCAGAAGTAGACACAAATACTCGAATACCAGAAGCACTGGGATAAGGTGGTTCCGACAGATAAAAGAATCGTTTAGTTTCAGTATTATAAATTGGATAGTTGGCTGTACCAGAAACAGAAATGCTTAGATCTCGAGATATGTTATTAATTAAACCTTGAATGGTAGAGTTGCCGCGATATTTATTTGCAGTAATGATTCTATCTTTTAAAAGTTTGTTAGTTTCGCCAGGATATCTAACATTAGTTAATGTCTTTCCATCTTCAGACCAATGAGCTAATCCAGCTAGAATTCCAAACTCATCAAAAGCATTCCATATATTTATCTTCGTTGGTTTAATTGCCATGTTATCCTCTTATAAACTGTAAGCTTGCATTTCAACAAGATCTATTTCAGATGCTCTTCTGCGTACGATCACAGAACCAGCTGGAAGATATTCATCAATAACATCATATCTTGCGAATCCACCAGCGGATTGCCATACAGAAAGACTTTGTGTTGGTGCTACAGCATATAACCAACCTCGATAAATTACAGGATTCATCAACCAAGGACTGGCTAATCCCGTTAAAGTCTCTAATCTAGTTAATAGATAATCTAATGTTATATCTCTATTCGTAGGGTCTCTACCTATATGTAATGCGTTTCCTCTCCAGATTTTACCCACATATGAAATACAAGTGGTTCCACTTCCAGTTTTTGGAAAGATTGCAACTCTATTTCTTTTAAGAGTTGTAAATTGAAACGCGAAAGCACCTGTTTCAGTAATACCATTTACATATGGTTTGCCGTTAAAATAGGTATAATCTATTGGATATCTTTTAAGATTAGCTATATTAAGTGAAACATATTCAAGTCCGGTGGATTCATTAATCGCTGGAATAGTACCATCATATACGAAGACATTGAATCCAACTCTATCGCCACTAGCATACTCGAATGTATTTTCAGTTATACTAGATGTAGTCCCAATAGGAATAAATGATTTAATACCAGGTCTATAAATTACATTATATACTAAACAGTAAGTATTTCCAGCATCATCTAGTATAAAATAATGTATAGAATTTTTATATTTAACAGGTTTTAAATATCTCCAATCAGTTCCACTAATTCTAAAACATGCGACACATTTAGAATTCATTGGAGTCCGTAAAGTATCTATAGCATAAACACTAAAAGAATTAGTACCATCTATCACTTCTAGAAAAGATATATATAAATGTCTGCCAATCCTAACACCCTGATCGATTGGTATCTCTTTTCTATTCATTATAGTATTAAATCCATATCCAACTCCACGAGAACTAAAAGATATGATATTTGTTTTTTTATTATTTAATGTAGTGATTCTAACATTTCTTACACTTCCATCAGAACTTAATGAACGATTATATCCTTTTACTAACTCTATTAATGCAGGTGAATCGCCAGTAGGTGTCGCAATTATTTGGGATCTTGGCAAATTTGTCTGAGTCGCGATAATTACATTAGATGAATCATTGATATCAAAGAGTTTTTTATTATCAACTATATACATTTTATCTTTACATGTAAGAATTTTCTGAATATTATCCGCATTTATAATATCTTTTATTTCCCAATTACTATTTAGCCCAATGCTATTTCCTTTATAATCGCCTTGAATATTAATAGAACCACTAGATTGAACTAAAGTAAAATGATCAATAATGGATTGTATCGAGTTAAAACTTGAAAAACAAACACCAGAAGAACCAATACCATCATGTGTATGAGCCCGTATCTGAAATAAAGTTTCAGATATTACAGGTGATGTAGTAGTATAAGCAGATAAACCTAATTTTAACGAACCATCTATATATAGATTACCTGATACATTTAATCCATTAAGATTATTAATTTGAAGTTTATCGTTAATTAAAGTTCCGCTTATTAATCCAAATTCACGTAAAGATAATCTTAATCTTGGACGAGTAACAATAGAATTAAGAACGCCAGTGTTACCCAATAAGAAAGGATAATCATCCTCGTTTTTAATAGTTGGTTGGATAGATGATAATCTATTAAGATCAGTAAATCTTAATTGCTGATCAGTAGGAATATAACCAGAATATAAATTTTTAATAACATCAGTAAAAATAAAATTATTTATTGTTACATAACCAACAAATCCATCATCGAAGAACACTTTATTAAATAAACCAGATCCAACATCCAAACTTTGTATAGATGGATTAGAAGTTTGAATATAAAACCCAGAAGTATAAATAACATTAACACCAGAAATAATACCATCTACTGATGGAGCGTAAGGGTAATTACTACCATCTATATAATCATATGATGTATAACCAAGATGATTAAAATAGCCAGAAGTAATCGGATAGCCAGACGTCCCAACGTTATTTATATTTATATAATCGCTGATAGCCTTAATATAGAAAGCGACCCCTGATAACGATTCTTCAATAATACCCATTCTACTATCTATTATTGCAGATACTCCAGACGCACTATTAACCATTAATCTATAATTATCCAGAGTACCACTAGGATATATTTGAAATTGGAACATTAGAATGTCTCCCTGACATTTAGGTTATCATTTATTTGAATATCATATTCTCCTATAATCCATTTCTTTGGTGTGTTTGGATTAAAGATATTTCCAAATGATTCTGGTGTATTTTTAAGAATAATAGGACCGTAGATAGGGTCTTTTTTCATGTCTTCGTACGATATATATTCTGGTTGACCATCGACAATAGACATAGCACTTATTATCCACTTACCATCCTTATATAAGAATTGTGACCTACCTATTGGTTTACTTACTATTTGAGTAGGGATATTATTGTTGTCAACTAATCCAACAGAACCATCACTAAAAAAACCTAAAAGAAATGTTAGTAATTTACCTGTTGGATATTTTATACGACATGTCAATGGTAAGTAAACATTGGAACCTACAACCATAGTAGAATGAGTACAAAATCTTTTGTTATGTTTATAGTTTTCATATTTTGGTTTTGTTATAAATAAATCATCACCATCACCTAAAATATACAATGGAGTTGATTCTTCACCTACTATAATACTCAAATCTAATTCGGTTACTAAAGTGTTGCTTAATTCACAAGGAACAAAATCTAAGAAAACAGTATTACCATATTGACCAGAAGGTATAAAATTTTCGTTAGCTATGATTCCGGCATAACTTACACCATCTCCATATATTGTTTCAGCTCCATCTACTGTATAAGAATAAGTAGGCCCTGTTTTCTGTGTTGTTTTATAAAAATAATTACTAAAATCTTTCACTGAATAAATTTTAAGTTTTTGATCTACTTGTACTATTATATATATATTTTTATTGTGTGTTATAGAAGTAACGAAATGAGTATTATTTCTAACTGATGATTGCGTTATCTTATCTTTTAATAGAAATTTATCATCTTCTAGATTAGTTGTAATTATGATTGGATTATCTTTTTGGATAGGAATTTTAATATTTGGATTATTCAGATCCATATAAGGAGTTTGCATGGTTGTAGAATAAGAAAGTGGATATCCTCCTTGTCTTGGATATTCTTCTCTTAAGAAAGTAATACCTATAGTTCTATAAAGGTATTTATTAGATGTGTTTTTCATGTCATAACTGCTAACAGAAGAAGATGTCGCCTGTCTATGACCATAGATACTGCTTGGTTGTATATCTTGATAAAGAATTTCTACTTGATCATGAACTACATAAGGACCAAACGGATGATTATATAAATAAAACTCATGATGACCATTTAAGTTGGCAGACGTCACATAAGGATACTCATTTGTAGTTAGATCTCTAACGAATGTTCCATCTACCTGTGGTGTGAATTCATATAAAGTAGTATTACGTTCACTTGATCCAACTAAACTCTCATTTAACTTTAATACACCACTAAAACTTAATTCGGTTATTGTGTTATTTGTTATATTAAATTTCGATGTTACAATTCCACTACCTGCAGAATTATGAGCTATAACATATAAATTATTATCATAAGTTATCGCATCTATTAAACGTAATCCAAATAATTGGGAAAAATTCTTATCTTCAATCCATGTATTTTTATCAATTGCCTTTTTATACAATCTAGTTACAGGTATAGACCATGGACCAGGAATATATGGTATAAAGTTAGTATCTAAATCCAAATCCTCTGGATCATTAGATATAGGAGCCTCTGGTTTATTAGTGGTAAAATCTTTATAAGAAATATCAAAGTCTTGAACAAGAGCATATAAAAACTGATCAGTTGGTAAAAATTTAGTAATAATCTTTTTACTCATATTAGGTGCAGGAACACCTATTTGAAATTTATTATTTGTTTTAAGAAATGTGGATATATCACCTCTATGTCCAAAATAATAACTATTCTTATATACTATCGAACAAGTTAAATCATTATAAGTATGTGCTCTAACTATAAAGTTATCTATTAGATATCTATTTATAAATGTATCGGTGAAGTTACCGCCATATGAATAGTTAGTTTCGTTATTTCTGCCAGGTTCTAGTAAAAAAACATGTTTATAAATAGGATTCATTTCTCGAAATAAGGAATCTGCACACAAAGCCATTATCGTAGAATTAGATTTCAATGTTCCTTTAACTACAATATTGTTTTTTAAGTTATAAACACCACCAATCGCATCTAATGGAAGTGAAGTTGATTTATTTTTATATATTTTTTTCTTATATTTGCCAACTTGAACTATATTATAAACTGAATTATAATATATTGATAAAGTTCCTGTTGGTATATTTGAGAATAACTTCTGATATATTATAGGTCTATTAAAATTATAGATATATACATTAAAAATATTAACGTTCCAATCTTTCACCAAACAAAAAATATCGTGATCAAGAATACTTACTTGTTTTAAAACTCCAAATAATTTAAAATTTCCAGAATTACGAAAGATACCAAGTGTATTAAAACGAATAATAGATATAACATCCTGCACTCCAGACCTGGTAACTTGAAGTATTAAAAAAACTTCATGATTTGAAACACATGAACTGTATAGGATGTTTCTACCTAACGAGTAACTCCAGTTTTTCCAAACTAGACCATTGAACTGATATATATAAACATAACCAACAACACTATGAATAAAATATAAATCATTATTAATAAAGTAAAATTCATCTTGTGATTGTATAGGACCTGATAATGCAAAGGTTCTACCATCACTGATTCGTAATTGCGAATCTCCAACAAAACCATATACTATAAGTTCGTTTATAGTTGCAACTTTATCACCGAGTTTAACATTTGGAATTCCAATAGGAACTTTATTATCTATTCGCGGAGCCCAATTACTATTGACTACATTTAAATTAGTTTTATCTTTATAAACTCTAGTAGAACTATTAAAAGTAACTCTGGCAGAAGTATATGATTTTATAGGAGTCCAATTAATACTAGTACGTCTAGAATCTAATCTTAATAATTGAGTTTTATTTAAACTATAAAAATATCTTCCATCAAATATTGTGTTACCAACTATGATTGTATCAGTTGATGTAGACGACCAACCTGAACAATTATGTGAGTGACCATTAACATTATAAGTAACTAAACTCTCATCATCGACACCATTTAGCTGATATGTATCGAAAAACCCAGAAAGTATACCAGAACCAACATTCACATCTTTCATTAATAGGTTATTAAAGAAAGTTATATCGTTACTAGTTGTCATGCTTCCACTGCCCAAATTATCTACAGTTAGTACACCACTAAGAAGATTAATACTATCTATAGTATAAACATTACCGTAACTAAATGACCAGCGTTCAAATACATCATCGATCTTATCAATATAACCGGAACCAGCAGAACTAATATCTAACACGTTATTAGATGCATCAATAGCGAATCTAGACATTTCATTAAAATAACCACTAGTTACAATCAAATAATCGGTACTCATGCTAACACAAGCTATACCGGAATTTACAGTAGTTGAATATAACCCACTATTGCCAAGCCACCAAGAAGGATTACCAGAAACACCCAACTGTAGAAAATATCCAACACCAACGCGTTCATTACTATATCCTAGATTATTACCATTGGCAAATCTAACAACTTCTAAAAGATGTTTACCAATACCGAGTTCTATACTGGCAGCGGTAACAGGATCTCTTAACGATAATACATTATCGTATATATGATGCAGGTAATAAGGATGGTAATAACTTATAGGTTGACCTGTTTTCGACGTATCCCAATCCATGTGGTAGTATAATCCAATATGTTTATTATCCTTTATGGATTCATAATCAACATAACCAGAACCAGGTGGAATAAATCTTGGATATATATTCATAATTTACCTTATAAATTAGAAGTTATACATAAATCAATATGTGATGGTTTCTTCACCAAGAATCTACCATTGCCTATACCTATATATAATAGACCTTTATGGATTAAAAACTTAGGTGTTTGTTTATCTCCGCTAATTCCCTGCGACAATGGAACTTGAGTTGAAACATTTCTTTTTATTGTACTAAGAACTAAACTATAATTATAATTACCTCTATCATCCAATATAACTTTTACTCCAACTCCATATACAGCATTACCATATTTAATAAGATCACTATAAAGTATATCATCATCAATATATTCTGAACCATCAGGACCAATATAGTTAAATCCTGTATTAAATTCAAGAATAGAATATACTACTCCATTATGTTGAACAGGACAACGAGGCCGCATATAATGATAAGTCTTTGTGTATGCTCTATTAGGAGGACCAAAATAATCAGATTGAGGAATGTAATACCAATCAAACGTTTTTGTACTCCAGAAACCATCTTTAGTTGGTCTATCATAAAACGTTGGAAAATTACCAGGATGAACAAATGTAGATGAGGGTATTATAATTCCACTAGATTCGACCAACATAGATGTATAATTAATTTTTGATGTTGTTACATCGTGCTCGTGTTTATAGTATAAACCACTAGCACCTCCAAAAGGTACAGTTAACAAACCTGGGTCCCATGGACACAAATTAATTAATTCTGTTCTTTGCCCAGAAACCCAACGATAATCAGTCCAAAGTCTAGCCTCACCTAACTCATAATTAAAAAGATTACTAACCATAAGACTGCCAACACCTGTAATAACACCAGGAAAATACAGATAAGCATTAATTCTAAACAATATAGACGTATCAAGTAGACTCTTCGAACCACGTAAAATATTAGGACTATAATCTACATTTTGAGAAGTTATTAGAATACCAGAAATACCAATATTATATAATAACCTTTTATCTATATCCATAACTAGTGGGATACAACCTCCAAATATAGTTCCACTAGAAGTTGTGTTACACGCAATGGTCGAATTACCAAAAATAAGTAAAGGAGACTCACTAAAATTTTCTATAATATCACCATACATCTGTTTCGCTGATGCACTGTTAATATACACTGTATTTAATCCATGTTGTCCATTATGATATGACAGTTCTGTTAATAAAATAGAACTAATTTCACTAAATCCATTACCAAAAAAAGCACCGAAGTACCCACTAAATGTATTGCTAGGGGCGACCAAATTTTTAAAAACACCATCATTCTGTGCATCAGTATAGTATGGTTCTCTTATACCACCAGAATATGTTCCATCTAACCAGAATAGAGATGAATCAAAAGAAGACATATCAAAACCTTGAATAAAAGGAAACGAATATTTATATGGAACTCCACTAAATGATATATGTTGATGTTCGTTAGATGTTTGATAAGATTCGTATCTATCCAAATCGTAATTATACAATATAGTATGGTTATCCCATTTTGGAATACCTGATTCGTATATATGAGGATACTCGTATCCGTATAATAATATAGCATTTTCTACAGATGAAATACCAAGTCCGTATCGGGAAGAACCATGAGCGAACCCGCTAATATGATACTTTATAGGCGTAGCAGAACTTATATTATCAATAGAACGAGCGTCGCAATAGTTACCACTAGATACTTGTAAATTCCATAAGAAATACAAGACATTAGAATTTATAGCAAATCCATCAACCGTGGCAATTCCCGATACTATCGGTCTATAATCACCAGAGACTAATACTCCGCTCCATGTATAAAAATCTTCCGATGAGTAAATGTATGTATCAGATAAGTTTATACTACCAGTTGGAGTGGCTAAACTTGCAGCATATACTTTACCATTATAAGATATCATGGGACACGTACCAATATCCAATTCAGATACATTGCCAGTTAAAGCAGGTATATCGCATATATAAACACCACTAACGGAATAATCAACTTCATGGAATCCTATACTATCATAGTAAACTTCTAGAAAATACTTATTAGCATCTAATACACCACTAGTAACTTCTATGAATCCTTCATCTGTTATAATTTCAACATCAGTATTATAAGTTAGATCAGTTGCTATTATCGTACTCGCTTTAATTTTATTATCTCTATGGTCGTGACCTGTAATTGAATTCCAGTATATACCAGATTCACTAATACTACCAGAAGGAGAAAAAGAACCTAGGTTTTCTATGATTATTCTATGGTTAGAATCAACATTGATATTGCCACTATTAAGAATAAAATTACCAACGCTACCTCCCAGTAATTTAGAATTCCCATTTCTCGCGAGATAGAAATCATATATACCTCCAGATATAGAAGGAGGATTATATATAAATCCGCTAGAATTTAAACTAAATTCTTCCAAACCCCTAAACGAATTCAATACAGTTAAATTATTATTTCTAAATGCAGCATCTACGACATTTAAATTAGTTCCTAGTATATCAATATCCGGCATATTGGGATTCATAATATTATATAGATATAGAGTACGAACCTGTACACTATCCACATATAGGTAGTTAGTATCAATATTTCTAAAGAAGCCAGATAGGATCGGTGTAACATAACCAGACGCAAACAGATTAGTTGCGTTAATATTATGTTGGAGCCATCCTATATCTCTAGCTAAACCATCCATAATAGACTGATGATTTAACTGAGTAGTTCTATCAGTAATATGTGTATAAGCTGTATAAGGTGCTAAGCCAGACGGCCAATAAAGATAACTCATTATAACTTCACTCCGGTATAGTCCTCTCTAAAGAGAAGAGTGCTTTTAATAGTTCCATTCGGTAATCTGGTTAGTAAGGCATAATCATAGAACAATTTATAAAAATTTATATAACCAGAAACTGAGATTAATAAATTACCAACATCATTAAAAGTCAAATCACCAATAGTTACATCGTCTAATCCTATCACTCCACTAAATACTTTAATTGGTTCTTCGAAAGGATTTATCTCATATTTATTATAAAAATAAAGATTATGTTTAGTAGAAACTACATCTGAATCATCTTTATATTGTTGACGGGCCGATACTACTAACCAATCACCCAATGTACCGATAGCTTCTAATCCTAAACTGGTGTCTTTTTCAAATGATTTAAACTTAAATATTCCATCCTGATTATCAATCGATATATTTCTTGATTCATAATGATCATCAACATATACCTTATCAGACCATATATTAGCTTGCGTAGAAGTTCTACTAAGATAATTCAAATCAGATAAAGTAACTGAAGGTGACACACCAGAACTATTAAATAAAGGATAAGTCATAACCTTCTCGTTTGAAAGAATAGAATATCCATATAAATAGTTATTATATTCCTCACCAACCCAATACAACGGAGTTCCATCGCTATCTTGAAATCTATCCCTAGTAAACCCATTGTATTTAAATTTTCCAGATACCTCTATATCTTGTAATGTGGCACTAGCACTATTAACCATATCACTAAACGATAACATAGTAAACGGTTGAACATAATACATAACCGCATTTGATGCGTAGTCTATATATGGTATTAATTTGTAGTCTGAATCAAATCCAATTATTCCGGCGGTATTTTGAAAACTCTGAAATGTTATTCCGCTACCAAGAACCTTATATTGTTTATGAATTAAGATATCCATATTATTATCAAGACTCGGGTCAGCTTTAAAAAAGACGGCTAGACCACTACCAACAACATAGATACCAGAAGGAATAACGGCTTTAATATCCTGATCACGAAGATAAAATTTAATAGCTTCTTTATTAAGTTGAACAGTCTCAACAGTAACGCCACTTAAAGCTTCTACGATTTCAATAGAATCCGCATTACTAACACAAGGTGAGTTAATATCTGGCCTTAAATCTCCGCCAGATGCATTTACAAATAATGGATCTTTATTAAAATAAAATCCAGATAATCCAGTATAAGTTTCATCATCTATAAAATTATATATGCAACATCCACTAACCGTGATAAATTGTGCATCGTAGATATCGAATGGACCCATACCAGATCCAGCATTACCAACAATAATAGAATACTCAATTAATCCAGAACAAGCCAAACCACCACCAGACACAAAAGCAGTCATTGTATAACCAGAAATATTACTGGCCAAAGACGCATGGTTCATAGTTATATCAGGACAACCAGAAAATAATAGTAAATTTCCAGAAATATTCGCACCTTTTATTTTGTTAATATATATTCCACTACAAACATCCAAGGTTAATTTGAAACCAGTATCATCGTAGTTTGAATAATCACCAGAAGAAATATTTACTGAACTTACTCGCGTTATATTATATTTACAATTACCAGAAGAATAAACATCATTGAGAATTAGACTATCAGAATCGGTAACATCGAGTAACGTTCCGATAACCCCGCTAGTAATATTAACTGAACTTAATCCACTAGCAGATATAGTAGAACCAGACACATCAAATAGTTGAAGCTGTCCATAACCACTAATACTAAGAAGATCTATACGAACATTAGATACTTGAATATTACCTGAATTTAAGAAATACATACTATCGAGATGCACATTATTTTCGGTGCTTCCAATTTCTAATGTACCGGATGGTATTTGATAACATCCTACACCTGATGCTATATAAGACCCACTGGTCTCAATATTAATTATACCTCTATCATAATCCGTTAATCCGCTATTGATGATTGCTCCAATAGCACCAGAAATGCTATCATAATCTGTAGGTACATTAAGAATATATATGTTAGCCATTACGTAATCCTAGATTATCTGTATAACCTATATTATGTTTATAGAATTGCACAGTCTTATCTGTTGTTCTTGCGTCGTCCCATATATCTTCAAATTTAGTATTCATTCTTAGAGTATAATATAATGTAACTCCTGGTCTAACTGAGTATGGATCAATGCGAATTGCATTAGCATCAGATAAACTGGTCTCAATATGAATATTTTGAAAGAAATCTGTATTAGTTATAAAGTATAAAGGTCCTCCGCTTGGAGTGGCTGGTTTATATGATTCTTTTGGATCAGCTGATATTTGAGTTATATTTTCATATAATCGATATTGATAATGAACTTCATATTTGGAGAAATGACCACTAAAACGAATTATATTACCACTACCACTAGTACCATCAATCCAATTAAAAGTACCACTATGTGGAAAAACTTCATCATCAACATATCCACCAGACGGTAGTAATCTCCAAGAGACATTACCGATTAGAGTTGGTACAATTGGGACTCCAGAACCTTCCCTTGCAATTATTTCATCTTGTATATCTTTTGGTGTTATTTCCCATGGAATGGGATTATCGTATCCTTTATAAGTCCACGGATGCTGTCTGAACTCTAATTCACCATAGTCATTTTCAGCATAATAACCAGATGTGAATTGATATACATTCCATCCAGAAGAAGGTATAAGAGTTGGCGTACGTTCTTGAGTTGCTGTTCCCGAGACAGTAGTGTTAAAGACATCATATACTTTAATCGTTCCAGGTATAGGAGCAAATACTAGTTCGATATCAGCCTGATCGTATACTCCTGACCCATATGGGTTATTTAATAACCTCTGAAAATATGTTTTGATGTCAGTTTCTGGATATATAAAACTTTGTTTATCCCAAGTAACTCCAGATGGCATAGTACTACTAACATCACCACTAATAGTAATCCATGAATTAATTGGATATTTACTTCTCAATGATTGTGTTGATTCTGGTATCGCTTCATCCCATGAAGCATTTTGACCAAGTCCAACATAACCTACACCCAATATAATACCAGACGACGGTGTTAGAGAAATACTATTTGTTTTACTAATGATATCATAATATAAAAGAGAACTAGGTGTAATATCATCCACATCTCTTTTGATCGCAAGAACACCACTTGGAAATCCATCAAGCCACTCTAATCCAACTATATTAGCTCCATCTAAACCAGATGGAGAAATTCTACTTAAAGTGTTCGCAATTCTGGTAGGTATATTATTAAGAAACTCCATTTCGTTTTGAACTACGTAAATAGGAATATCTTCTGTTGTATAAATAGTACTCTCTTTAAGAAAGTAAGGTAACTCTATCTGGGATAGATATTCTAATGTATCTATGGGTGATCTAACTATTGAAGTATAGTCTTTATATATCTGTAGTGTATTGGCGAATAACTCTAGTTCATTACCAAGAATAGCATCAGTGAATCTATATCCTACTGAGTCTTTATTATGTAGTTTCATCCACGCTGGAAATCTAGATAGGATTCCAGCTGCATACATCGTAGGATGGAAGGCTCTTCTTGATGGAAGCATTATCTAGTTCCTGCTTGACAAATGGAACAGAGGCTACTATTAGTGTACCATTTTTGATTGTAGTCGGCCACCTGATTCATTAATCTAAGTGGAGTATACGAAGTAATAGCACCTGTTACTCTATCGAGAAAACCAAATCCAAATTGAGGAATACTCATATCCATAATCTTATCATCTAAAGACATAACAATCTGGATGATTTCATTAATAACTATCTCTCCGCCCAAATCTAGATTGTTAATATAATCCATAACCGCAAGTCTAGCATTAGCAAAAAGAGCATTCTTATCGGCCCCAGGTAAGAATCGAAGTTCTAGTCTCATTGCTACAGCAAGATAATCTGGTGCATCTACATATACAATAGTTCCACCAGCTATAACACTCTGCACACTTGCTTCAACCGCAGTCATGACGCCATCTGACAGAATAGGATCGGAGGTCCTAGGAAAGATGGTAAATGTTCCATTACCATGAGTACGAGGGATGAGAGCCATATCGACTACACCAGGAACCGATAAAACAGCTTGGCGAATGGATGCGTTATTACCAGATACAGCGGCTACTACTTTATTCGAAAGTCTAAATCTATAGTTTTCATCGCCCTCTATATCACCACCATTTCGAATACCATAAAGATTTTTTACTTTAATAGCTTCTTTTACCTTCGATAAGATAGGATAGATAGAAGTTAGATTATGTCTAACTAATGTTCCAGGAGCTGCATTAAAACTAGAACCAGTGCCTGTAGCTATAAGAGGACTAAAATCAGATGTTTGTGTATTAGATAAAGTCATAGAATTCATGACAGTATATGAAATAGTACCATCATTATTAGTTACCAGTAAGTTCGCGGGAATATTAATCAATGATGGATTAGTTGCACTATCTATTACACCCTGTTCAAGTAACTCATTACGATCCCTGATAGTTAAATACCTATTAAGTAAGTCAGTTATGTCTCTAGCATATGATTCATCAAGATAAAATTTAAGGTTAGTTGTACTAAGATCCATTGATCTTTTAAAACCAGCTCTTGGTTCTTGTAAAAATACACCTATCTCGTCTAGACCTTCACCGAAAGCTGTCGTAATGAAACCCATACGTAATAGTGTATTCATACGATCCCACATCGAAGCCACTTCTTTTGACATAGATTTAAGCAAATTCAACGATGTAGATGTTTCATTATCAGCACTGACGCCTACATTTTGTACTAAGTTTTCCCTAGCGTCACGTAGTATATCAAACTGAGAGCGAGAAATTTGGGTTATAGACATTTTAAATCCTTACTTTCACTATATATTATATTGTATTTTCTAGTATAATTCAATGATTTAGAGAAACTTACCAGCATATGGATGTTTATTAGGAGTCTTTGTAGACTGTTGTTTTTCAATCTCTTCTGTCTCTTTTATAGAACCTTTCTGCAAATCAAAGATTAATTTCGATATGTTAATATTTTCGTTATTAAAATTTAAGTTAATATAAACCTTTATCTCATCTCGAGATAGAGGGACTACTCTCACATTAAGAGTAGCCGGAAAACTAATACCTTGTCTTTCAATCTTACTTTTAATGATATCTTGTATTTCAGTTGCTATCTCTCTAGTATTATTTGAACCATAGAATCTATCTAACGCTGCACCCGCATTAGGAGCAAAGAACCAGTCATTCGCAGATCTAAGAATCTTATTTACCTCTTGAATGAACCAATCAATACCATTAACTTTTTTTAAATCCGAACCCTCAACAAGCATATCTCCATCCGAGGACGTAGCTATATCTGAAAGACCACTAAATAAAGACATATAAAACCTCCTAGAGATTATTAAGATCTCTCCTAATTTTTCCAATAATAGTACCTTCACCTGGAGAATGAATACCGCTAGTTTCTCCAATCTCATCTGCAAGACCATAGATACCAGTACCATTCTGCCATTTAGTTGTGCCACTCCCGTCATCCACTCTCTTACCTTTACTACCAACGACACCTTTAACAAATTTGCCAATAGCCAACATTTTTGCCAGATTAACCATGTGATTCATTGGAAGAGAAACGGCACCAGCCAAATGAATAAAATAATGCTGCAGAAAATTATAACTGGTTGTGAACATACCAGCACCATGATTGGTTTCTTGTGTACTATGTGTCATCGAATCAGTATTAGATACCATTCCAGCTTTTTGTGAAACACCAACACTATGGGTGCCAACTCTCATTCCAATTCCAGTAGATGGACCACCTGTAATCGCAGGAACTTGAACGGCCCTAGCCATAGATTCTTCTTTATTTCCAGAATCATAATTAGGATCATTCTTAGAAATCTGTGAGGCTGTTATATATGCAATTGGCACACTATCTATAGCTGTTGGATTACTAAATATTTCACCAGCACTACGCGTAACAGGTGGAGTCGATATACCAGTATCCATGACTTCACAATAAACCTCACCAACACTTTGTTCTCCAACAGGTGGAAAATCTTTAGTATTGCTATCTTGTCTAACTCTAGCTCTACTTAGCTCTGATATGGATTCGCCAACTAAAACAAAATATTTACCTGGTTCTTTTTCTACTTGAGGAAGTTTCATTTTATTAGAGCATTTTAAGTCATATAATACGCCTTTATCACTGACTCTTATATAACCACTATCTACCTTGACTCCGATAATATCTTTAAATAGGGTGGTTCTAAAAATATTAGTTTCCATTTTATCTCGTTTCTCCTAAATTAAAGAACGCACGTTTAGCCGCCACAAAGCTATCTAGACCACTAACGCCTTCTTTATTAGACAATATATTTGTCTGTATCCATGACCATACTGGACTATCACCAACCACATTTCTATAAAATTCAAACTCTAGTGGAGCGTTCATATATCCCATTCTTTCAAAAACACTATACTTACCAGTTTCATCTAAAGAAGAACTTATCATATGGCGTAAATAACTATCCTTCTTGTATCCTTCAATACCAGCAACATAGGGAATATTACGATACGTTAAAGGTAAAATTTCTAATGAATCTCTACCTATAATATTATTCATGATCATTATAATACGCTCATGATGATATTTAATAGCTTTATAACCAGCAAACGCAACTAATCCGACACCAGCTGTAATCCCAAGTATACCTAAAGTAGAGGAAACTCCAGCAAGTAAGGCACTAGATTTAACAGCAGAATTCACTAAATTAAATACACTCAAACTAGTTAATCCCATTCCAGCGACAGTACCAACACCAATCAATATAGATCTACTATAAGATTGAGACATAAGATTTGACGCCACATATAATTCATCTGTATTAAATTTATTCTTTTGATTAACTATGAGATCGGGTTTGATTCTAGTAATAAATCCAGTCTGAGGTGATAGAGAATGAATTACCCTTCCGACTTCAAATGAACCATGCATGTCATTAACATAGTCGATCAAATGAATAACATCATATGGTCTAATAGTGCTATCACCAATAATAGTTAATTCGCCATTATACATATCTCTAGCTTCTTCAGCTAAAATACTAATACCTACTCTCCACCTTGATGGTAATAACTCCCATGCATTTCTGCTTAATCTATATTGTACATCCTCATCTTTAGTAGATTGTCGCTCTTTAACTTTAGGTTCTCCATTTTGTTCCAATCCAGTATATTGTTCACCATCGATATTACACCAAGTTCCTTCTCCCTGTAATATTTTTTTAGCCCATATGGAATCATCCCACATACTAGGATCGATATTATTTATAAACATTTGTTTTGAACGAATCTGATCATCAAGTATATTATCATCTAAATTAAATATAGTTGTTACCAATTCTCCCTTATCTTCGATAGGAACATCGTTTATATCATTTGCATTTGTCGGATCTACCGGACAAACTAATTTAATCTGATTAGCCCACCCGTCGGCAGAAGCTATTATATTATTATTTAGAATATTAGTATAAGCAGTGGCTATATGATGTTGTTGTACTTTTTTATATTGATGATTATTACCATATATATTATAATAGATGCCATTAAAACCTATATTATTCACAACTAACTTTTTTAAATTCTCTTCAAAATTTCGATTGATATGTTCAAGCTTAGAACCCTTTTGTATTGTCTTATAATCTGTGAGTATTGTTTCATAATTAGTAAATTCTTTTCTAAATGCTTTTGACAGTTTTATTATCTGATCTCTTTTACCAATTTCTTGTGCGTTAAATGCCTGTACTGTTGTAGAACCAGTTTCAGCAATACCGAAATAATAGAAAATAGCTGTTTTAAATAAGGTGTCATTATCAGTCAATGATTTGAAATCGGCCACCAGTTTATCAATAATATCGGTATGTGGAATTTCATCGTTATAAGTAATATCTTCAGCCATACGAAATAAAATATCAGCCACTTTATTAGCATTAGAAAATTCAATATTGTTATCAACGGATATCATAGAAAACATATCAGTGTACTTATAGTAACCACGTCTAGGCCCTACATACAACGTATTTCGAATCTTAGGTATAAATGGAAATAAATTATCATTATATGGTAATACTATCTTAAGAAAATCTGGACTAAAGTATACTAGTTCTGATAACACATCCCATATACTTTGATCTCTGATATACCAATCAAAATGAAGATTACCTGATAATTCCCATTTTGAAATTAACCATTCTAGTGCTAAATTTAAAGATCCTGTGATTTGTTTTTCTTTCTTAATATTTCCAATATTATAAGACAAGAAAATATTATCGTCTCTTGGGTCGTTAATATTTAAACCCGGCAACCCCGTTATAAAAGAACCTATTTTCATCTGACCTTGTAATCCTGTGGTAGCGGTGCCGGACAATCTTAGTGTATCTTTAATACCAAAACTTGTATAACCTAATTTACCAAAATGATTAAGACCAGTAGCTTGCTGAATAGCCCAGGTTGCAACATCGCCTAATGCTTTGACATCTCCAAATACACCATGATGTACTCCTTCTCCAGGAGCAATAATCTCATTTAATTCAGCCCCATAACCCTGGCATATAATCTCAACAATAGGTCCCGGTGCAACCTCAATTATAATACCATAAAATACAACAGGTAATTCTACCTGACTATTGCTATATCCCATTTTTACAAGTATGGACATACCTGGTTTTAACATCATAGAAGTTAATGGTAAATTGTCTGTCCCGATTTCTGGTATATTTTCAGCAAAAGAATCAGTTAATTTACCAGCCACATTCGATAATTTAATAACACATGTATCTGAAGCAGACTTTCTATCTTTGACCACGGTAATCTCTTGAACCGCACTATAGTCATAGAAGTCATTAAAGATACCCCACTCGGGTGCATCCTCTTCGATAAAATATATCTTAAAAGTAGGAAAAATACGAATTGGATTACCAGTATTATCATTTAGCGTGGCTTTAAATAAGATATCTTGTAAACTTTGTATTTGATCAATTCGTTTTTGAAGCATTCTAGGATCGGCTTCCAATGCATTGTAAGCTGCCATTAATTCAGCAGATGTATTATTATTCATTGCTTTCTTACATTTAGCTATTGTTTCTATTTGATAAAGTAATTCTCTCATGCCGTCGTTAGTAAAGTAAGTATACATACTCTTACCATTGATCTCAGAAAAAACTTTATCGACTGATGTAGCACCAATATATGGATTACCTATTCCACCTGCATCTATAATCGCTTCATACCATGTCATAGTGGGGTTACGTGCCACAACTTTTGGATATTCGACATCTTTAAAGAGTTTATTATATTCTCTTAATTGTATCTGACTCGCCATATCTTTTCTAAAGGATGATCTGCCTCTACTAACTTGTTCGGTTGCTTTATCAAGAGAACTTTTAATAGTTTCAAATCTTAAAGCAGAATTAATTAATTGTAATCTGGCAAATGCAGCTTCCATTACAACTGATGTTCTTTCACCTTTAACGCGTTCTGGCCAATAATCATTAAGAAATACTTCTTCAAATTCTTTTGTATTATTTTGAAGTCCCATTAATTTTTGAATATTTTCTTTATTGGCATCATCAAAAGCATTCTTATTAATTTGGACAATTTTATTACGAACATCAACCACCCATTGTAAGTCTTGTTGAGTAATTAAACTATCTTTTGGAAGCGGAATAAGCAATTTATCTAATTCGACATTATATTTATTTGATCCTGTTTTAGGAAAGTATTTATCTGCTACAACTGTCCCCAGTTGTAGTGCATTAATATTGGCCCTTGTAGCCAACATACTTAGTCGATTTTGAATATCAATACGTAACTCTCTAATTAAATCGACCGTAATGAAATCGTCCGAATACAGATAAAAAGCAGGATCCAGAAAGGATGAAGATATTCCAGTTTTCTTTGATGCTAATTGTATCTGACTTTCAAAATCATTATAACAACCTTTTAGAGAAGTTGCAATATCTTCTCTTATAGATCTCATTCTATCCTGTAAAATTACTCCATTTCCAATTTCAAAGTCAGAAGAAAAAACATCAAGCGACGTATCATCTAATAAGAATTCTTTTGCTAATTCTATAATTCTATTATTAACAGTTATATTAAATGCGGCAGGTAAAATCTCTGGTAATTTATCTTTAATGGCTAATAATGTATCTTCAGAAAAAACATAACCTATAGCACCACCACCAAGAGCAATGGCTGTAACACCCATCAAAATACCCCATCCAACAGGCCCTATACCTATTAGAGTACCTACTGTTCCAACTAAAGCTGTGCCACCAGCACTAACACCAAGTGCTCGCCACAGAGCACTATTTTTATCCACAGTTTGGGTAGCGACATGATTTTTGGAAGCATTCGCCAAATGACCAATACTTTCAAAATAAAATTGTAGAGATTCAACTAAACCAAGTGAAGTTTTTACAGAACCTTTAGGCCAGATCAAATTACCAGCCGTTTCAGTTATAATTAAATTATTTAATTTAATTATACTTGTTATAAATGCATGTCCTGACTTATTAGATGAAAAGTACTTATTGGATGAAAAATTAGTATCCGTTGGAAATAGATCCATTACCAAAAGATCCCAATCTTTATCTGGGTCTGTTACTTTTTTAGTTCCAAGCATTAATTTATAAAAATTATATTTATCCATATAATCGTAAGAATCAACACCATAAGCTTTCCAGTATTCATTTAGATTAGGATTATCAATTGCGTCTTTTATTTTTTCGAAATCCAATATCTGTCCATAATCTTTACGATCTTTATTAATAACTATAGCCTTTAAGACGGGTAATATATCTTTAAGAATTAACTGAGACGACTCTTTGTTTTTTTGTTTTGCTGACGATTCTTCGATTTTTTCAGCCGTGTGAATAGATAAATCTGCTTGTTCTAAACCTAAATTAATCTGATATTCTCCTGGTTGACCAGGAATACTAGATACCTCAACCGTATTTAAAACAAAACTATTTATTCCTAATACTCCAAAGATTGGATCGCCTTCTTGAATATGTAATGTTGTATCAAGATTAATAAATTTGGCAGGTGATGTAAACTGTATTTGTTTAGATAAAACTCCCATTTTATTAAGTATGAACATTATATTACGAATAGCTTCATCATTCTTACAAATAATATTCATGTTAATAGACCAATCACTTCGACCTAGATGTTGAAATGTAGGTTGTTTCCATCCAATAACCTGCTGTGGAATAACCTTATTACTAATAGAAAATGATACACCTGTAGATATACTATCTTTTCCATCTATTAAATCTACACTACTATAACGTGCAATAAATGTTGGTAACCCGTCCTGATCGAGATTTGATCCTGGTTTTTCTTCATTAATATCACCAAGACATAATTCAGTTATCTTTTTTAATGCGGTGTTGATTTTAGCTGCTCGTTTCGATAAAGCTTCGTTTTTTCCACCTTCGACCGTAAATAACATTTCACCTATTAGAGCTTCTAATCCACCTATTAAACCATCAGTCCGACCAATATCTTGAGCGGGTGTAGGATTAGTTAATTGATTGCTCAATGGATTACCATTGGCGTCTGTTTTAAATGCACTAGCTAGTCCGGTGCTATATTTTTCTAGTGTTCCAATTCGTCCCAGTGCACTATTAAATATTTTTAAAACTTGTTGTTTATCCCAAGAAGTTAATCCTAATTCATCTCCGATCCTATTAACATATATCGAAGCATCCTTAGATAACTGTCTAAATCTAAATATCGGATCCATCACAGAGTAACGAAAATTATGCAACGATTTTACAGACTCAAAATTGGATATCGTCAACTCCAGTAAATCAATAGTAGTTCTTCCTGTTTTATTTATTAACTGTATTACATCTGGTTTTATAACATTTAATCCCTTACCAGCGAACCATTTAATTTCTCCTGGTTGAAGTTCTTTAATAATATCTTGAGTCTCTAATAACGATTGATTATATTCTTCTTCCATCGTCTTTTTAACTTTTCGAATATTTTCTCTACTATAATTATAAGAATTGTATAAAACAGTTAATTTTCCACCAGTTTTTGTATCCTGTTCTGGATAGTATAATTCAAATGTATTAGCGACAGATTGATAAAAGTTTTTATATAATTCTGAATTATTAGGATCAGATGTAACATTGATAATCCCTGGTTTAAAATCCGCTGCCGATTTTAACATAGTTTTTTCAGAAGGTATTATATATTGATGACCAAAAATCTCTTGTTTCCGCCTATATTTTTCTTGTAAATCTTTATAATCAACAAGAAACTTTAGTTTATTACCAAAAACCCTATCTTCGAACATCTCTAATGTAATATATACTTCAAACGCTTCTGGAAAATTTGGAATAGATCTAACATTTAAATCAGTCATTATCATCCAGATACTCTCATCTTCTGGTGATAATAAAGGATTAGCCTCGGTCTCACCCTTATGATTGATAATCAATGGTTTTAATGTTCTAGTTATGAATCTATTTTGAACTATAGTTATCGGAGTTACCATAAACTGTGCTATGAGGGATCTCATTTGGTTATTAATAGCATCAGCATTTGGAAAGATTATATTCAAGGTAACGTTATTTGGGACGGTGTCATTAGCTATTTTTGGATCTCCGACTGTTCTCAATGTAGAAAATCTAACATATTGCATTGATTGTGAATATGAAATCTGAGTTACTGGACACACGCTAAAATTAATATCACCAATTCTAAGAACTTCCATTAATCCATTATTATCTATATCTGACGGAAGTATAGTTCTAGTATCTTTCTTATCTTTTAAATTAGGTTTTTGATTAGCTATGTCTAGAGTTTCTGCGATATCAGCCGCTGTAAATCCATCACAGATTGCGTTATCGAGCTTTTTAAAAGTATCCACGTAGTCAGGATCTCTTTTTACAAGTTTAGCCGGATTTAATGCCGAATAAGTTTTTCGTATTTTTGTATATCCACAAGCCTCATCTACTAGATCTTTCATTGTGTTTAATCCAGCTTTATAAACTCCATCATGTTGTAGATGAATATGGGGATAGTTACCTTTAATTGAATGAACTAAAACATATAATTCTTTATTCTGAGCTTTAATTATATTAACAATTGATTGTATTTGAGATTCAGTAAAATTCTTTGATCTAATATCTACCGCACATCCAAAAGGTTGATCAGGAATCCAAAAGTGTGGACTATACTTAACAAAATTATGATCATTAATAGGATCAGAAGATTCCCAAATTACTTTCTTATATATAAATTCATTCTCACTAACATCAGTTCTATTAAAGAACTTATTAACAATACTAATGAGAGGATCTTTAAGACCTAGTGCAGTAGCAACTGAAGTAGTAGTTGTAAAACCAGGTTTAAAACCTCTACCTAAAGATGTAATATGTATATTATATTTTTTAGATAATAGATCAATAACATCAACGAGATCTTTAAGAGGTTCATATTTCCTCATTTTCGCAAAAGATTTTTCATCATCATGCGATTTATTTTCAAAGGTAGGTTTTCCCATTACTTTATCTTCCTCATAATGTTCTGTGCCATAATAGGATTTCCACTATTACTTCCATCATTATCATAAATACTAGTTTGTATATTATCTATTCCGCTATTTTGTCTTATAATATTCTCAATGGTGGACGCTAACTGGTTGGCGTCTATTTCAGAGTCTATATTATCTAACGTGATACTAATATTGAGTTGTGGCATTACATTCCTATTTGAGTTCTACGCATATCGTTAGTTTGATATCTGCTATTATAATTCTTTCTATAATCAATATAATTTCTTTTAAATTTCTTAGATGGATTAAACTGCGTATATATCTTCTTATTCATAGTTAAATCCTTATAACTTCTATCACTTAGTGCACTTATATTATCCTTTAAAATAGGGTCGTTATTCAATAAATAAGTCCATTTTTGAGTAAAAACATCTTGTCCTGGTTCTGCAGATAACGATTCCATTCCAATATCTGAGTCTGATTTAAAACCTGGACGATGACCGATATCAATACCAAAACTACTAATACCACCAGCTAGCTGATCTGGGCTGCCAAGACTTAATATACTTAGTCCTATCCCAAGTCCTAAGACGGACTTAGCTGGTTTCATCTCAAGTACTTGTTTAACCGAATTTCTCCAAGCTGTACTAACTTTTGTTCCAAAACTAGGTGTGGTACTTTCAGTATAAGCAGACATAGCATGTTGTAGTTCTTTAGGAGTTAATTGTTCGAACCCTTGTGAAAATCTAGCAGATAGAGACATATTTAATAAATCCATTACATTCTTACCATTATGTGTTAAATCTACAGTAGCATCATGATACTGTCTCTCATAGTTTGGGTCAGATTTTAATAATGTTTTGTGAATATCTTGAAAGAATCTCCATTTTTTTAAATTATCTTTACTGATATCGATACTAAGACGTTTAAAAGATCCTTGAACCGATGCATTATCTAAGTCATCAACGTGACTAACGACATTTAAAACGTGTGATATGGCATCATTTTCAGTTAGTTTCTTCATACTTATAGCTTTTTGTTCCGGTCCTTGATGTGTTAAACTTCTTATTAAATCATCATAGGAGTTATTTAAATCTTGAAACATAGTACTCATTGTATCGCCAAAAATCTTAACCGCGTTCTCATTTGCTTGATTCATTCCTGGAAATAATTTTATCATATCTTGTTGGAGTTTGGGATCTTTAATTAAACTTATTCTTTCCATTATAAGATCTTTTCTGGCTTTAAACTTACTGGCTGCGGAAGATAGATAACCCACAGATGCTTGACCAACTACCCTAGCTCTAAATCTTCTTGTTTTCTCTTCTATTAGTTCTTGAATTGATTCAGATCCAACAAACTTTTTTAAATCTGATATAGATGCATCTATAAATTTTAAATTACCAAGTTTATTAATTTCAGATTGCTGCAACTCCTCTAATTTATGTCCAATGATAGGATCTTTGCTCACTTTATGTCCATAATCTTCTAACATCTCAGTCGTCAGTGTTATTATACTTCGTATCTCACTTGGTTGAAACTTTTTACCATACATCTTCTCGGTTATCTCTTTAGCTTTAGTCGTATTTCCAAACTTAAAAAGATTATTTTGATATTGAAACATAGCCTCATATACGTCTTTAGTTCTACCTCGTCTTTCAGTTAGAACCTTATTTAGTTCTTCCATATTTTTAACATTTAATAATCTAGTTACTATATTATCGCCATCAGAGTCAGCTCTTAACATTAACATAGTATCTAGAGAAGGAACTGTACCTTTTCTTACATCTTGAAACACGGCCCAATTTTGATCGTATACAAAGGTTTCACCAGAAAACAAACCCCACATATTAGATTCTAAAGGATATCTGCTAATTCCTACTGGAACAGATTTTCCTCCAGTCTTCATTAATCTAATTTCTTCCTTTGTCAGTCGTCCTTCTTTAAGTTCTTTTTCGAAAAACTTACCAACTGACATAGTAGCATTTCCAACATTAACTTGATGTTTCATGAATTCACTACGAGCAATAAAGTTATATCTACCGGATTGAATCTTCTCATTTAATTCTAGAGATGCATTAAATTCTCTTTCAACGTGACGATTTATAATTTTCTGAGTATTAGCTTTTCTTACATCAAATCCATTATCTTTGGTCGCTTTATTATATTTTTCTCTAATTATTTCTTTAAGTTTATTGTGATCTCTCACCATTCCACCTACTTGTTTTTTAAAAGCAAATGGAGAATTTAACAATCCATATGTTCCTTGTAATTCTAATTCTCTTGAGAAAAGTCCGTTCTTTCCAACAACCCTATGAGCTAAATCACCCAGGAATTCAGCATATTTTTTAGCCGTTCTTTTATGAAAGTAATCACTACTCTTACTATTTTCAAATTCATTAGATGTAGTAAGCATAATAGAAGATAGAACATTTTGCATACTATTCATTAAATTTCCACGCGTTAATGGTATTTCGCTTCCAAGAGCTAACTGTCTCGCTGATAAGTTCATGGCATCCATTAATATATGAGCGTTAGGTAAAATAATACCGTCATGTACGCCTTTATTCTTAACCTGTGATTCCGTCATGTTAATAATTTTATCTATAAATTCTCTTCTTTTAAATGCTTTTGGATCGTTGGTTCGTAAATTTTCATCCAATACTTGTAACTGTTCTCTAACCATTTTAAAGAAATCTTTATCCATTCTGAAATTCTTAGATTTAAATAATATTAGGTCTGGAGGAGCTACCTTTGGTCCATTTATTCCAATATTTTTATCTCCGAATTCTCCTTGTCCATTAGAACGAAAAGCATGGTTATACAATGTATCAGTCATACTTTCGATATCTTTAATAGCTAGTGACTCTTCACTAATCTTAAAAGATGTCTTCATTCCTTTAAGTCGATCATCCACCTCTTTTATAGAATTAATAATTTCTTTTCTATTAGTGGGAGTAGAATTATCTAACTTTAATTCTAAATCACGTCTTTCTATTTCCAGATCAGAAATAGTAGTAGTTAAAAAAGCTTCATGATACCATTTCTTAAATGCAGGAGTTTGTAATTCAGATCCTAATCCATTTTCTCGAAAGTACTTATGAAGTTGCTGATAAGACGCCGTCCTACTTAAAATTTGTTTAGTTGCGTTAATATCCACCTCACCTATACTAACACCACTTAATTTATCGGCCCCTTGCAACATAGAAAAAATAGATAGTATTGTTTTTCTTGTCCCTCTTTTCTTTTGTCCAATCATTCTATCTATGAGTGTCTTTTCCATTGATTTATTATAATTTGACTGTAAAGCCTCCATTTGCTTTTCAATAACAGATGACACTGAGATAGTATGTTGTCTTTCTTGTTGTTGTTGCATCTGATACGACATCGATGATAATATATCACTAAATGTCAGTAAAACTGGAGCTATAACAGTTTTTCCATCACGTTTAATCTTAGTGAAATCTATAAATCTGCCATTAGTTTCATGATTAAAATCAATCTTATTTCTGACAAAATTAAAATATGGATTATATACTGAACGCATAAACTTAATTTGTTCATTATCCATGGCTGCGTCTAAAATTTTCGTTGAGTTAGCTTTAACACCATCCAGTATATTAAGTTTATCTTTTTCAATCATTCTTACTGTTAGGTCATCAAAACGCTTAGACATTTCAATTTTATCTGCTGTGTATGTTACATTATGGCTTTGAGCCAATGCTTTGATATTCGCCGTATCCCATGTTAGTCCAACTTTTTCCATGTGTTTATATAACGTATCAGCTTTCACTCCATTAGCTATATCCAATGCTTCAGCCACAGTAGTATAATCTAATAAAACACGAGATTGATTACCTGTTTGATAAGTGGTGCTTCTAGCGAATAAATCTTGCAAGAAACGTTGTGCTCCTGTATGATCACCAGCAGCCATATAAGTTCCATAAATTCTATTTAAAGCTAATTTCTTAGTAGTTCCTACGTCACTTCTACTAAATAGATTACCTGAAAGCAACATCTCTGGTTTAATTCTAGATCTAGCTGTTAATCTGTCAGACACAACAGCCGGACTATCATTATGGTGTCCAAGGATACCCATAATTCCCTGTTCACCACTTCCAAATACCATTCCTTTTCCAAAACCAGCTCTAACCTTTTCAGCTGTAATAAGTTCTTCTAGTTCATAAACAAATTGGAGTTCACCGTTTCGACCCCTGGTGAATCTTATTTTTGAAAAACGAGTGTTGCCAGTGTGTTTAGACCTAATTTCTTGTCCTGATATATCTTTTGCTATGAGTGTGTCTTGTTCAAACTGATAAAATTTTCCTTTTAAATTATTTACATTAGCTTGAGAATGTCGATAAGCTTCACCCAGCTCTCCCTGTTCTTTCTTAAAATGCTGATCAAATAAATGATTTAATTCATCTGCATCTAAAGTAGTTTTTTCATTGAAAATATTAATACCTTTATCTTTAGTAAGTCTATGAATTAGTTCGAATAGAGATCCCTCTTGTTTTAAACCTTTAAAATTGACTATCTTTTCTCTATGACGTACCGTTGTTGCAGTTTTATTTAGAACCCTACTATCTATTGTAATAGAGTCATCAGGGGCAACACCGTAACCTTTAGCTATCACCAGTGTGGGAATCATTACAGGTTCCGCATGAATTGCTATGTTTTCAGCTATATTGGATGATTGTCTTTCTAAATTTTTTCTAAAAGCGGTTGTGTACGGATCATAAAAATGCCCATGTTCCCCTAAATAACCAAGACGAACACCATTCATGACTTGATGGATTTGACGCAAACTACTATCTTGTACGTTAAGAGGATCTAATCTATGATACGGAAACATCTGTGTCTTACCCTTTAACATACCGCCCGCAGATACAGTATTTGGAATAGTAGACATAAACAGTGCATCTTCAGCGGCATCTTTACCAGTATAATGAACAGCTAAATTAGCATAGTTAAGCATATTAACCCTGGTTTTAAAATCTATAAAACCAGTATTCATTATTTTATTTAACATATTAGTGAAACCTAATATGCTGCCCATTTGAGACCTATCGCTTAATACGTGATTTAATGCCGTGTGAGTAACAGCAACGTCAACACTAGAATCATGACTATCAGCTGTCACAGCTTGAATAATCATTTGTTTACGATTACTAATATTCGTCATCTTACTTAATTTATGAATAAGATCATTATGTGCAATAGTACTACTATGGGAAGACAATGTTTTTACTATCTTATTTAATTCTATTTCATCGGCGTTTTCAACTAATCGAGTAAATACATGAGTTAGTCTAAATCCTGAACCAAGGGATGACGCCGATTTTTGTAATTTTAACATATCTATCATAGTTCTATCTTTTAAAAATTCAGGAGATATATAATCAATTAATGCTCTATCGGAACCTCCTTTGCCAGCGAAATCTAAAATAGCGGCACCTTTACCCGCTTCATTAAAGACCCTAGATAAAGCTTGTTTAGGCGTGACACCTTCTTTTTGAATCGTTTCTATAAGCCAATCTAGATGTTCTGGAGTACCTTTACCTGTCTGATTTAAAACATGTTTAAGATTTTCTAATTCAAGACAAGTTGTTCCACTCTTATACGCTTTATATAATCTTTCAAATGACGCATCTTTTATATAATAATTGCCATGAGTGAGAGCTTCTCCTGTAGAAGATACCCTTCTATATGATATCTGATATAACCTAGCCGCTTGTGGTGTTTTAACTAGTGGTTGGATTCCAGCTCTACCTGTATAGAACTCAGTATCATAAATTAATATATCTTGTCCTGTTTTCTTAACATAATTTAAAGTATTATATTCTAATAATCCACTAGCTCTATTTTTAAGTGCTTTTGTAGATGCATTTAACCATGGCATATCATTACGAGATACTATTCCGCGTTTTGCTGTATCAAGATATGTATTACCGGTTGCTAAATCACTTGTCTTGAATTGTTTGTCAAACCATCTTTGCACTCTTGCCACTTCTTGTTTACCATCTGTTTCTGTAACGAGAGCGTGTGCAATAGTTTTTACATTCGAAGCTAAACCATCAACTTGTGATTCGATTATATTACTTGGTATAAAACCTTTACCTGAATAAATTGAAGTTTGAGGTACTCTTTGTCCACCTCTAATATAACCTTTTTTAGGTAAATCCAAGAAGAATGTTCTTTTTTCTCCACCAGGATCAATAGAATAGATCTCTAGTCTATCTAAAGCATTGCTAGTTCCACCGGAATTAGTAAGTCTAACTGAAAATGTGGATCCGGGACCTTTAAGACTGGATCTTTCACTGTGGACCTCATTATATAATTCTTTTAAAACATTTTTAAATTTAAGATCTACTTTATTAGCTCTATTTTCCGCCGACCATTCTATCTTTTGATGAACCGTCCCCATAACTTCTTCCGCGAACAATTCACCTGTTTTATACTTCGATGCATGAAATTCATAGAAGTTCTTGTCGATTTTAGTTGGTTGATTAATATTAAGTCGACCTTGATATTTAGACGGGCGATCCAGTAACTTAACAATCTTACTTCTGGACGCTAAAAGAGTAGCATTATCAGAGCGTCCATATTTTAATAAATCTCTATATAAACTATTTAAAAGATTAGAATTACCTTGGGATAGAACTTCTGTAAATATTTTATTAACATCGGCTGTGTTCATCATGGCACCGGATTTTAATCCATTGACAAAACCGGTCATTAATGGAAACTTACCAAGAAATTCTTTCTCTCCTATTTCACGTATATATAAAGCAACTGCTTCTTTTCTGTATACCTGTAATGCCTCATCATTAGCGATAATATCTAAATCCTTCGATGCTTTCTGAATCATGTTCTCTAGTTGTTCTATTTGATTACCCTCTGGAGATGTTATAAGTTCAAAACGTCTTCTCTTACGTTGCATCTGTGCCCATGTTGAAGTATTAGTTTTGTCATATCTTTCATCAAAAAGAACTGGTTTATCCATTATACTTTTAATCAAATGCGAAGAATCTAGAGATTTTTCAAAAATAGTTTTACTTATAGCATGTTGTAATTCAATCTCAGTTGGTTGATTTTTAGTAAATCTATTAGCAAATATATCAATACCTTTGGGATATTTCTCTTTAAAAGTTTTCCATAAACTTGGAAAACCTAATCCAGCTGTAACCAAACCTGCAACAGAAACTCCTCTTGATAGAGGACTCACATCGTTATCATTACCAAGTATATCGTCGCTTAAATTATCAGCCATTATCTGGTCCTTAATGCTTCTTTAATATCATTAAATCTGTCTCGCATTAAACGAATATTTAATTTTACCGAATCCGATCCTCCGGGTGTAATAGAAATACTAATTAATGGTCTTCTCACATAAGTTCCTAATGTCCTCATTAATGCAGATTTAATTCTACTTGCTACGTTATTAGACGATAGGATATCGTTGGGATTTTCAATTGGATTAAGTTCAAACTGAGAAGTTGCCGTCCTTCTTTGTTGATCATACCAGCCCATTCCAAAATCGTTAGCTCTTAAACCTTCCTGATTAATAGTTTTATATTTAATATCATCAAGATTATCGTTTGGTAATAATCCTTCCCAATCTGAATTTGGTATCATCATTTCATATTTTGATGGTTTAGGTAAGTCATAGGACATACCCCACTTAGCCTTTAATAAATTACCAACCTCTTCTGGTACATGTTCTAAAATATTTTCTCTTTCTATAGGATTGGTTTCTTTCATCCAAGTTAGAAAGTATGGTTTTTCAAAGGATGAAATAGATCTCATTGCTTGTCTAACACCGACTTGATATCCGCTATGACTAATATTCCAAAGAGTCTCACTTGCAGCCGTCTGATATCTTTCATCTCCTGTTTGATTATATAATTCCATATTTTTAACATACTTAAGTTGATCAAAAGTACGCTCTATCTCTCTTTTTTTATTTACTTCATCTGGAATCCAAGCATCATTACCAACTAATGAACGTGCAGCACCATATAAACCACCAAATACAGCACCAGGAATACCCATATTACCCATACCACCCAAACCTATAGCTCCGATCCAACCAAAAGAAGCAGCTGCGTCCATTGGATTATCAGCAGATAAAGCCTTGGTAAACATTGGTTTGATAAGATCTTGATACGGTCTATTCCAAGAAGCAGAATCGGTTCCATATAATTTGGTTCTTTGATAATGTTGTAGAGGTGATCTATAACTCCATAACTTAGTATTAAGTGGAGTATCCATTTGAATAGCACGTTCCCAAATAGATCCTAATACCCTCTCTCCAAAACTATATTCGGCAGCCGCTTTAATATTGGTATTCTCAGACTGTAATTCATAGTTAACATCCGGATTAAATACTCTATTTCTAAATCTAGTCGGATAGAGATCAAACTTTCGCATTACGGATTTTCTATGTTGTTTGATTTTTCTTACCTCATCCTTAGCTGATTCAGGTAACCTATTAGCACGAAGTTGTAAAGCAACAATTTCACCGGCTTGTTTATATTCATTAGAATATGGAGCCACATCACCTAATATTCTATATCTATCTAGCCAACTATAGCTAGCACCATTCTCAAATCCCTTGCCACTAGTCATAAGTTGAGCTGCGATAGTCCGAGCTTTTCTCAAATCTTGAACATCTCGTCTAAATCTTTCCTCGTTATATCTCACATCAAATGTCCTAATTTGCGTTGGATCATCTCTATTAATATATAATATAGTACCTACTTCCATTTGCATTTGTCTTAAATAGAAGTTTAATTGACTTATGTGATTAGAATGGGGTCCTTTAAGTTTACCAAATCCCTTTGCATTAATTGTTTTAATTTCTAATGGTCGCTTACCACCCTTACGATAAGGATCATACATAAGTAAGTCAATGTGACCGCTGATATCTTCTTTAGCATCATATACTAATTGTTCGGCCTTATAACCGATGTTATTTCTAATCATAGAGTCTTGAATATACCTGTGCATTGCTGTGCCAGTAGCCATAATATCTTCTGCATCTTCCGTATCAGGTGGATCAAATCCAACCATTCCTTTAACTAGGTCATTTACTGATTTTCCGAGGGAACTAGCCCTTCCTGGGAACGTTCTCTTAACATCATATAATTTATCATATGCTGAACCCGGAAGACGTATCTCCCCTTCGGATATTTTTGTATTATGAGTTGCAAAATCCATAACACAAAAAGAATCATCATTATCTACTTCAAATCCATAAACATAATCGAGTTGTATTTCTTCTTTACCTATAATTTTTTGATAGATATAATTACTATCTGAAAAGTTATCTATATTTGGTAATCTATCAAAATTTAAATCAATAATATCTTTTTTATAATTAAGATATTTTAAATTAAAATCCTTAATACAAAATACATGTATTTCTGTTATGAAACTTTTAGTTTCTTTTTGTGTTCTTTTATCAAATCTAATTCTATCGTTATAAGAAGCTGGTATACCTAATTCAAAAGACAATCTTCTTAAACCAAATACTATATTCTGATTAGCACATTCATAACTTAAACGTTTATTTGATATATAACCATCTCCTAAATAACAACCAAATAAGAAAGCCAACTTATTGTTATTATTAGTAGTAAAAATAAAATCAGGTATATTTTTTTCATATAAATTTCCAGGTATCCAATTTGCAAAAATTTGTGCTAATTTAGTCGATGAAAATACTAATTCGGATGATTCATCTTTTATTTTTAAAGTACCTTTAATTTCAAATTTCTTATATATAATTTCATTAATTTGTTCTTGTACACCAACTTCATTTTTATTCATTGAAAAAATTAATTGTAGTGGTTTTTTAGATTTATTTTTTCCCGTTGAACCTTCTGATAAATATAATCCTAAAACCCACGATAAATCTTCATCTAATAATATCGAACCATTAACTTTATATTCCGATGATCTGGTGTTATCTCTTTGTAAATAAACATAATTTAAAGTAACTTCTTTGTTTTCTTGTGGAATTTTATATACAAGATAAGAATTTACATCTACATCTTTAATTGGTATAAATTTTATATCTTCTTTTATCCATGTATTTTTACAGCCATTTGGTGGTCTTCCTCTACCAGACCATTTATTATTATTTATACTATCACAAAAACTATTAATATTTCTAATGGGACGACAAATACAAGAAGAACCAAAACTACAATAACTTATTTTTTTAATATACAATGGATGTTCTTGAGAAAATTCTAATGATATGTTATTTATACCGGCAACTTTTAAAGAGTAACATTTTTCATTTTTTAAAATAGGTCTTTTTACAATATTTTTAACAGGTAAATAATTTCCTTTATGTGTATATATAATATCATTTACTTTAACAAATTCTGCTTTTATATAGATATGATTTATATTAACGAAAGTATTCTTACTGACACAGAACGCATCTCCCGTTAAAAAGTCAACAAAATAATCCCCCTCCTGACTAGGTAACCAAGATGACATCTTATTTCTGAGAGGATTTACCTTCTCCCAAACCTTTTTTTCTTTGGGAACAAATCTACGAAAAAACTCACTCGATGCAAAATAATCACCCATATTAAGATCCCAGAAAGCTCTACGTACTGATGTCATTTCATTTGATGTACTAAATCTTGGATTAAAATCACCTGGATGACCACCCATAAGAGTTTCAAGTTTATAACCAGGTAATCCGGCAAATTCTGTAAAATTATACATCTGTTCACCTAGTACATTCATTACACCATAAGGATTCAAACTCTTTGGTCTTTGACCATATAAACTTTGATCTGCAGCCAAGTTAGCCTTTTTATTCATATATAATAATTGATCTGTTGCATCGGCATTAGCCATATGAGACGTAGCCAATTCACCATCCACTGATGTTGTATTACCTTGTTTCGAATAATAACCAGACATTTCTTCTTCATGCATATACTTAATCGGTTTACCAATAATAGGTAACCTACCTATCGTGGCACTTAAAATAGGACCACCTATAATAGTATCAGTAAATGCCGCAGAAGTAACAGGATAAGGTCTATCCCAATAATGTGTCTTCTCGTGGTGATATTTATCTATTATATGACCTAAAGGATTAAATCCTAGCCCAACCCATGGTTTAAATATAAATGCTTCTGCTTTCGAACCATATAATGTATCCGTATACTTATATTGAGATCTTAATCTTGGTAGCCAGTGAGGTCTAAAATAAGATGGACCATCGCCTTCATATGGTGACTTACCAAATAACCAAAATCTATTCCGTCTTACAGGTACCAACTCTCTACCAGAATACATTCCGGCCATTTCATCGTAAGATTTATCAAACTTAGGGTATAAACCAACGGCGTCCATGGCCCTATTAATAACAGCTCCACCTAGTATACCAAGAGGACCTCTACTCATACCACCTATAATCATACCAGGAATAGTAGATAAAGAACCAGGCATAAGACCATCTAAATATTTAGCGGCCTCGGTAATACCAGTTAGATCTTGTACCTTATGAAAAGCCATACTTGCTTTAGCATAAGTTTCAGCTACTGGAACAAAGATACCATTATCAAAAGCAGTACCATCAAATAATGGATTGACGTCTACAAACGTATCTAAAGCCTGTGCTGCAGCTAATACACCAACACCTTGAGCCACTCTACGAGATAATTGTTTTAAAGGACCACCAATATAATATTTCTTATTAGTTACTTTCTCAAGAATATTCTTTGTAAATACCGGAGCACTTTTTGGTAAAAAACTCGTAAGTCCTTTTCCTAAAGTTATATACCCGTCTCCTCTTTCCTTCATACCATATCTAAGTCCGAAATGGGTACCCATAGACATGACTTTATCAATATAGTAATTTATAGTTCTAAGAAAACCTCCACTTTGTTCAACTAATAGATCTGTGCCATGTGCGTAGTCTCTATTAAAAGGATTTTCGCGTTTCTGTTGTGCTTCTAATGACTCAGAAAGACGTATTCTATCCAGTCCTGCGGCTTTTCTACCACCAGAAAATAAACCTATTCCATGAATTAATGGTGTATCATACAAACTTTTTTCAAGATAAGCTCTTTCATTACCAAGATATTTACTAATAATATCTACAGCTTTAGTTTGTGATTCGCCTTCTTTACTAAAATAGGTGCCAGATTTATTTAAAAAACCACCTGTATGTAGATCTATATTAGTGGCGACCATACGTAGATCTCTGACCTCTTCTTTACTAAACATTCCAAGTATATCATTGTTTTTAAGCATATCAGCGGCAAAGTTAAAAGTGGATCCACCCTGTGCTCCCAAACCATATACTTTTCCCATAGCCTGTTCTATTAATTGCCTATGTAGATTTGTTTTATTACTTAGAGGCATTTTACCAAATTTAAAACCAACAGGATCGTCAAACCCATAACGATTTTTATCAAATGCTTTTAATGCATATTGCATTTCACTATCGTCTTCGAAAGCTCTATTCTTTCTAATAAAAGCCATCATATCATCATCTGAACGCCCCATCAATGTGGATAACTCTTCGAATTTTCCAACATGGTTTTTACCATATCCATTTTGAGATGCCAACTTACCCATTGCTCGAAGCATTCTAGGATTGGATAAAGCACCATATAAATTCTTACTGGACTGTTCACCAAGATAAGGAATAGTAGATAACAAACTATTAAAATCAGCTTTACTTATATTAGATGCTGATTTCGTGCCAAGTATATATTCGGCTGCGTGTTTTACACCCATAGTTTTTGGGCCAATACCAAAACTAGATTGTATTTTGGCCGATAGAGAACTTAATAGATCTGGAGTCTGAAGTCCTCGATTTTGTATAAACTTTCCAAATTTCTGAAAAATACCACCACCTGATTGTGATTTTTCTTCTAGTTCTTGAATTATCTTAATACTATCTTTATTACCACGAGTAGCAGCATCGGCATGTAACTTATATAAGACAGATTCACTAGCATAAGGAGACGACTCAATCAACTTCATTTTTGGAGCATTAGCTTTAATTAACCCTTCTACCTGATCATGAATAAATAATTCACCATCAATTAAAACTCCTCCTAATCCAGATGTAGTTCCACTCTGAACACCAACCCTTCTCATATGACCAGTAATAGTATCTTTATAATATTGTTGATCATGAGTTCCAATAGATCCAATATTTAAACCCTCTTTAGTTAAATATCTTTCTAAACCTAGAAATTTACCAATTGGAAGAGTTTTACCACCAGTGAAAGGAATTGTAAAATTAAGACCAGGTGTTATAAAATTAGTAATAGCACCAAGCATATTTCTTGGTGTGTACATACTATAATCTATAATACTTCCATGAGAACCTTTAACTACATTTTTACCAGCATACATTCCAAGAAATGATTTTTGAAGATTATCTATTTCGGGTTTTGCCAAATCATCAGCACCAGCTCTTATAGCATTCCATAACTTATTAGAAAATGATCTTTGTGTTGCATTATTCGCTAAGACATCTTCTACTGTTGCAAATCCACGACCTACACTACTGCCCATCGATCTTCCAGCTATCTTATGTTTTGCGTCTAAAACTTTTTTGAATTGACCAGCGAATCCTTTAGGAAGTGGTTTATTAGTTAATTGCATTACTACATCGTTTGCATTATCGACCACGCTTTTAGAAAAGATTTTTGGATCTTGATTAAGATGTTTTGCCATTATTCCAGTCAATGAATCTAATGCTGCTGTAGCATAAGTGCTATCGAAACCCTTAACCTTGGATACTCTACTATCATAACCACTTTTAAAACCTAATTTTACTCTTTCTTTTAAGTCCGTGTAAAATTCTTTACGTCTCATATCATACATTGGAGAATATTGAGCCTCTTTAGCTAATTTATTTCCCCATAAATTACCAACTGCTCTTGATACATGTGCAGATCTAGCGGCTCCAGCACGTCGTATACCATCTAAAACAGCTGATGTTTGCATTACTTTATTCATAAAAGAACCAGGTTCCGCACCATTAACTGTTCTTCTCATGCCAAAAGTTTTATCTAGTACTCTATATAATCCTGGATTATCTTTATACTGTAACTTTGATATAATTTTATTTGCTGCTAAACTGGTACCTTTTTTGAGTCCAACCAGAGCACCATCAAATGCAGCAAATTCAGCTGTTAACTTTCCTATAGCGGCTACGTGACCAGGAACATTATACCAAGACGGTCTATCTCCTTCATCTAATCCTAAAGGTTTACTGATAGCGTAAAAACCGGCAGCTACTGGTAGAGTTTTTGTATAGTATTTTCCAACATAACCTAAAGCTTTAATACCTACATTCTTAGATTGCATCATCTGTCGACCAAGATTTATCCCAGTACGTTGACCAGCTAGAAGAATTTTCGATGCATTAGATAGAGATTTTCCCATTGCTGGATTCTCAGCAAATGCACCCAAAGTACCACTTGCCAACTTACCCAACGTAATACTTTGAGATAGTTCACCGATTGGTTTACCCAAAGCTTTACTGATACCAGGTGCTAATCTTGTTGTTCCACTTACTCTATTAAAGATAGATTTGGCGGCAAAACCAGTGGCTTTATGTAATACGGCCATACCAAGCGTGAACTTGGCAAGATCCATTCCAATCTTTTTTAATGATAAACCTTCGGACTGAGGTTGTTCTATCTCAGCACTATAGATATCATTACGATCTAACTGATCAGCCATTAAATTGCCTTATTTAATTCTTTCATTTGTCTTTGTAAGTCTGTTAGTGGTTTGCTTGTTTTAGCTTTAATCTCACTAAGTATCGGTACCTTTTTACCAAACTTTGTCATAGCTGCTTGAAGAGCATTTGTAGTTTCTTCCATTAATTCATTTACTGGGGGTTTGGCAAATTTTGATTCATCTCGTTCCTGTGTGTCTCTTCTAGTATTCATCACACCTGGTTTCTTACCCTTCTTATCATTGAGTAATTGTTTGCCAGTCATAACTTCGGCAATGGCTACCAGTTCCAGTAGCTGATCTATAGTTTTGGATTTTAGGTCATCGGGGGTATAAGAGACGTAGACACTACATAACTTAGCTATTAAGTTAAGTGTGAAGTCATCTTTGACTTTATATCTATGGTGAAGGATTTTCTCCTTCAATTGATCGTCGGTACTAGGAAAACTATTTCTAATAATAAAGTCGCTGAGTTTGTACTTTGAACCAGTAGAACTCAACGACTCATTATTAAGTATAACAGAATCTATTAATTTGCTTATTGTTTTCGGTGTTTTTTTGCAAATCTCAATTTCGCCCGCATTTAAAAGTCGGAAATATATTTCCTTCTCTTCTATCCGGACTTTAAAGATCCTGCCATATTTAGCCTTCCATTCCCCTAAAGGAATGTTTTTCATTATAACTCTTCTGGTTTAATTTCTTCAGATACGAATCCTGACAGTTTTAGTATCTCATCTGACATCTTAAGTGTTACACCAGCTGGTATATTTTCAGTTACTACTGGAGATAATACCGCTACTCGGATGATTTGTTCCTGACCCACTGCTTCAGATTTACCTTCTGTAGTATTTGCTAATTCTTGAACGGCATAATACTCTTCCAAATTTATTGGACGATAATACCACTCAATGCCGCCAAGAGATAGTTTAGCGACTCTTCCATACTTTGCTTTCCAACCATCGATCATTTCTTTTGTTACTTCAGACATTCTTTCCTCCTATTTAAAGTTTACTAAAAAAATCATTCATTGCTGACTTTAGCGTAGATATTGGTATCTTAGTTTGAACATTGGTAAACACCAGTGTATTTTCGTTGTATAAAGTATAATCGGCTTCTATATCTAGCCAAGGCCAAGGACCTCTCGGACTTGCTTTTCCATGTATATTGCCTCTATCTGGACTACCCGATAGAGTTAGTTTTGCTGTAAGGAATGTACTTTTATAATCTTTAGATGCTATTTTAGCCTTACTAAATATAGCATTCTTATTACCTTTTAAAGGACCGACCATAAAATCTTTACCTGATAATTTAGGTAATGGAGTTGATTTTAATGATGGTGAAACAGGAACTACGGTTTCTTCCTTATCTAGAATCTCTTGTACTTGTTTATCTTTTTCTAATCTTTTCTTTGTTTTAATGTATTCTTTAATTTGTTCATTAGTAGGGCCAAGTATTCCTGTATTTTGTATTGGCAGCGGGACGGATGGACCATACATTTCAGTTGTAGAAGTAGGAACAACTTGTGTGTTATCATCATTAGGATCAGGACAAATATCCATAGTAGATGAAGGTGTATAAGATCCAGGTAGATTTGGAGGTCCTTGCATATTAGGATTCGGTTCTTCCGTCTGTTGTGGAGTGTCATCTTTCTTACTTTCAATCTCTTCAGCCGCTTTCTCTGGTTCTGCCTTAGCTTCTTCTTTAGCGGCCTCAGCTACTTTTACATCAGCTACTGGAAAAGCATTAGATATCCGTTCATTAATACCACGGGCGAAGAACTCACAAGTTAATCCAATAGGTTCAGCACTAGGAGAAACAACCATTGATTCACCTGTTATATGTACATCATTAATAGATACTATTGTATGATCGGGAGTGTCTATACCTTCTCTATAACTTCCAAACGTTAGAAGTATATCAAATCCATCTCTATCTATATCGGAACTAGTCTTAAGTGCTTGAGTGTATTTTAGGTAATCTAATTCATCGGATCGTGGTATTCTTGATTGTAAGAAAGCAGGTGTTCCAGGTTTACCCCAGATCGCATCTTCTAATACCTCAGATATATCTTCAAAATCTGCACTATCTTTGAAATCAGTTCCAAAAACTTGATTAGTTGTTTTATTATTAGCAGTATAATCTAAAGCTTGTTCAGGTGTTAATCCATTTCCTATATACTTCATATAAGTTTCAAAGGAATCCTTTGATTTGCTAATTAACTCAAGTCCAGCTTTATCTGCACGCATTAACTGTATAATAGAATATAAGTAACCTGTCTCTTTAAAAGCGATAGTAAAGCTTCCACGAACTAATAACTGTCCTTTAGCTATTGTCCTGAACTGATGGTCACCATATCCATATAAAGGTGTCTTACTATGTGATGTTTGGTATTGAATTGTGGCAATATCATCAACGTAAATAGAACCAAAATAAATACGAACTTGAGCCCCGCAGAAATAATCTTGTGGGTAGGTAGAAAAGTTGACACGTTGCTTACTCATTATTTTATATACCTATTACCTTTATAAAGACGATTTTCTATGGACCAATGACCAGAGTCCA